CCAGCCAACAGGGCAATTCGTGCATCCCCCCGAAGTTCCTTGCCATGATTCGAAGTGACCTATATTCTGTAGCGTGTCGCCATAAGGTTCAGCATCTAAGAAATCCCAGCAGGCGACCAGGCCATCTCTAGGGTAGTTCGAGCGCTGATCAAACCGTGCTGTCGCATACTCGTTTTGTGCGAAAGCTACAGCAGAAGAAGCTAATATAATTATATAAATAAACTTTTTCATTTATCAGCACCCCTTCTCCAGTCAACTATTTCTTTGCACACGTTCAAAAACTCCTTATATGTTTTATCCTTCTTCATATCATTTATTCTCCATAAAACCCATTTTAGGTTAGCTTTTTCATTACTTCCATTGCGTGATTTCGGGATTTTATGATCAACAGACGCAGTGACTCCCAACGTTAATTTTTCTCCGGTGTACGCACAAGTCTCTTTTTGATCATCCCAAAGGTCTTTCAACATTTGAGCATTTTTTGTCGAATTAGTTATATTGCTTGCTGTGCGCGCAAAAAAATGGTATTCACACAATAAAGCTTTTCTATTTGGTAGGTTCCCTTTCACTGAATTAATTGGAGTAATAGCACGTTTCCCGCAGTAGGCACATAACCCCTTGTTTGTTCTTTTGATACGCAGTTTTATGCCGCGTTGTCTTTTAATTTCCCCACATGCAGTACAAGTCAAATTTTCATTATCACGTATACCACCACAAGTAATGCAAACACCTAATTTTTTCTTTCTATTTATAGTGCGTTGTCCATCTAGTTTACTAACATGAGTTGCACACAATCCATTTTTAATACTGCGCTCATTGCAGTTGTTCACAGAACATATTTCTTTTTCTTTTAATCTATTAATTTTGGATACTTTACCGTTGTAACGCCATTGTTTGTAATGAGTATAGCAATACCCTTTTCCGTAGTGTAAGTCACTACACCCAGGAAATTTACAGCGTTTAGCTTTTTTAGTGTTAACTAGTTGCATAGTCTACTACCTTTGCACAAAAACATAGAAATTCATCATGTGTTAAATCACTCTTCATCCAATTTATTTCACTGTCTACCCAGTGAGTGTTTTCAATGTTGTTATTACCACCGCGCTTCTGGGGTGTTTTATGATCCAGTTCAGCGTTGCTGCCTAATATTAGTTTTCTTCTGCTATATGCACACAAACCATCCTGTTTATCAAACAAATTCTTCAACTCATCTGCAAACTTTGTTGTATTAAATACACTACTTGATAAACTTTTAAAATAATGTACTGTGCATACATAATTTTTGTTCAACTTTATATTTCCATAGCTACCACAAAACTTACAAAGATGGTTAATTCTCCTGTGGTGTATAACATTACATTTGTCATCTCTTACTCTTATTATGCATGCAAAGCAAAACGTACCTTTTCTGTCTAGCACTTTCCCGCATTTAGTACATTGTTTATTTTCTTTGCGCTTCCTGCTAAAATCCATTGCTTTATGTACTCTACAAAACCCAGATGACTTAGCATTCCGATTACACCCGCTATGTTTACAAACTTTTCCTTTATTACTTTTTAATGCTATTTCTTTATCTATAATTTTTCCATGTTTTTTCATTTGTCTATAATGCTTACTACAATAACCACGTGCATCATGTTTAGCAGTACAGCCAACAACACTGCATACTAAGTATTTAGTAATTGATTTCAATATTTTCGCCATAGACGTTTTGGGGAGATTGGGCATAAGCTTTACTGGCAAGCACCCCGATAATACTGAGTAAAGCCAGTAGGAAAAGTATTCCGTTTCTGAGTTCACGTCTAGTCATCGCCTTCCCCTGTATTTTCTCGGATGTCCATCAGTCGATTTCCCCAGAATGCCGTCAACCACCCGTCATGAGTAACTACCAAGTCATCAGGGTTCCCAAATTTTGCAACCTGGCCTCTAAGAAGAAATGTAGCATAGGGACGAAGCATTACTTGCCCGTTGCTTCTTTCCTGTTTGCAGCATTCACGAAGATGCTCTAATCTGGTTTCCAGGTTCATGTTAAAACTCTCGCTTGGTCATGATGCGAACTCCTCTTTATTGTATCTGATGAATTCTTTACATAACGCTAAGAATTCAGCGTCTGTTCGATTTCCTTTTGAAGAGTTAAAATCCCAATGAACCCACCGGAGATTATTCTTTGTGTCTCCTCCTTTATGGTCTCTAGGGATAATATGATCAACAGATGCAGTTGAACCCAAGACTAGTCTCCGGCCTGTACAAGCACAAAGTCCTTTTTGCTCACACCACAATTCATCAAGAATCTTCCAATTCTTGACACCGCCATGCCTGCGTGCAACCCATTTAAGATAGTGCTCCTTACACAAAGAGCGTATGCGTTGTTTGCTCCATGATTTATTTTGGTGTCCGAGAGTAACAGTTGCTTTCTGCCCACAATCCACGCAAAGACCATCCTTCAACCGCCGATTTTTTATTCGTTCTCTTTTTTGCTTGTCGCGCTGTTTGCACTGATCACACACCACTCCATATCTTGGTTTCCGTTTACCACACCGAACACATTTATTTGCGGAGCGCCTCTTTTCATAGGCACTAGTTCTATGGTCAATCCTGTAATGTTTTTCGCAAAGGTTTTTCGCATAACACGGTTTGTTGCAATCCTCAATCTTACAAACCGCGTCGGCATACAGACGCCGATAATGTGGTTTATTACGATTCCTTGTTCTTGTGTCAGTACGGGTTTCAGCACGCCCATTCCTTCGCCACTGACTATAATGCCGCATACAATACCCTTTAGCTTGATGTGGCTCAGAACAATTTTTTACTTTACACGTCTTCAAAATAATCTTTACCATTCTTTCGGCTCGATACGGAGATTTCGGATGGAACAGTGACTAAATACAGATGCAGTTCTATCAGACCCAAACCTAATCAAGTTGTTAGTTGTATTGAAAATTGCTGTTCCGGCATTTCCGGTATAAGTAATCCCAGCGGATGACCCATTTACAGCTAAGTACATTCTGGACAAATCCGACAAATCTATAAACGTTTTTATCTTGAACCAGTTTGAATAATTAACTACATCTACCGCTGAGTAACCAAAATGAATTCCTCCAATACTGTCAGTAAAACTCGCATAGATTCTGCCACTCGTACTAACATATAATTGAAAATTATTATTAGCAGATGATACATCACCTATTCCAATCAAATATCTAACTAAAGATCCAATATTCGCAACCCCACTAAACTGACACTTCGCCTCAAACTCAACCGTCAATTTTGACGCAGTACAAGTGCTACAGAAAGTAGTCGGCAGCACAATGTTAGCGTTGTTGGCACCATGAGGATCTATCGTGTAGCTATCAGCGGTTCGAGTGACTTGGGTAGCAACTGCACCTGCATTGTAGATATAGGAAACCGGAAAAGTGGTTTCAGTAAGATTAGCTCCCCAGAAATGGGCGATGCCTGTAGATACTGATCGTTCCCCTGGAGTGACTATTGCTGAAATGACCCCGGTACCACCTCCAGCAGCAGTTCCGGTTATATCTACTCTTTTCCATTCAGATCCTATCTGGATATCTAAATCCGCGCCTAGACCAGCAACCCCAGCCTCCCACATTCTAACTGTGACTATATGAGATATGTCTGCTCTCGCATAAACGGACAATGTAAATTTTCTCCCCGCAAGATTCCCTAAGTTGGCTGAACTTACTTGTCGATTGTCTGTATTTACTCCACCAGTATTATCTAGCAGGTCAGCCGTCATTGTTCCGTCTGGTGCAATGGCTACGTTTGGAGTAACAGCGCAGGTACCAATCTGCGTCCAACTATCAAACGCCTCAGTCAACCCATGGAGTTGGATATTCTGCCCCTCAATCAGCAATCCTCCACCTTTCCCAGACACACGAGGAATATTGGCAGCTACTTCAGCCACGGTCCCATCCGAAAAATGACTATAGGCGGTACTGGTTCTAGTGAACGCACCAATGCCGGGATTGTATTCTTGGACTACGATGTCGTCAAACTCGACCCATTCGGTTCCGGCAATTGACCCAGCAAACAAGCCGACCATTACAGAAGTTGCTGTATGGGTTACGTCAAAAGGCTGCCACGAAGTTGAGGTTGTCCCCATCCACAACGCCGCGAGGCCGCCAGTGATATAAGGCACGCCGGACCCAACGCCATCGCTTCTGGCCCAACCTGTGATTCTATATGTGGTGCCAGCAACAGTAGCATTCTGGCGAACATATGGGACATTGACTCCATCCCGCTGGATTCGCAGATGCCTCAACCCGCCGTGTTGGCCTGACGATTGCTTAGAAAGTAGTGCGTTATTGTACGCTGTCCAGGCCGCCGTGGTCGCTTCCTCCATATCCCCATCAACGATTTTATTGGTTCTTACCGTTTCGGTTATGTTGTTGGCAATAGCCATTAGTTTATTTCTGTCACGGTTCAACTCGTCTGGGGATAGGGCTGCGTTGTCGAGACGGTAGTATGCTGTCGCTCCATCCTGTGGATTTGCTCCACCTGAACCAGAACCAAGAGAAAATGCAATTGCTCCACCTGTTCCATAAGTAGCACAGTTTACAGGTGTACCGCATGCTCCATTTATACAAACTTGGGTTATGCCAGATCTTCTTATTGTTTGAATTATGTAGTATTTATCATCACTCGTATCAGTAAGTGTATAATCAACATCACAAGTAGCACCAGCCTTATTTATTCTATACCTTATTCTATTGACACCATGATCCACAAACAAATATGATCCTGTAGCTTGAAACGCCCCCTTTGACCAAATCAGTAAAGTCCCCGCCGACGCTGAATCATTTCTAGTCACAATTGTAGATGTATGATCCCGGTCAAACACATCCAATGAATCATGATCGGCTTTTGAGTAATATTGGTTCACCCCATCGAAACTTCTCCCCACCAATCTATTCCCATCATTACCCTGTAAACTGGTAACGGCTCTCCCAGGTGCGTTGGTAGGTGCCAAGTCATGAATCGGCTTGTTGACTGTTTCAGTCTTTACATAAATGCCAGGCGACGTATCCCACCTACCTCTGGATTCTTTTACTTGCGCACCCCAGAGGTAAAGACTGGTTGTGGATAGACCGTCGAAGGTGGTGTCCCAATCCCCTTCTGCTACGAAAACTCGAAATGTTGGTGCGGCAGTTGCCACAGCCGTAAATGAGAACGATACTCTATACCAGTTCCCTTTTACCTTAGTTATTCTTGGATTAAAAGCAGACCCAATAGCAGTTCCGATCGTTCCATTACCGACTAAATTAAAATAATACGCCGCATTCTCAGTTATGATGTGGGGATTGATCCATGTCCTCAATCCCGGTCTAGCATAAATAGACACGACATATGTAGTTCCAGATACCAACGACACGTTAGTTTGTTGAGTAAAATGGCTATTTGCCGCCGTCCCATCTTCCAATATAGCGTCAGCATCTTTCAACCCGTTAACAGGATTCTTCACTTGGTTAGTGGAAACGGTTACCCGAGTAAGTACCCAAGTTGTTCCAAAATCCTCACTTTGGACCAGCAGGTTGTTGCCGCTGATGTCTCTGAGATTACCTGCCCCGTCAACAGCACCGCAATATTCAGCCACTGTGGATGACTTGGTAAGGGTATTGTCACAGAGATTTGTTACGCCAGAGAAAGATTGGCTCAAGCCTCCAGCGAAACAAGGCAACGATATAAACAGGAGAAGGAAAACTAGTTTTTTCATGGCTGACCCTTATCCGCATACCCACCATCCGGAACCTCGCGCCTATCTTCTGGAACATCTCTCTTGGCCTTGACGAAGTTGATATCGTCTCGACCAGCCAAGCTCATAGGAAAGTAAATCTTCTCACCGTCAATAGCGCCTGGATTTCCAACCGGAACCACACACGGTTCACTATTGCAAATTCCAGCAGTCTGCAAAATTCTGGATTTCTTCCCAATTGGTAGGTTGAGAAGTTCACGCATCGTACTTCCCCAGTACCCAGGGTAGTCAGCAATCAAACGACAGTTTTCACCACGAAGGATGGTCCACCAAGCAACCATGTCACCAATCTTTGATCCAGGCACAACCAACGGAGTCATCACCCCGAGCCAAATATCATTCAGGTGTGCATGCTCAAGTGGAAATCTAGGTGTCTCTACTCTATCCACTATCCTCACCCTTGCTTCAAACACCACGTTACAAATATCTTCAGGCGTAGTTTCTTCCTCTATCACCACTCGTCCAAGCTCGGTATCTTGGACTCTTGTTCCCGTAGGATTGTTCTTGACAACGCGGATACGCTTACCCCCGGAAGACACAATAACACGATCAGCAACCTCGTGCTCATATACAGGAATCGGTTCAACGTTCTGGATAGTTCCACCATCTACATCTCCCACAACTTCGTCGCCAGTTAGTATTACCGTAGCCCCACCCGCAATCAACAACCCAGCAATCACTGAACCAGCTATTACATTTTTACCAGTCATGGTAATGCCCTTTACCTTATCCAGCGTTGCCAGTAATCCACGCATCCACTGTAGTATCATTAGCGGGTGCAGCCGCAGTAGCATAGACCCTTACATATCTGTAAGCATTATTAGTCACGCACTGGACACATCCCAAACCAGTAGTGATGGCATCGCAAACAGTAGAAACGATTGAAATCCACAATGTACCATCTGGACTCACCTGAATATTAGCATCAGTCAAGGGACCACCGCCCCCGCCACCAGCATTTTTCAGATAGATACAAAAGTTTGGGTAGCTCAATACTTCTGTCGAGGCCAACACAGGCACAGCGGCGGCGGCAACAGCAGTACCCATCGTGGCAGCGGGAGTATAAACAGCGATGCTTTGCTTTTTTATTTTTCTCCAATCTTCAGAGGCACTTTCGCCCGGCCTCGTTGCCACGTCGGTAACCTCAAGCGCACCCACCGCATCGACACGAAGCATATCCAAAGTAGCGCCATCGTAAGCCATCAAAACAGAATTTGTCCACGGTGCAACAGGTAAAGATAAATTGTCAGCGGAAGTTATACCTTGCCATCTGCGGGAAACAGAACCATCATAAAATAAGTTCAACCCCAATGTATAAGGGGCCGTAGGGGCTGCAGGTAAAGCATCACCGTATACAGCACCTAACCATCTTCTACTGTTTGTACCGTTGTAAAATGTATTAAGTGAGATTATATACGGAGCAACAGGAGCAGCGGGTAGAGCATCACCAAGGGTAGTACCGGTCCAAGGAACTGACGCTGCTCCATTATAAAAATATGTAGTAGACAAGGTTATCAAGCCGTAAACAGTGTTAGCAATGGTCGCCGCCCATTGTTCTACATCGGCTTTGTTTTGGGTATTCCTATCTCGTATTTGCGTATTACCTTGTGCCCACAATATATTTGACATAAAAAGTATACTACATATAGCCACGAATTTTACAAATTTCATCGCTCGTCCTCCTTGCAAAACTAACATCGTGTGTTCGCTTTCAACCATTCATCCGATCCGTTCCGTTCCTCAAAATCTACTCATCTAGCCCAACGGTTTTATAGCTCTGCCTAAACTAGTTACAAATTGCCCACCTTCTGAGGTAGTCATGCCGTAATCAATTTCTTCCCCGGGAAACTCCTCTTTCAGTCTGTTTACCATACCTGTAGCTATACCTTGTCGTTTATATTCATCAACTACTTCAATAAACTGTATTCTTACAGGAAAATTGTCTGCGTGTTCCCAATAAGAAAAATTCAGCTTTCCTATGACAACATCATCTGCTGTTGCATACACCACACCGAACAACTCTCCGCTGTGATAATCCAGTACAGTAAGCATGTACTCCACGTCCTGTTTTTGTGCCAATATTTTCACAGCTTCATGTTTCTCTACGAGTTCCCAGTACGGAAACAGCCGTTCCAAATTCCCTGAAGCTAATTTTAACTCATAGCCTAACATATCTATTAATTCACGTACTGCATGGTCTTTATCTGTAATTGCTTGGTGACTGAAGAATCCGTCCTTATCATACCAACTTACTCGATAAGGGTATTGAGTAGTTGACATTTCTTCTAAGAATACACCAAAAATAGTATCTTGCGAGTTTGAGTATTCAGTACCCACTTGTAAAGTATTCTGTATTAGTTGTACAGCTTGTTCCTTTCTCCTGTGTAGATCTTGTAAAAGGGGGTTTGTAGAGTATTTTATTTTATACCCCAAAAGTTTTATAGCTTTTTCTAACATCTATTCCAAAAATCCTATACCTTTGAATTTTTCAGCCATACGCATCAATGCCCACCAACCGTATCGAGCATCAAAAAATGTTTCTCCTGAGTAGTCTGGTGGTGGATTTATCAATTCCGCAGTCCATTGCATCAGGTTATCATACTTGCTTATGGCAGAAGGATATACTAAAATCTGTGTTCCAGATGTTTGTGTATACTGTGCTAATAGTTTGATTGCAGTATTCAAATGCATTGATGGAGTAATGTACATTGCGCTATGCTCTCCTGATTAATCTAATGGCCCATATTCTTCTTCTAAGGCACCTATTAATTTATCACACAAATGTTTAGTCTCAGAAGCAGCATACCATACTGTATCTTCTCCTGCCATATCCGGTCCTTCTTGTATGACACCTTGCAAATGAATCAAAACGTCCTTTAACTCGTTTATTGTATCATGAATATTCATTTCCTATTTCTCCTATGCGTCCTGCAGTGCGGCTACAACTTCATAATCGGTACCGGCAGCGTTGCCCAGTAGAAGTATAGAAGTAGTTATCAATTCTTCTTTCAGGCTTCCACCGGAGGGAATTGTAACATAACTTCCACCACCATCAAAACTTACTTCTAGATCATGCTCCGCATCTTGATTTAATACGTCTACCCATTTAGTGGGGCGTGTAAATGTGACAGTAGCACCTACATTTGTGACTACCCCGCTAAATTGTTCTGGTGGTCCGAAGAGTGCATCTGCTGGAGCTGTCCCACCACCACCTCCACCTACTTTGTTACCCCATTCGTAGTATTGAACTGGACTCATTTCGGCCTCCTTACAGCGATTACCATTCTTTACCTAAAAAAGTGGTTTATCACAGAAATTAGATGTTTGCATAGTCCTCTTTGTAGCATTGGATCTCTAATCTGCGGATATCGCATCTCTGGAATTCCTGGATGTAAATACCTCGGTAGGGACTCCTCACCAGAATCATACAAATCCATAATATAAGCAGATCCCCAATATAAAAACGCGGGACAGTTACAAGTGACTTTCATATCTAGGTTTACTACCTCTGGCATCATAGATTTTAGATCATCAAAGGTCATATCTCCAATATCTTTCATACTAAGCGGTTCACCTCTTTCTGTTTCATCCACAACGTATTCTAGTATATCTTCTTCCTTTATTTCTTCTATCTCTTCTTTCTGCAGCAGGTCATACACATCATTTTGTCCAAGTATTAAATGACTGAATTTTTCTATGATATCTTCATCATAGATAATATGCTTTTCTAGAAGTTTTCCCCAGTCTTTGAATCTTATCCTCTGCATCCAAGTGTTTCTGGATGACGCACAATGGGTATTAAATTGCAATGTTCCGTTGTTAATATTAAACGCCTGTAGGACAGAGGCGCACTCACCCGATCTGTAATTACTTCCCTGATCGATCATAGACAAAAGCTGCGGGGCAGTCAGAGCGTTTATGATCAAATAATTTTCTCCATCTCATTTAGGGCTGTCATTGCTTCCGCCAGTTGTGTTCTTTTTATACCAAGCATTCTATCTCTGTAATCTAAAGCTGCTTTTCTGAATAATCTTTGGAAGATTTTATCAGATACGTTAGCCATAGCGCTAGAATCTTTTAACTCCTCTTGAATAGCATACTGAATTTCTCCACAAGTATTAGTTAGAATAACACTGGTTTCTCCGATTACGTTATTAATGAAGGCCTCTAATATCTGAGCTACCATAACTTTTGGAGCCCTAAGAGAACTTACGTCTTTAACTTGATCTCTTGCTTCCTTGTTTAGTTTAGCGAGCCGTTCCAACAGCTCGATAGCGCTTAATCCCTTTATTTCCGTTTTTATATCTTTTTCTCTTATGATTTCATCTATAATATTGGTTAATCTTTCTAAATTTTTGGTAAACATAGTCGTCATTTGGACCAGTTTACCGTATGCTTTTTCTATATCTTGGTTTGTTTTGACTGCTAATTCTTGTTCCATCGGGTGTAAAATTTCTATAATTTCTGGATATTTTTCGGTGGTCTCTAATGCAACTACCTTACCTCCAACCATATCTCCTACATGCTTTTTGAAATGTTTTGTCAATTCAGTAAAATCTGGAGATATCTCGTATTTCTCTTTCATATATTCCCGCATCTTGCGGTATGTCATTCCTTGTTCAAATCTTAGTACGTTTAGTAATTTTAGGTCTGGAGGCGGAAGCTGACATAACCTACACGTCTTTTGTCCGTAGGGGGCGATCTCTATCTGTTCAGGGGACAACTCTGGCCAGCGTTTACGGTGTTTATTTGATTGCGCAGGGGTACTTATATCTTGTTCTTCATTCATATTGCACTCTAAACATACCGTTCTAAAATCAAATCACTCCAACCAGAAGGATCTCTTGGCGCAGAAAACAGGGGGCGATCGATATTTTCAACGTGGTTCATTCTGGGGTTAGGCATTAGCGGATTTTCTATCACAGGCTTATTACCAGCGAAACTTTCTAATATTGCCTCTATAAAAGCATGGGATAGAATATGTTTCTTTTGGTTGTAGATGACTATGGAAGGCACATAAAATTTTCCCATCTTTATAGGAATTGGAAGTTCCAATCGGATTGTATGCCCATTCAATGCCGTAAACGAGGCAGTAACAGTTATATAGCCCGCAGTATTTTCTACAGGTGTGTTTATATCTTCAAAACCTTTTATTGATGCGTATCTGACTTGTGGAGTAGACGGTAATTCATACGCTAATAGAACATCATTAGCGAAGTCTACCGCGTTTTCTCTTATCTCTGCTAATTTATTTAGGCGAGTTATTCCACCAGCCTGTGGGTCAACGACACGCAGGCGGTAGGCTGTTTTTTCAATATGATCTTCAACTTTTATTCTCATTGAAAATACACTAAAAAGATTGTTATGTTAGAGGGTTATAATACTACTCCTCAACATCTACTTTATCTAATAGACCGTCTTTTTCAAATACGCGATATGCAATCTGCGGCGACATAGAAAATACAGCCCCGTTGAACGCTTCAGTCATAATATCCATCCAATCATCCCCCCATTCTTTTTGCAACTCCTCAATGTATTCTTTATCTTCCAAGTATTTATTTTCCATCCTTTCGTATGCTATTTCTAGTGCTGTTTGTGGACCTTCATCAGAGATCCCAACCATAGACATGGGGGTATACCCCCTAGAATCATGAACTACAGCTATTTGTGCCATATCTTCGTGCATCCACAATGTCCCGCCTACCTCGGACACATACGTTCCTTTCAAATATCTGTATAATCCCAGCGCATCGGATTTCTGTATTTTAGATATTTCATCCCGTATACTGGGATGCCATACTTCATCTACTTCATCCTTTTCACCAAACCACTCTGACCAAACCCAATCCCTAAATTTTTTTTCCTCTTCTGTATCTAATTGTCTGAAAAAGGAATCGGGAAGGCCGGTTTGGGCAAATTGTTTAAGTGCTTGTTTCAACACAGGTATACCCTCCTTATAGGGCTTGTTCCACACTGAACCCGTATACGGACACAATACCATCTTCATCTGCTAGTGCTGAATCATCTGGGATCATATCAAAAACGTCCCATCCGCCAGAGAAGCCATCTTCAATTGCTACACCTGTAAAACTTGGGTATGATAGGCCATGTCCGGGTGGGCTGGAGTGCTTTTCAATTCTTAACCCATCTCCTGCTTTCCAAAATACTTTGTCACCTTCCCACGGATTCTCATCGGAAAAATGTAAATCACCTAGATCCATGGGATTGGCACACATCTTTGTAGAAAGGTGTTTTTTAGTACTCTGATTTCCCATTGAGTTAATAAGGGACATCAGATCTTCTACTGGTGTAAAAGATTCTGCAAATAAGCGTAAAGCATCAGAGGAGACGGATATACGCATTGGATCTTCTCGATATTTTGTACTCGCCTCATTTCCAAGATCCGTTAAAAATGTTTCTAATTTTTTGCATTCTTTATTTATTTTCTCTATATATGCAGCCATACCCTCGCCAAGGGTATGCGGCTCAGATACATTTTGCGCTTTTAGTACATTTAGTGCTTTTTTTAGCATTTTGATCTACTCCTCAACATCCAGCATTACCGCCCTAGCTGTTGCGGCCCAATCAATGCTGTCAATATCATTCTGATCAAAACGGGCATTTGATAACATAGGTTCAGTGGTGAATGTATCCTCTAGCCATTCTGCTATTTCAAACTCTGTCCCCCCTCCGGATACGATAGAGCGGGCAGTTGTGTATAATCCTTCGTCATTTAGTACCCAGCGCTCTACCTCTTCCTGAGCCCAATTATCTTGTTCAAATTGAGCTACCTTCGTAATATCGCCCTTTGAATATGTTTTCATCTGAAACGGATTCAGAACAACCAGATATTCTTTAGTATCTGGAATATAATCTATAACTGTTCCATACTTGCCAGACTTATTACATCTGACACTATCTCCGATATCAAATGGAATATTTCCAGCAGCATGCAGCATACGAACATCTTCTACATGGTCCTGGTAAGTTGTTGCGCCCTTCCTAATGCGATTTAGTTTACCACCCTTATGTAGAGACAGAAGATTCTTAAGCCATTGCGTGGATTTTTTATCCCCAGAATATTGACAAATCTTTATATATTCATTTATATCTGCAATGGTTAAGAATCCAGATTGATCTTTTTCCAAACGTTTGACAGCAATCGTCTTTAGCCTTGCACTTTGATTTGCTGTCAAACTATTGAATTCAACGTTGGATAGAACACTCATCTACGCCTCCTGCCCAGACCAGTCCTTGAATTCTATATCTTCTAAATCGTCTAGTGTGTACATCTGTAACACTTCCGCATCGGTCTGTGCAAAATCCATTTGTTCTTCTGTATAATTTTCAAAATATTCAGCATCCGTATCTCCTGGACGCAGTGTCAAAAACCCGAGTAGAGATTTTACTGTTTCATCTGCATCGTCTGCGTGCATAGGGGATCCTGCAAAATCTTCTCCACTAAATAGTGTATTTCCGGCTCTATCATAGAACTCGTAGCCTATATAGGATTGTCCTCTTTTATCAGTTCTTCCTGTATCCCACATTACCAGTCTAAAGCCATCGATATCCACATCTCGTAGAATATCCATCTCCTGAGCGCGTACCCGCAACCCGGGACTAGCAGAAACCCTTAAGCTTGCTGTTGGGGGCGCAGGTGCGGCCGTAGTCATATCAGGCGGGACCATTGGACCTGTAACCGGCATTTGAGGAGCTGATTCCAGTTCACTACCGCCCAAAAGCGTATCTAAAAGATCCTCTTTATGTTCATCAATAACTTGCTTTACTCCGGATCGTATGGAATCAGCCAGGGTTTTCGTAACCTCTTCTGCCGCCTTTTCTATAAAAGCATTTGCTTGTTCCGGTGTTGCAGGGATACCAAGGTTTGATGCCCTTCGGGCAGTTTCGATTTGAATCCATTTCTTTGCATCATTACTTAGGAGGTTTGGAAAAGTTTCAGCTATTTTTTCTACTTCTGAAACCAGAATCCTAGAAGCAGCCTTTCCAGTAAGAACTACCATATCCTCGTCTATTGCGGTAGTCATTGCAGCATTTACTATATCTTGTGGTATTTTGTTAGCTTCAGCTTCTTCTAATATTTCTTGTACCGTTCCAGACATTCGATACTTCTCTTCTGGGCCTCTAACAAATACAGAGAGATTCATGTCCGGTTCAGCTCGATTAACGTAAGCGACCGCTCTAAAACCTTTCTTTTCTTTTTTCACTTCTTCTTGTTTCTTTGAGGGGGACATTTTATTATACCAAATGTCACCGACTGTTGCGCGCGCCTGTTCTTCCGTGTATTTAGGATTTCCCTCTTTTACTTCTTTATACATTTTATCCCACCACTCTTTAGAAGGACGCCCCGGAGCAGCCTTTTCAAATGATGCCTTTAGAGATCTTGGCATTGAACTTCTCCTTTATCCAGTAGCTAACATACAATTTTTTATATTCTTAGAACGTAAATAATGCATTCTACATAAATTTTTGGCTACACTTTTACTGGTCACGCTTTTTCTTGCCTCGCGTAGTGTAGTCTTGTAGAAGAGCGCGCGCTAGATCTTTGTCACCATACGCTTGCGCGAAGTATTCCTCTAACATCTTCTTTTCTTTATTAACATTGTATGGAATTAGATCGCCAGCGGCTACCAATTTCTTTTGGTTACCTATGGTGACAATCGCATTACCAACTTCGTCAAACCGCTGGATTCTTCCAGGACCGTAGGGGGTATTTACAATATCGCCAGCTCTGAACTGATTTTCATCATCAGCGGTAACCTCTAGATCGTCCATATTACGATACAACATCAATCCTTCTTGCCCCTTGGATAGCGTCCAAATCTCATGAACAGATCCAGATGAATCAGCAGCTCTCTTATACAGACCGGATCCAATCGGCTTGAACTCTGGAGGTATCTTATCCAGGCTCGCTACTGGAATCACTTCTCTGGACGGTTCAAGTTGAAGTAGTACAATTCCCATATCTGTGTCTACATCAGCCAAATCCCAGTTAATCTCATGGTCCGGGTAATACTGCGCTACCACAGCCATTAGATCTTGTTCCTCCGGGTATCCTAGAACAGGATCAAACTTTATAGAAGCCGAAAAACTTCCCTGTGTGCATTTGGCTTTTGTAGATATAGCCAGATCTGCACGATGCCCACGACTAGCCAAAAAAGTACGAATTCCACTTAGCACATGTTGTGCAGCCTCATTCTGATCGCGGTTTACTCTGTGGCTAATCATTTGGAGTCTCTTTAGCAACTTACTCATTTCTATCTCCTCACAGTTTTTGGGACCATTCAGAAAACTGTATTTCGTCTTCGAATGTGTTCTCTCTTGGAAAGTGTTCATCTATGCCTAGCGGGTCTATTATGCTGAAGTTGAAAGCTACCAAATGATCTGTCAACGGTATGAAGTCTTGCCCTTCCATATCTGTATACTGACTAATCTTATTCATTACTTCTTTGATCTCTGTTTTTGGTATTTTGAAAATGTAAGAATTATCTTCAAGTATGTACTCTTCTGGTTGAGATAATTCTACCCCAAATAGTTCTTCAAACAGTTCTTTAGCGAACGCACGCTCTTCGACTTCAGATTCATCAGTAGGATGCACCGCTAAAGGATCTATGCCCTCGTCATAATCTAAAGTAAAAGATACAATATAAGGATTATCTATAGTTTCTTCTGCTTCTTCTGTATCTTCGAACTTATACCAATTTTCTTCTTCTGTTTTTATTTCGTCTTCGAGTATCTGTGCTATCCGCATGCCATATTCCTTCATTTTCTTTTTTTAATCTTATTTGAATATGTTTCCTTACGTTTACCTGTTGTATACCTAGCCATAAATTCCAAATGTCCTGGGCCACAGTACTTATCAATTATCGTGTAGAAATATGGAATTGATACTCCTAATGCTTCACATTGCGCCTTTATATTGCCATACCTTCTCGTTGTTTCCTTCAGTATGTCAACTATATCTAACCCGAATTCAAATTCTAGACTTATAATCTTCCTTGGTTTTTTTCTAAAACACTCGCGACAGTCCCAAAGATACGGGCGCGTTTTCCTCTGGATGCTCACATTCTCTATCGGTTTTCCGCATACCACGCATTTAGGTATGTCTCGCCCTTCTTTTATCCAACCGCTTAAAAGAATGTTCTCATTCTGCAGTCTTTGTATTTCAGTCTGTACGTGGTTCTCAACAAGATCATTATCCTTACATACCATAGATCTGCCTCCGAAAGTTTAACTCTCGGTTTGATTATACTACAAAATAAAACCGAGAGTTAAATTTCTTCTTGGAGTTCGTTTGTGAGAAGCGTGCGGGAGGTTTTTCTGGCTTTGATGATTGCTTGTTGTTCTATTTCTATTGCATCTTGAAGAGATATGCCTTCTAGCTTAGCTATCTCCTCAAAAGAGAAAGACAACCCTGGGCGCGTAGCAAGAAAGTCCGATAAGATCCAGAAACAATTATTATAGTTTTGATCACGGACAAACCAATCACAAGCCGAGCAATCACATGGAATTGTCGGGGGTTTCTGATTTCTTAATGCACAATTGGTTATAAACACCTAACCACACTGACTATACCCACAAGAGATGCAAACGGGGCATGTATCACTGGTATACACGACTTCTCCGCATTCTGGGCATAGATCTCCAGTTTGTTTTTTTACATTTCCCTGTTGTGTATAAATACTCTGAACTTCTGGATTATTTTCTAGGTACTGACTAAACCCTTCTAAATTATTTTTAAATTCTTGCATAACCTTTGCTACAGCATCGGGTACGGACTTTACCAGATTTCCATTATCAAAGATTGGATTGGATTTGTGATCAATTAGGTGATCAATGATAGTATTTACTGGCATACGATATTTCAATGAATTGGATATCAATCTTCCTTCCGCTTCGATGTGTGTTTGAATTTCGGATCCCGCTTTACTTATGTGAATGAATACTTCTCTAATCCCATCTCGATCTTCATTTACGGTAATGTACGCTTTTCCACCCGGAGTGTTTATTCGGTACGTTGCACCATAGAGAATCCTTGGACGATCTCTCTTTTTTTTGTCTTCTAATATTATCGGTTCTTCTTTTTTACTCAAAACCTCTGTTTTTCTACTTCCTGATCTATAAACAGTAATGGATTTACACATACTATCATACGCTAGTCTATAAATTTTGTCAATATCGTGTTCTGTCGCATGATTCGGCACGTTACACGTTTTAGAGATCGAGCTATCTATATGCCGCTGTACAGTACCCTGTACTTTTACGTGCTCTTCCGGTAATATTTCCATAGCAGTTTTGGCAAAATTGGGCAATTTATCCTTGTATAAATCCAGCATAAAATGTCGCATAGTAGCTTTTCCATAACTATCATTTCTCTCATATTCCCATTCGAAATTGGGTTCAATTCCAGAAGAGCAGCCACAGAAAAGAGAAACGGTTCCAGTCGGTTGTACAGTCAGGAGCCCTGAGTTTCTTTTCATTATTCCAATTTGTGCTAATTCAGGAGGGATGCCCCGTATTTTTGCTAGATCCTTTGAGGCTTCTTCCGCATACGCACGCATTTTACCATACAGCATATCTATGATCTCGATACTTTCTGCATCACCATACGATATTCCCAGTTTTAATAATAGGTCGTGTAACCCCATAGATCCTAAACCAATTTTTCTACCTCTTAGGGATGCGTGCTCAATCTCCGGTAAAGGAAACGTATTTACATCTATCGCGTTATCCAAGAATCGCACACCGAGGGTTACTAACCTCTTTAGCTTTTCAAAATCTATCTTATGATCTTTTACTAGGTTACTCAGGTTGATTGCGCCAAGAATACAAGACTCATATGATAATAATGGTAATTCCCCGCAATTGGATAGAATTACCCCCTGACATAGATTATAGTGCGGCGGCTGATGCATTTGATAATCCCAAACTTCCTGCTCTCCTAGGGATTCTTGCTTTATTATTGTGAGTTTTGTAGTGTATTCACGCCCGGTATCTCGTATATTGTCCATTTTATGCTTATGTAAAAACCCGCCTATATTATCTCTGAAGAATTTCATATTGCTACCAGCAATCTGCAAATTATAACTTTGTTTACTAGTATACGTTCCGTTTTTCCATATGGTTTTATTTTTTTTGTTGGGGCAGATCCAAGCGGGAACGCCGAAGGAAGAAAGTAATATTTGTACTATTTTTATAGTTTCAATGTTTGTACTTTTTAAACTACCCATTCCTATCTTGCTGCAAGATCCATTTGCTGACCAAAGGCCGACTAAAAAGGATGCAACTACATTGGTATTCCCAAATATGATCTGGTTTGGTATGTTACGCGAGTATACGGGATGATCTAAAAACTCTAAATTAAAATCCAAGTCAAGTTCCAGATTCATCCTATTTCTATAAAACCCCCCAGATTTTTGTTTTTTAAATCCAAACTCTCTCAATAATTTTGCTACTTCTTGTTCTTTATTTTCATTGATTTTTACACCTACTCCATGACCACATCCACACCTAAACCCATCCCCAAATAGGAATCCGAGTAGTATATGTTTTCTATCCAACAGCGCATATTTTCTATTTCCTAATCCCCACTTTATATTTTTTCCTATGCTATCTTTGATTGGAACCAGTTTTTCATTTTCCAACATAATTTTGTGGTCTTGTGTGCATCTAATTTCTAATCCGTTGGTACAGGTATACTTAAATACTTCTTTTATACCCGTCCTCCACGATTTCCATGTTTTCCCCGCTTCGTGTATTTCTCGCAGCCTATTATCATCTAATAAAATAGCATCTTTTGGTTGACATGGATTTACTCCCAACCGCCCAAATTTTCCCTTGAATATATCCCCATTCTGAATATGATCATCAAATAGTATTCCTGGTTCTCCGTTTGACCACGCATGATTAATAATTAGTTTCCAGATTTCTTTTGCTGTATAATACATCTCGTTCGATATTTTGTCATACACTTTTCCAGATTTTCCTACTTCTATCGGTTCTCCAGTTTCTTTAGCTATATAATATATTTTATCTTTCCATGTACATTCCCACGCAGCCGTGCTATCTAATGCTCCCAGTGATCGCATAAAAGTGTTAGATAGGAGCACAGATATATTAAAATTGGATAGTTTTCCCTCTACGGATTTGCATTGTATAAATTTTACAATATCCGGATGGTCCACGCGCAGTGCCGCCAATAGGGCAGATCTGCGAAAACCACCCTGTACTACGGTATTTCCTGTTTCATTAAATACATTTAAAAAGCTAATTGGGCCACTACTCTTACCGTTTGTACTTCTTACCGGTGTTCCCTGTGGTCTGAGATTGGACATGTCTAACCCAACACCGCCGCCGAGCTTTGATATCCAAGCTACATCTTTTACCCTTGAAAAGATATCTAATAAGGAATCCTCTACCTGCAAAAAGAAACAACTAGCCAGCATTCCCATATGTCCCGGCTTTCCAGCGTTCATCAGTAGAGGTGTTGCTGGCATAAAATCTAGATCTGATATTGCAGTATAATATGTTTCTATGTACTTATCCCACATGGCGTGTATCGTAGAAATCTTATCTACTGTATCACGAATTAATAGTGGTTTGTCCGTTTTTCGTGCCCAAGTACGTTCGAATATTTCTGCATGCTCTTTAAAAAGCTCTTCAGGGGGATGTATCAACACGTCGCCTGGTGAAAGTGGTTCTAGATCAGCTATTATATAATCTATAACATCCGGTATAGACAATACCGTAGCCACACGATAAAAAACATCCTCTGGTGTTTTTTCATTTGGCATATAGTATTTTTGCTTCATTATGTGCTGCCCACGCGGCGGCACTTTTGTTTCTGATCTAATCACGCTGATACCTTTCTAAGCATTTGTAACTTTAATGAACAAACCCAATCTAGCTATCGCCAAATCATAGTATTCCTTACTTACTTCGCTACCTATGTAATTTCTATCGGTTACCATTGCCATCTTTGCGGTTGTTCCGCTTCCCATAAGAGGATCGTATACAATATCTTTTGGATTGCTCCAGGAAAGAATACAATCCTTTGCAAGTGCTTCTGGAAACCGTGCTGGGTGTTTTAAGGCTATCTTATCTTTGGTATCTTTCCCTTTTCCTACATGGTACTTCCACACGTTGTGCCGCATTGTATACTTTTTAGTTGTATAGCTTCCGGTATTTTTTGTATTGCCATTTTTCTGTCTTGCAGTATTTCCGGAGTTAAGTATATTTTCGCCGCTTTTAGTTAGCTTATCCTTTATTGGATTAAATGTTGTTGGTTTTCCTTTGCTAAATACAAACATATATTCAAACCATGGACTATACCGTTTCATATTTGGATAGGGGGAAGGCCCACCAATTTTTTCGTATATCATAGTATCCAATAAATTAAACCCACAATTTTCTACAAAAAATATTGCCTGTTTAAAGGATGATAAACTTTCGCAAAAATTACGAGTTTCATCACCGACTACCCACACAATAATTCCACCTTGTTTTGTTATTCTAAATAATTCATAAGCAACATCCGTAAATGTTGCCCATGTCCAATAACATTCAGATGTATAATCTCTCAATTTGTCATACGGCGGTGAGGTTATAGTTAAATCTATACTAGAATCTTGAATCCTCTTCATAGTTTCTCTACAATCTTCATTGTATATTATATTAGTTTCCATTTATATCTATCCTAGAAATGCCGTTGATCCTAGAAACGTTCCAGATTTCATCAAAGATACTCGTGTCTATATCCGTATGAGAAATTACTTTGACGGACGATGCGCCCATTTCTCTAGCAATTGACACAACAGAATCGAATACCAGATTTATTATATTCTTATCCAACGGCCCGAAGACCTCATCTAACCATAAATTGGATACACCCTTATTAGACAGTTCAGCAACGCTCTTCCATGTGCTAAGTAAAACAGCTAAACCAACTTCTGTAATCTGCCCGCCAGATCTGAGTTCAATTGGAAGGGAGGTAAAATTATCATGCACTATAATGTTCACCTTATCAAATGTTTTATTTCCAGAAGCTGCCTTCTTTTGCGTTGTGAATTCAGCTTTATACTCTCCGGAGGATATATCCTTTAGAATGGTATTCATATTCTTGTTTAACAATTCGAGTACCAAATCTATTTTATATATTTTTGCTAATTTGAATATCCTACTCGCCTCAGATAAATATTGCAAATAGTCTTGTTCTGTTGCATGCGTAAGCTTAATCTGTTCAATCGCATCCTCTTTCTGTTCCAATGTTTTATTGATTTTGTCGCGCAGTATAGCTTGTTCTTTTGCTGCTGCCCTAAGTCCGATAATTTTGTCTCTCTTTTTATTTATTCCAATAATATATTCTCGTCCCTTATTCAAACTCTCTCTACATTTTTCAAGGTTTTCATTTTCGACAGCAATATCAGGAACGGCCTCCAAAACCAGGGAATCTATACTTGCTTGTTCTACTGTTATTTCGTGCGTCAAACGGGTATGCTCTTTAGCCTGCGTTATTTTACCTTTTAATTTTCCTATATTTGGATCTAGTGTGCCTATTTTATCTGTAAGAATTGTTATTTGATTTTTACATCTAGAAACAATTGTGTCTTTGTGCTTTACAGGAATTTTTACTGGGCATTCTTCTCTAGTGACCGGACACGTATTATCTAATTTATCTGCTTTATGCATATCCGCCTTAGAAGATGAAAGCATATACGCTGCTTGCGTATGCTCTTTACTCAAATCTTCCAAATCGTGTTCCATATCCTTGATATCTTTTGCGGGACTTCCCATCTGAGATATCTTCTGTTTTTTTGAGATTAATTTAGCGTGGAGTTCTTTGGCACGGTCATGCTGTCTTTTTATAGTATCCGCATTATTAAGCACAGAAACTAAGTCTTCTATAAGGTTTCTTATTTTTTCTATTTTATCTTGCCCCTTCTCAAGTTTTAGGTTTAGATCTTCTAGTTCTTCTGCGCTGTATTCGATACTATCTATAACTAATTCTTCCTGAAGGCGTTCAAACTCACTCTCAGTTGACGTGAGTAGGTTTTGCAATGTTTCTATCTCTCTTTTTTTCTCTTTTACTTTTTGATCTGTTTCAATGATAATATCATCATATTTATTCAATGAAAATAGGTTGACTAATACCTTTGCGCGCTCAGAAGGTGTGCCCTCTACCAAGAGTTGTGTTTGTCTCTGCCCTAAAAAAGCAATAGCTTTAAAGTCATCAGCAGACATTCCTAGGAAATCTATGATAGCCTTTCTAGTATCTACATCCGTTTTTGCCCTTTTATCCTTGTCTGAAACTATAAAGTATAACCCGCTGTCTTTTCTATCACGAACTTCTCGGATGCTTGCTGGAATTCCATCTACGGATATATTAATAGATATATCATATCCAGTATCGAGTACCTGATTAATTAAATTATTAACACTATCCTTGGATCTAATTGTTTTTCCAAAGAGCAAGTAATAAATAGCTTCGGAGATAGCAGATTTTCCAGCTCCGATTTCACCGTTAATGTAGCAGATACCGGGATGATCCAGGGGTATTTGCTCTGTCTGATAGCTCATCCAGCCATCCAAATATAGTGTATGCAGATCAATCACGAACGATCTCCTGGCAAATACTTGTCAGCTTCTTCTTGTCTAGTTTTGTATCCGATTCCTCTATCAATATGTGTATCTCTTCCATCAGCGATTTGGCCTGTGATACTCTTTGTATACCTTTTCTAAGCACCGATTCAGAAACAGGATCGTTGTCCAGGATGACTTCTAGATAGTTATCCTTCAATTCGTTTTTTATATAGTCTTTTCCTAATGCCGCCCACGCTGTAATGGGGAGATTAAACACTAGTTTTATAAGATTACCTGTTGGAACAGTATCTGCAACTTTACGCACTATTTCTTCTTCTGTTGTCTCTCCTGGAGTATATCCAACGTCTAGTGCTATCTTTTGTGGTATTCCAAGTTGAATGCTTCTAGGCGCTTGGGTATCTGATACAATAACTATCCCAGCTTCATCCGAGTATGTCTTTTGATATAACGTGCCTGAATAATAACAGTTATCCGATATTTTCAACCGTTTATGGATATCCCCTAACGCCACGTAATCAAAAGCATCTGTTACCGCTACCTTTTTATGTTTCATCGTCTTTATATTAAGATCTGGAAGCATCCCGTGCCATGCACCTATACTAAACCCATTCTTTGGTGTAGCTTTGCACAGTGCTTCCCATGCATCAAATGCGTAGACGCTTACTTCGTCTGATACATATTTTTCTCCTGATGTTAACACCGTAACATTACCAAGTTTTTCCTTGTCCGCAAGAATTCTAAGATATTCTAAAGAATTGTATGTCTTGGCCTTAGTTGTATAATCGTGATTTCCTATAGTGAAAATGAATTCTATATCTTGGTTATTCAACAGGAAAGATAACAGCCTGTCTTTTGTTTCCTGATCTGGCTTGGGACGATCAAAAATATCCCCGACTGCTAATATGTAACCGCACTTTTCTTCTCGCGCTTTAGAAACTAATGTATCTAAGGCGGTTGAAAAAATTGGGTGCGCACGAGGCGCACCCAAATGCCAATCAGCTGTGTGAATTAGCCTCAATCGTCCTGCCCCCAGATGTGCAGATTGCTTTGGCGCCTCGTTTCTTGATTGATCCACCACCTCCAATCGATGTCAAGAACTTTTCCAGGATTCTCCAATTTATTTGGAAGCAGCTTAATCCTCGTCTGTAGAATCTTCATCGAAATTAAACAAGTCGTCGTCATCATCCAGCACCTTCTTCTTTTTCGGAGGATCCGCTTCTACTGGCTTCTTTTTCTTAGGTGGCGGATCTTCATCGTCATCTGCATCCTCTACCACTTTCCTTTTTCTGGGCGGTGGATCCTCATCATCATCATCCTCTACCACTTTCCTCTTTTTCTTCGGTGGGGGATCATCATCCTCTACCGGCTTCTTTTTTCTAGGCGGGGGATCATCATCGTCATCCTCCACAACCCGCTTCTTTTTCTTTGGCGTATCTGTAGCATCTTCTACTGGATCTCCCCTTCCCTTCTTTCGCTTGGCACGCATAACAGTTTTAACTCTGCTAAATACTTCACCATCAGTGGATTCATTATCCTCTACCAGGATACGTACTACAGAACCAATGGCATCTTCCAGATCTACTTCTTCTGAATCATCGTCATCTACCGGAAGACCCGCAGCTTTTGCCCACTTGAACAGCTTGCTTTTTGGGGTGAGGGTATCAGACGTAATACCTGATACCTTTACGTCCTCATCGATCTGTTCATCATCGTCTGTAGCACCCGATACGGAAAAGAACCACAGATAATATGGACCGTGGTTTCCTTTTCCCTCACGAATTGAGTCCACAACTGCGGTGTACTCTCCTTCGTCGATGTGCCGTGCTCCAGGGCTTTTTCGTACTTTCAACGCCATTTTTATTCTCCTCATCTGTTCAAGTGTTGCTCGACAGATAGTGCCTTTACTTGTTTGCCGAGCGTGGTTAACACCAAGTTCAAATCCTTCTTTTTAACATCTGTGATTCTACGAAACGAATCCGCGTCACCTTTTTGTGCTTCGATCTGTCTGAGGGCTTTGTATTCTTTCTTCAACTTTGTTCTGACCATAGCAGCCTGTTGTTTTTGGTTACTCAGTTCTCGTACTTCCTCCGATATTAGTAACTCGCTCTCCTTATCCTCTATTATACTTTCCATTAGATTGTACAATCGCTGCCATCTAGCAAGATTATCCAAAGCGATAATTTCTATGGCTGTTACTCGTGAAAAGTAGCTTTGAGCATGTGCATACAACTCATTTATTTTTGATAAGTCTTGGATATCTATACTCTCTGGCAAGGCTACTAAATATCCTTCTATTTCTTTTTTCAATCTATCATAATCAGGAACAATATTCATTGCCATATTATATTCTTCTGATAACACGTTTTTCTTACCTTTCGTGGTTAACTCATCTAATGTACCAGTGAGTCTATGATCTAGCCGGTTATACGCAGGTAACGTTACCTTTTTAACTTTCATTCATAATCGCCTAATGATGCTTTAGCTTTCTTTACCTTTTCTTCTTTTTTATCCATTACCTTCTTTGCGGTATTTACTCGCTCTTCTAACACTAGTTGATTTTCAATATTTTCAACTATAGATTTTATCAGTGGGGTACTGTTACAGGCATTTTTAATATCTCTTTCCGTACTTTCTTTAGCGCGATTAAACAGAACGTCCTCATCTGAAGTATCCTCGTCTAGATGCGTACCAAAGCTCATGGATACAAACGATCCATCTGGAAACTTCTTAGAAAACGAAGTATCAAACTTCTTCATCATCGTCTTGCTCCACAGGGTCACTATCTTTTGCATTTATTTCTGCTAATATTTTACTCATTATCTCTGGATCCTCTTGTAATGTTTTAACCGCAGCTGCAAACCCTGTTCCTAAGATAGCTTCACGGTAGGCATACTGAGCACCGTTCCGCTCTATAATGTCTCTTTCTATTCCCAAAGCTATTACTTCTCTCTCTTTTACAAACCCTTTTCCAAAGATCAGATCAGTTTCTATTGATTTATACGGTGGAGCAAGTTTATTCTTTACCACCTTTACCTTTACTCTATTCCCGATTATACTACCTTTAACCTTGATAGCTGAAACTTTTCTTATATCCAAACGCACCGATGAATAAAATTTTAGAGCATTGCCGCCAGACGTAGTTTCTGGATTTCCAAACACCACCCCTATTTTTTGCCTGAGCTGGTTGATAAAAATTACTAGCGTATTTGAACTGTGTATAATTCCTGTTAATTTTCGCAGAGCTTGTCCCATAAGTCGTGCCTGGAGGCCCATATGTGAATTATGGCATATAATATTTCCTATAGCAGTTACAAATGTTCCAGATTCTGTAGAAAAATCAAATAGAAATTCTGGGGGGGGTAACTGATAAAATTGAACTATTTCATTTTCTTTTTTAGTTATTCTACCTAGATTTTCAGATAACGTTAGTTGTTCCGGGCGTTGTGTATGAACAACAGTATTTGTGCGTATTCCTAAACATGTATTTAAATATTGCGTTCCAGCAATAACAGCCAATGAATTATTGTGATAAAATCTGCTTGATTTAGTCTTACCCTTGCATGATCCGTCTCCAATCCAAAACCCATCTAAAAATGCCTGTTTAATTTCTTTTTTTGCATTTAATATTTCTTTTGGTAATTTCTTCAATCTAGTTTTTCTAAACACACATTCACGCATTAAATTTCCAAGCAGGATATTAGAAGAACATATTAATACGTACAAATCTTTTCTTCTTGATTCATCGTTCCCACTATTGGAAACTTTTTGAATTTTAATTTTTGTTTCACATGTAAAGTTGTCATCAATAATTTGTTTACATTTATATATTAAATCCGGATCTGTGTTGCATACTTCAAATCTATTACACATATGCGTCCTCGGCGTACTACCCTCTGCGACAAAAAATCCCAAAAGCCATGCAATATCCGTATTATATATTTTTTTATCATTTTTACATTCTATATTTGAATATATGTCTAACCTATCGAATTTTTCTAATTCTTTCGGACTTTTTTCTTGAGCATTTACAAATAAAGAATGATCTTCTGTTACTTGTATATATCCAGTGGAAGTACGCACACACGTAATTGGTTTTTTATTTGTATTTAATTTCTTGACTACTCCGAGAAGAAGTTCCCAACCAGTATGTGTTAAAATTTCAACGGATTTAAATTTTTTATACCAACGTATTTTAAATCTATCGTTTACAATACCGCCCCTATATAATTCTCCTGGTATCAAAATATCAATATAATTATCAATAGAATTTCTTACATAAACTGGAGTATCAAATGTAATGCTATCGCCGATTTCCCCATCGATTTCGGCTTTTGGGGTCAATGCAGAAACGGAATCGATTACAACAACAACAAATTTATTTGTCTTGATAATTTCAGAAGCAAGCTCTAACGCCTGTTCTCCATAGTCTGGTTGACTTACTAATAGCAGATCTGGGTTAACCCCGACCTTTTTTGCTAAATCCATATCCAAGGAATGCTCTGCATCAATAAACGCAGCGTTTCCACCAGCTTTATTCGCAGCGGCAATTGCATGGAGAGCCACAGTAGTATTGTGTGTAACTATATAATTATCAGTAATGTAGAGCTGATCTGGATGCGCGATTAATATGCATTTAGCTGGTTTAATACCAATGTACTTTATTTCTTGTATCCATCTATTTCTATGATCATATATTCTCTGTTTACAAGTTCTATTTTTTTTGCGTGTAAGACGAAACGGAGTTATACTTTCAGGTAATAAAATTGATAATCTATATGCTAATTTTCCAGAAACCCTATCTCCATTTTTTGTATAATGCGTATTCCTTGTCATTGTATGCACTAATCCACCCAATCCGTATGCTAGATCAGTCATATCTTTTGCTAGTTGCTCACTCGTTGTTACATATTCAATTGCGTGTTGTTGTTCAGAAATATATCCGTCAGAATCTAATAATCCTTGTAATAGGGCTTCTCTATTGGAAATATTAGAATTTAAATACTCTTTTGGAATAAATTTTTCGCTAGATTTTAAACCAAATAATTTTAATTTACATAAACTATTGGTGATACATGATTTCGCATGCCCCTTGCGCATTTTTGAGATCGAATAGTCATATTTACTTATTTTTTTGATTTTTAATGCATTTTTATTCGCAAATGCTTTCATTTCTTGTACTATTTCACTGTCGGCGGTTGAAAATTTAATTGTAGACCCTTGGCAGAAACTACCATCGCCCAAAAGGACACCTAAGATATAGGGATCTACATCTAATTCTTTTTTTTCAAATTGTATAGGATCGATCACTGGGATCATATATTTATATCTGTCCTTTAACCTATAATCTTTTTGTAATTCTTTTAGTGGCAATGTTCTCCATATATTATTTTGTTTATCATCCCACGTTCGAACTGTCCATAAATGATCAGTACAACACTCTGTTTTGCGCCCATCTGAAAATGTAACTTCAAATATTTCTTTTTCACCTTGTAAAAATTCTGCAATAACTGTTGTTATTGTACCATCTTTAGCAATTAATAAATCGCCTGGGTGCGTATCACCCATAGTTTTCCATCCAAGTGGAGATAATATCTTAGCATCAAGGGGTTGTGCTTTACCCGTTGCTTCTGGCCCGTAGATTTCTACGATTCTACCCCTAGGAAGCCCACCAACTCCCAATGCGCCATCTACTAAAATAGATCCAGTTGAGATTACATCAACGTTATCTGCGGCGGAAGAATCTCCCAACAATCGAATAGATGTTTTTCCAAATTTCTTTTGTAGGAGTAACAGCGCATCATCTATTGTTTCCACCTGTATGTTAGAACCCTTTGTCTTTTTTGTTGTCTTTTTCGCCACGGCATTCTCCTATGCTATTTTTTCTAAAGTTCCCAACGTTTTACCTACCTCTATATCTAATTTCATTCTACATCTAAACTCCGGAAACTCAGCATCCACAACGGATTTCATTACTTTTATCATATCTTGAACATGTATATCTTTTACCAGAAAAATTTGAGCATCATGTTGCGTTACAGATGGATAGCATTGTATATTCTGTTTTCTAGCTTGTTTCAAACTGGTTACCATATAATGGTCGTTCATATTTGATACTTGCCCTTGAATCGGGCTATTGCGAGCTTGTCTTTCCGCTTCTGCCCTTACCCCATCATTGTCACTATCAATTTCTGGCAATCTTCGAAACCGGCCCATACCGGTTTTTACGTATTTAAATTCATGTGCAAAAGCGATTTGTTTTTCTAACCATCTAGCTGCTTTTGGATACCGTTCGAAAAAGAGATCGCGTACCTCTTCTGCCTGTGCCCTAGTTATCCCATATTGTTCAGCTATCGCCTTTGCGCCACGCCCAAACATCAAACCAAAAACACAATCTGCAGTATAGAATCCATTAGCTACCATAACTTTATCACCAGTAGTGATAAAATCGTGTACGGTATCTTTATCAAGTTTAGTAATCGTGTTTATTATTACTGAATATATGCTATTATTAACCAACGTGTCTATCGTTTTATTTATTCCTAAACAATATTTTTTTATAAATGCATGCGTGATATGCTTCCGCCTTTTTACACCGTATCTTACATCAATATCTGGATGGTTTTCCTGATAGTATTTATTTACATTGTGCAAAAATTTCCTTTTATTATTCTTCTTTGGGGTACAGGATAAAATATAATCACCAGCGGATAATGCGCTAAGCGGCTTTGTAATTAAATCCGCGTTCTGATCAATTATATAGAAAGGGTGATCTAACGTGCATTTTAAGCTTCCACATTCTGTTTCCAATAAATATAGGGTATCCTCTTTTGTTATGATTTCTAAAACCTTTTGTTTTCTATTTAGATGATCTAAAACAATATCCCCCTCTTTTATATCCCGTATGTGTTTAAAGCCTGAATCCGTTGGTATCCAAGTATCTCCTGCGACACAATTCTTCGCTGCAGTGCGTTGTTCATCAGTAACATCATCCTCTGAAACCCCAAAGACCCCTGCTGCGGTGTGTCTATGAATATCCAAACCGGATTCAATATCAGAAATCATATCTGCATCATTTGCATAGTGTGCCCAACATCTAAATTCCGCTTGTGCTAAATCTCCTTTTACGAAAGTATATCCAGGATCCGCGACAAAGCACTCTTTGAAATTATACGCATCTCTTTGTATATTTTGCATATTTGGAGCGTGACAAGCTAATCTTCCTGTAACTGCTTGATGTTGCAGGTAACTTGCGTGTACCCTTCCATCATATGCTGATTTTTCATAGGTACTTACTAAATAAGTTGATATAAATTTTGCTATCTTTCTATGGTTCATAATGGACTGTGCTATCTTTATTTTTTTCCTATCCGCTAAATCTGTCAGTACTTCTACATCTGTTGATGGTTCTTTCGTTTTTGCAGAGAACTTTGTAGGTGTCAGTCTCAAAATGTCTTTGAAAAGAATCTCTTGTAATTGCTTTGGGGATTGTTCGTTGAATTGCCAGTCTTTATCTTTCAAGGATTTTTTGATATAATCTTCTACATTCGGGAATCTACTTTTTAGCGTTTTAGCCTTTTCCCATTTTGCTACTATCTTTTTGGACACCTTGAACATTCTAAATTTTTCATACTTTTTGACTACTGGATCAGCGTGTACGTCTTTTCTAGCCTCTTCTCTTTTTTGTTCGTACTCCTTGATTAGTTCTGCTAATTTTTCTCGATCTACCAGAATACCCCTGAATTCCATCTCAGATAATAACTGCATCGTCGGAATTGAATACATGTCCATAAACGTTTGCAAATTTTGATCTGCTAATTGTTTCTTGAATATGTTGTATAATCTATAGGTAGCGTCTGCATCACACTGCGCATACTTGCAAAGAACAGGGTACTCAAACATATCATAAGTCACTTCATCTTTTTTTATACCCTTTTCTTTTGCTATCGCTACCTTTGCTGCTTCTAATGGTGCCCAGTATTCTCCAAGATCTAAATACCGTAATGTGCAGGCGTCCAATGCTTTCTCTCGCATATTTTCATCTAACAGCGATACTGCTAGCAGCGTATCAAAGAATGGACCTTTGACTTTTATTTCGTTGGCTAGGAACACTTGAAGATCGTATTTTATATTATGGTTTATTTTAGTTTTATCTGATAACAATATTTTTTTGAACTTGGCTAGTTGTGCAGTAGAAAGACTATCCCATTTGATAGTAACTCCAAGCCCGTCTTTCCAGGATAACGCGATGCATAAAATTTTAGCTTCAAGGTAATTCAATGAAGAAGTTTCTAAGTCACATACAAACCCGGGGACGTTCTCTAGCTTATTTAGCACCTCATCGATATCTTCCGGTGTGGCCGCATCGATATGTTTAATTTTTTCTTTCTTTTCTAATACTGCCTTAGCTTTTGATTCTAGTTTAATTAACTCGATCCCCTGCATAAACGTGTCAGCTACTCCAGGATTTCTAAGTACATACGCTGGATGTACTACCGGAATAACTTTTGCGTTAAATTCTTCACTAAAGAATATATTATTCTGAAGTTTAGTAATTCCCCTCCTCTTTAGAACTGCCTCTAGTGCAACACCCCCAAGTACACCAATCACATTTGGTTGTATAATCGCTATTTCTTTTTCCAAGAAACATCTACAAGATTTTATTTCCTTGTTTCCTGGTTTAACGTTTTCATCCGGTGTTGCACATTTGACTGCATTTGTAATATACACTTCTTTTCTATTGATTCCTACTTCCAAGAGTGCATCTGTTAAAAGCTGTCCAGAAGTACCAATAAAGGGTTTTCCATCGCGATCCTCATTTTGACCGGGAGCTTCACCGACTAATAGAATCTTAGCGGTTTTTGGTCCACGTCCTACCAGTAGCGGACTGTGAATCGCTACAGCCTTACGTGGACAGGTATCAGGGCATCTGGAGCGTTTATCTGGCATTAGTCAACAATCTGGTACGTCCCACGCTTTATCTTTTTGAAGCCTGTATGTGCCTTGGCAATTTTTGTAAGCATTACGGACACATAGTTCTTTATTTTTTCTAGGCTTTTTTCTGTGAGATTGTTATCTATAATAGCCTGTGCTAGCTCTTCTCTGGTTTTCGGACCAGTCTTTAGCAGGGCAACAACCAACGCTACTTGAGAATTATCACTCATCCTTTTTCCTCTTTTCTTCTTCTTACTATCTTTGGGTTTTTCAACTGGAGTTTCGTTTACGGATGCGTGATCCTCCACAGGCTCTTCCTCTGTTTCTGGTTCTTCCTCTGTTTCTGGTTCTTCCTCTGTTTCCGATTCTTCCTCTGTTTCCGATTCCGATTCTTCTTTTTCAACCGGTTGTTCTTCATCTTCTTGGATATCTTCAGCCTCTTGAATATAGGGTAGTACCATATAGGTTGGATCTACGTCTATCTCCTTATCCGTAGCAATAATTAAAATCCGTACCTTATACAACATAGTTTCTACACCATCCCTAACTTCTACTTTTGTCATTATCTTCTTTGTAATTTCTATCCGCTTTTTGTATGGCGTTATGAACTGATCCCCGACTTCTCCTGTTCCAATCTCAACTAAACCAGCCATTTTATTCTCCTTTTCTAGTTCCGTTTCATAGGTATCATTGTCGCAATGAACACGCAATTTAAATTTCTCTGGTTCTGGATCATAGCGTGTCCGTAAAAGCGAAATGAACTTATCCCGTTCTGCCTTTGGTAGCCGTGTAACTAACTCTTGTAACTGTTGAATAGTTATCTTTTGTGGCACACCGTCCTCCTTATGTAGACACATAGATCGTAATTCATTATACTGATCTTTACCTAACCCCTCTAAAATTAAACACAGGTCTATTGGATCGCACGCGGGGATAGCCGTTCTACCACGCAATTTACCTTCAGAATCTTCGTATACTAAATCCTCGTAAGATAAGGCGCAATAGTTTAGCTTATGCTTATACGTGTTTCTTTGTTTATGACGATCAGTAAGAACGTTATTGACCTTTGTTTTTAATAAATTATAAAACGGTTTTCCCTGATAATACGGACCATACCTGTGCAATGCAAACCATACCTTTGATATTATTTCAGACGCCGTATCCTCCGGATCCCATTTGTCAGATATCAACGCCGCTTTCCAGACGTACCCTTTTATCAGATGTATTAGGTTTGCGGCTTTGGTCTGGTCCAGTTCCCAGGTGCCGTCTTTTCGTTTTCCAAGAACAATTTCGTCTACGCATTTCTGTAATTTTATTGTGTCCAATGGGCTCCTCACCGGAATATTGATAGTATTACCAAAGCTAGATTAAAGTCAAGAAGAATTTTGAATATAATTGATAATTTTTTTATAGCCTATATTTAGTTGGTAAGCAATTGATAATGATTCAATACTTACGTCTGCACTCTTACTTTGCATAGTAAGCAGCAGCGTATCAAAGGCATCATACGCTTTACATTTTTTATGAAACGGTGTCTCTTCCAATGCTGCTTTAAGTTTTCCCTCAAATTTCCTGTATAGTTTATACAAGATGGTATTTTCGTTTGGGTAATCTAGAGAAGGAAATAATACATTATTTTTATTGATTTTTTTAAGTACGTCTTCAAAGCTCCCATGACTCTGACAACCAAAACAATGGTAACTACCATCTTCGTATACTACAAATGACGGCTTAGTTTCTGCATGGAATGGACAACACGCTCTCCAACGCGCCCCTATAGAGTCTAACTCGATACCAAATACTCTGTACGCATCAGGAATTTCCATCCGGTTCCCTTCTTTTTATTATCGTATGTGTATCTGTGCGATCACCAACATACGTTAGTTTCCAATCCGCAAATAATGCTATCTTTCTGCCTGGATTCCCATATCTACTTTTATCGATGAGTACCCATAATCTATTCTGTAACCGATCATACGCATCTTGTTTTAGCCTTGCGATTGATTCACAATGTGGAGCCATATAATTGGATAAACCAATGTTATGGATACCCTCAGTATCGCTATCCTTTTCTTTTTTCTTCTTTTTTTCTATATCCGTCTTTGAGGCGTCCCGACTTTCTTGTGTGGCTGTCAAAATTGCCACATTTTCAAATTTTGCAATTTCGTGGTATTCTTGAAAAAGGTTATCATATTTTTCGGATCTGCCTGAGTACCGCTTATCCGGCTCCATAATATTTGCGTAATCTATAACGATTAGATCTGGGCTTATTCCTCGTGTTGCCTTGTATAGTTCTATCTCTTCTAATATTAAAGAACTTTTGGCTCCCATGGACACATCAACAATCCATATATTTAGTTTTTCTTTCGCTTGTTTAATTAGTGCGTGTCTAAATTTTCTTCTATCTTTTCTATCTAATTTTCCGAAAATAATCTCCTTACTATCTACCCGGGCTATCCTACTATCAAAACAATTGGCAAGCAGATCAAATGCCATTTCTAATGAAAAGTACATTACATTGTAGCCTGCTCTTGCTGCATTATATGCAATATTTATAGATGTTCTTGTCTTTCCCCCGGCTGATTTAGAATAAAGCAATGTTACAAATGTTTTTCGCATCCCCCCGAATGCCTCGTCAAGCTCAGACATACCAAACGGTATAACATTATCTGCGGCACCGCTTTCTATATTCTTATAACTATCCCAGCGCTCTTGGACAGCTTCCGAAAGTAACCCTCTGCGGATTGTGGCTTGTGTGTCAGATCCAGCAAGCAGTAAATCTGATATAATCTCTTTCTTTAACTTATTAAAATCTATTTCTTCGTGCGCATCGAATTTATCTTTTACAGCATTAGCCACGTCGTATATTGATCTTCCTAGTGCGTAGTTTTCTAATTTACTGAAATAGTAGTTTGCTTCTTCGGGCTTAGTTTTGGGTATGTTTTTTAACATATCTAACGCATCAACATACTCTTCTATTTTATGCTCTGATGTTGCAAATTGATTTGCAAAGCTAATCAGCACTCGTTTTGTAGGTGGCGCTCTGTGTATTCCTACATACTTTTTTATCAGTGATACTAATGCCTTAGTTTGCGAACTAGCAAACATTTCTGGATCTATTTTTAATGCCCGTATATGCGTAGGCGCACGCATCAATAACGAAATAACATGTTGCTCTACCGTTTTTGAACTTAACCTTGCCACGATTAATCTTCTTCCAAACCTAGACGCCCAGAGGATCCAAGCAACGGAACGGTTACTAATGTAGCTAATCGATCATGCATAAATGATGGGAAATCTTTTAATACTTTCTCAGGGTGCTCGTTTGAGCTTAACAGGAGTGAGATATTCGCGTCATGCACATCAGATAAGAACTCGAAGAAAATTTGACTTTGAAAGCTGTTCTCAGATGCTAAATACACTTTATCAATTTCTTCCAAGGCTAATATTTTTACATTATTTATTATTTTAGATATTTGATCCCGAGCATCTGGGTCTTTCAAAGCTTCGAACTTTAAACTCATCATATGACTTGATCTCGCCCAGAATGCTGAATAATTATTCTTTATCGCCTCTAGGAGGATATAGCATATGATTGAACTCTTAGCAGTCCCAGGTGGTCCAGCAAACCAGAGCCCTTTTCCATGCGAAATCTTATTTGGTAGATACGCAATAAAATTTCTTAATAGTTCCATAGATTGTTTATTTTCTTCTTTGAATACGCGCTTAAGTTTTCTAAGATCAAAATCCTTATATTGCTTTGGTATATTTGCTTCTGCAATTATTATTGCTCTACTTATCTTCTCTATGCAGCGGCAATCCTCGTATCTAATCCCTTTTGTGGTTTCTACTAGTTTATACCCGGTACCAACGCAGTACTTGCAGTTATCTCGTATTTTTTGTAGCTCTTCGACATCCGCTTTGATATTCATGAATTTTCCCGCATGTATTTATCAAACTCTTGCATTTCTCTAGCTATTTTCTGATCCAGAGAATAAAAATCCTGCGTGGTTGTCAATTTAGCGTACTTGTCGGTCATGTATCTAAACAAACTCGGACTGCATATGTTCGCTACTTTTGGTCTGTTGACATTAGTAAAATACATTTTAAACGCTTTATCTATAAATTCTTTGTATGCCTTATTCCCTATACCATTACCATTTATAAATGCTTCGATTCTTTGGTACGCCCGGACAATATTTCCGTTTTGGTTATATTCTGTTCTATACTTTTCTTGATACAAATTGCAAAAGTACTGAAAGAAGTCATAGGGTTTCCATTCTTCTACCTTTTTCAATGCAGCCCAATCCCCACTTTGTTTTAAATGCTTAAGTAAACGCATATTTTTATACCTAAGCTTTTGAAGCTGTTGCATAATATGCCATTCTACAGGATCGTCTGTGGCGAGTGCCCCGTTAATTAGAGTTTCATCTAAACCCATCTGGTGGCCTCCATGTAAAAATAATCGTGACATATGTTTTTATTCTTCACTATAAAACCCTTCATTTCCATGTATTGCTTTTGTCTACGCAAGCTGTGCTTCCTAAGATATTTACCCTTATCCATAAAGTCTATAATTATGCCGATGGATTTCCCGTCTGTAGCTGTAAGAGATCTCATCTTTTGTGTTACAGATACAGAGGATTTGTACCCTTCCGCATTTATTACCGCATCAAGCGTTGGTATATTTAATCCCTCTTTTCCTACAGATCCAATTATGCACGTTATCTTTTTATTCTGTAAGGATGCATATAAGCTTTTTCTACGCTCGCTATCTATCGTCCCGTGCACAAAAACACTTCCTGGGATTAGCGCACGAAGGATTGGTCCGTGGTCTAATCGTCGAATCATAACAAATGCTGTCTTTTTCTCTTTTCTGAGCTTAGCGACGAGTTGTGCAATGAATTTATTTCTAAACTCGTTTTCAACTACGTTACTCTCATAAATATCATTAAATTCTGTAAGCCGCTTGGAAAACCAGGCATATGGTAAATCATAAAGATACACATGCGGAGTAGCCAGTCGCCCACTTTCGATTAGCTTTTTGTAGTGTACTTTATAGATAACACATCCGATTGTTTCTTCGAGTTGTATTGGATGCATCTTATCTGGTTTTGGCGTGCCCGATAAGCCTATCCGATAGCCAACGTTGATAAATCGTTTTATACACTTGCTGTTCTTAGGTGCAAATGCATGATGACATTCATCCAGTAGTAAGACTTTAGTAGAGACAATCGCTTTTTCTATCTCGTCATTTCTGTATCTCATCTTATCAGAAACGTTTTCTCTAAAAATGCTAGAGAGTGCCTGATAGCTAGAAACAACAATGTCTTCACATTGATATTGCCCCTCAGAAAAGCTTCCTATTTTTTTACCCAGATGTCGTTCTAGATCTGCTTTTGTTTGTAGCACTAGGTCTTTTCCATTCGTGATAACCCATATTGGATAATGATTTATCTTATTTATTACAGAGGCGATGACAGCAGTTTTACCGGCTCGAACTGGAGCGTGTATAATGCCATACCTGTACTGTATGGCTCGATTAACTGCTTCTACTTGAAAATCGGCTAAAGTCAAGTCTAGGACTTCAGATTTTCCAGATGGTTCGAAATTATTTTCAAAAACGATTTCAACTGCGTGCCCAATACCCGTTAAAAATGAAAAAATCCTGTAAATACATCCTGATGGTGCTGTACTATCTTTTTTTAGTAGGCAACGCTTACCATCCCAACCATATAACCTATGCGCGGTAGTGTACTCAAATCCAGGAACTATATAGGTTAGTCTTTTCTTTAATTCTTTTAGGTCCACTACTGATAAGTTTGGTTCAATACGTAAAGTGACAGCGCCCACTATAATTCGTAGATCCACGCTAGATTATACTGTGGTATTTTTGGATTGGGCCAACTCTTTTTCTGTTCTCCTAAGAATCTTTAGATTATGCCGCCTTAGCGAATCAACACCTAATCGCAAATCAGAAAATGTGGTTCTGTGGTGATGAAAAACAAACGTACCAAGACTAAGTAATTGTTTATACCCATGATGTCGTAAGCGCATACAAAATTCGTCGTCCTCTCCCAGGCCAATATTAAATTGTTCATTTAGCAAACCTACTTCATCAAACACTTTTCGTCTGAAGGCGGTACAGAAAAAGGCTAGATTATTTTTTTTGATGTCTAAGTACTCTCCATCGTACTTAGCAAGCATCTGCGCGTATGCTGCTTGATTTGGGACGTATCGTGGTAGTGCTGTGCCGAACCGCATGTTTAGGTTGCCTGCTTCTTGCCACGAAATTTTACTTTGTGTTACTGGCCCAACAGCCCCGATTTCTGGGTTATGCATTAGTGGTTTTATCAGCTTGGTCGCCCATTTCCAATAGACCTCTGTATCGTTATTCAGCATTATTATATATTCACCAACAGCTTCTTTAATTCCTTGGTTTGTGGCCTTTACGAATCCCATATTATAGGCATTCTTGACCACTTTACATCTAACTCGCGGACGTGTAGCCTGTTGTCTAATTATACTAAAAGCGTCAGCGTTAGATCCATTATCAATCCATATGATTTCGTGGGGTAGTTTTGTATTGGCCCGTATAGATTGTAAACATTTAATTGTCTTTTCTGGTTGGTTTAGAACTGGAATTATAATACTAACCACAGGCTTTGGTTGATCAGACATGCAATGGGCTCCCTACTCGTTGTAGTTCTCTATCTTTGAAAGATCTATATGTATGGCTATCAGAGATCCCCATATGTGTCACTAACGTTTTTGTATTCAAATATCCTATCCAATAGCCTGCCTCTCCCGCAGCTTTACTGATTAACCTATCTGATCCATAAATAACACCTTTTGGATGCCCGCCCGCTTTTAGAAACTGTTCTCTCGGGGATAGACGGCAAACTCCGTTGACCATCCAAAAGTCTGGTTTGTAGCATATGTACATAGTTTTATTATGATCTATTCTGTGGGTTGTTCCTAATGGATTCTTATACAGTTTCTTTCCAGATCTAAGTGCGAAAGATTCAGTATTTCCCCAATGCATATCATATCCAAGATACAATAGTTTGTCATGATTAAATTGTACGTAGGCATCTACAAGATCCTGTGCAAAATTTTTAGGCACTATAATGTCATCATCTACTTTCAGTATAAAATCGGATTTTGCTTCTTCTGCTAAGAAGTTTATCGCTTCCAATCCATAATTTTTTTCTCCCGCAAATATTTTTGTTATTCTACAATCCGCCTTTGCGTATTCGTATAACCAGTCATAGGATCCATCTTCTGAGTGGTTGTCCCAGATTAGAACCTCATATTTTACATCTCCCATTTTACTAATTATATCTGGTATATACGTACTAGATAATTTCAATCTATTATACGTCAAAATTAAAATAGAAACTGAAGAGGTCATGTATACCTACACCCGTATAGGAGATTTCGTAGCTTCTATATTTAAACTAATTAGTATACCGTTTTCTTTGTCCATATGTGGAATGTATGCCTGTGAATAATCATCAAACCCAGCCAAATCGCCTATAAATACTTTTTTCCAGTCCCAATTCGCTACGTTGTAAAAACCAGCATCTTTTAATGTCCTTGCCAACAATTTGTAGTCGTATAGCCTTTTGTGGCCAATAGTACAATCTTCAGTCGAGTTCCATATTCCAAAAATTGGCCCCTGTATTAATTCTACATTCATGTACATGGAATAAACTGAAAATAGGGATACAGCATCCGGTACCGCTACCCGCAAAATACCACCAGGCATCAGTTTAGAATTCCAATGTTTCAGCACATTAACTACTTCATCTTTGTCAAAATACTCTATAACATGCGATGCGTATATTAACTGTACACTGCTATCCTCAACCATGCTCAAATTTCTAATATCGGCCACATAGTCTATGTGATCATAATCAGACAAATCAACATGTACGTAACCCGGTAAGTAACGCTTTCCACAACCCAAATGTAGCTTTGTGTCAGCAACCCTCATGTATTGCTCCTTTGCAATTCCTTCAGTACAACTTCACATGTTTTTTGAATATCTGACAGTGGCAGCGTTAGTGAAGACGGCAACCACAAAGTACTGTTTATCAAATTACAAATAGGCTCATACACACTTACATTTAGAAATTCGCATCCTTCCCACGGTATTTGTGTATGCAGCGGCGGGTATGCATACCTAGAACCTATTTTGTTTCTTGCAAGCTCTGCACATACGCTGTGCCTACTTCCTGCAACTACCAGATCCATTGCCCATGGTGTGTAACAATCATTGTTAGGATCATGCACAAAATGCTCATTGCCGAGCAGTTCTTTATACGTACTATACACTTTTCTTTTCATGTTAAGTCTGTTGTGCAAATACCTAAGCTGTGATCTACCAACCACAGCCTGTAAATCAGTAAATTTGAAGTTGTACCCAATACTGGTATGTATATCCGAACCGGGCTTGTCTCGGCAAAAATCCTTCATCCCTTCTATTTTATTGTAATATTCTTCGTTGTTTGTCACAATTAGCCCGCCCTGGCCAGTAGTAATTATCTTGTGCGGCGATAACGAGTATACACCAATGTCGCCAAGTGTGCCCAAATATGTGCCACAAAATTGTGCCCCGAATGATTGACAGGCATCCTCAATTAATATGATCCCGTGTTCTTTACAAAACTCAACCACTTTTTGTATGTTGCCACCACGACCATTTATAGAAACAAATATCAACGCCTTATAGTCTTTAGTGTTTTTTATATTATTCAAAACATTAATATTCATACACAAGCAGTCGTCTACACCAACCAGTACTGGTTCTGCTCCAGCCAAATACACCGCATTAGCAGTAGCAGCCATAGTATAGTCAGGAACCAATACTCTATCACCCGGTTTGATGCCGCATGCCTTCAAAGCCAAAAATAAGCCAATTGTGCCACTTGTTACAGCCGAACAAAATTTGACATGTACTGTATCAGACACTTCCTGTTCAAATTTTTGAGTTTCCTCAAACTCTGTTAACCACCCCCCGTTTCGCATGTAGTGCTCTACTGATCGTATGTCTTCCTCTGTTATGTGCGGTTCTATTTGCAATATCATATTAGTACCCTGTCTTCATCATCATAGGTTACAAGATAGTGTCCAGGTTTTATTTCTAGCATTTTCGTCCCATTTTTCAGTACTTTGTAACCAACTCCACCATTGAACAGTACGTATGTATCACCAGATTCAAGGATTCTAACATCTATCACCTTATCGTCTTCACCGAGCGTAGTAACTTCAACTCGCCCACTTAAGACTACCAAAGCTTCTTGCGTCTTTTGTATAGTTCTATGCCTTTCAATATGTTTATGTGCTCTCATGTTATGATCTGCTCTGTAATTAAAAGTAAGAACCTGAATGCAGTCCTCCTTATTGGTCAAAATATCCAAACCATCTTTGTAATCAGATAGCCTAATTATTTTAGCCAGCAATCTCTCGTTCTGCCATAGTTCCGTATGCATGTGTTTCCTCCTCCATTACGGAATCGATCATTTCTTGTATCAACTGATCTAAGTTTACTGTAGGTTCCCAACCTAGTACGTTTTTTATTTTTTCCGGATTTCCTCTCAAATCTGGCACTTCTGATGGGCGAGTATATTTTATGTCAAATTTTACGTATCTATTGACATCCAAGTCTAATTTTTCAAATACTTTATCTAAAAATTCCTTGATTGCATAATGTTCACCAGTTGCTACTACAAAATCATCCGGGTATGCGTGTTCTATAATTTTTATTATGGCAGACATGTAATCGCGGCTGTGTCCCCAATCCCTACGTGCTAACAAGTTACCAAGAACAAGATTATGCTGCTTGCCAAGCTTTATGCGCACAGCACCACGAACTATTTTCTTAGTTACAAATGTTTCACCGCGCCTCTTTGACTCGTGGTTCATCAATATGCCATTGCATGCAAATAATCCATAGGATTTTCTGTACAGCCTAGTCATGTGATACGCAGCCAATTTTGCTATCCCATACGGACTTTGTGGATTCATTTTACTGTTTTCATCTTGCAATGGTGGTGTGTCACCAAACATCTCAGAAGAGCTGGCTTGGTAAAAACGAGTTGTTTTTTGCAGCCCCATTCTTCTAATGGATTCCAATATGCGTGTAGGTCCGATTGCATTAACATCAACCGTATATACTGGAATATCAAATGATACACGAACATGAGACATACTTGCAAGATTGTAAATATAGTCGGGTTTTAATTCGTAAATAATACTGTCCAATCCATTACCCAAGTCACCATACACCAGATTTATTTTTTCTTCCGGGAAAAGCAAATGATCAATCCTAGATGTAGTAATAGTACTCGACCTTCTAACAACACCATATACTTGATGTCCCCTTTCAAGCAGAAGCTCTGCCAAATAACTACCGTCTTGACCAGTTATCCCTGTTACCAAAGAAATAGTTGACATCTATCCCTCCCGTTTTTCTAATACGAGTACTGGGTTTTCCACATTGCGCTTATCGCTAAGTATTTTGTATTTCTTTATATCTATATTAGAAATCTGAAAAGAATTAAACTGCACTCTTCTATTCCAAATTTTACTGCTACTGTACGCATTTCTCAATTCACTCCTAATACCAAACATGAGTATGGCTTTTTTGGTTAAAAAGCTGCGTATCGAATCTAAGTATGACTGTATCGGCCAATGAAATCCTATCGCTTTAAAGCTATAACATAAATCAATAGTATCCAACGGTGGAAGTTGGCCCATTTGCGCATTTAGTATCTTCATTTTATCGTGCCTAATACCATTGGTTAGACAGAAATCCTTAGTCGCTTTCAGCGAGTTATAATAATCCGTACCCAATACATAATGAATACCTGCTACTTGCTTATCCCCAGAATCCCCGTCCAATAAGTAAAAGGTAGAGTCCCATAAGTATTTTTTATACAAGTATACAGTAACTCTACCTATACCGCACCCTATCTCTAAACACGCTTTTGGTTTTATTTTGTCTAAAAACGTATTAGCTTCTTGTGTATCTCGGCATTCGGTATAGTCATCCAAATTATTGTTGCACTGAAGATTGGCGTATTTTTTTGCCGTGTTTGGTATACATATTTCCATCAGTGTACACCATTCTCATTGATAATTTTAAGAAGTTGCTGCGCTCTATTGGTGTAGGTATGCTCAGTTAGAATTTTCTTTTGCCCATTTAAAGCTATACTTTTCCTAACCCCTACGTGCTTCAAATAGTAGTTAAATCTATGTTTGAAAGTGGGCCAATCTTCATAAAACGACAATTCCTTATTATGTGCAAACACCTGTTCAATACCCGGGTTATGATCTACCATTAAAAAGCCGCCAGTACCCATAACTAAAAACACCCGATCATTTAAATACATACGCGCTAAATTTACATGATTTGAAATATTAATTCTGGCTTTACTAAAGAGATTTGGTAAAGAGCGCCAATCGGTATGCATACCTTTGTAGTACGGTTTTAGTTTTTCATCTCCTTGTATAAAAATAGTCCCATCAGATTTTTTTACTTGGTTATTACTAATCCATGTATTACTTCCGTATATTTCCAAAGATAAACCTTGTTTTGCAATCCAAAGTAATATATCTTTTCTTGGTATGGCGGTGCATGCATATGGCGTGCCCACGAATATAACATCTATTTTATCTTTTTCATTAATATTACATTCTTGCCTTACTTCGCTATCCCATGCAGGCCAGAACAAATAAGGCTTAATACCAGCTTTTATATACACATTAAATTTTTCTGTAGAGCAACTTAGTGCAATATCATATCCTCTATACATACCCAGAGAAATAAACTTAGGAATAAAAAAAGGATCATCTTGCGACCAGTAAATATTTAACTTAGTTATTTTACGAATAGCTATATTAGTCTCCGGGCATATAAATCTACCCCATTTAAATCCTTTTGAACAGATATATACATCAGGCTTATGCTCTTTTATTTGGTTTAGCAACACGTTGCTATATGTTTTCCAATCGGAATCAGATTGTATATACTGTACCCACGGAGCGGCACCCTGAACTACCTGATGTCCGGCTATTCGTAGTGTATTTACCAACTGATGGTATCCGCCACCATTAAAGAATATTTTCATCTATATTCCTTTTGACTCAAATAGCTGTTTATTTTTACGTATAAGTGCGTGATTAAAATAGTTTTTATTCCTATCGTGCGGTAAATGAATCATAGATGTCAAGGTATCTACCCAAACAATTGATAATCCTAACGCCCTAGCCCGCAGCTCCAGATCTTTATCCTCATATCCCCACCCGTCGTATCGTTCATCGTGTCCACCAATCTGTCTAAGTTTATCGGTAGAGAAACACTGACAGCATCCCTCACCATGCGGCTCTCTTTGCGGATTCTTTTTTACCCAATTTAAATACATGTGGTATTTCATATTATTTATCTGATGTGGAGGAAAACTCGGCGGCTTTTTAGCAAAATAGGTTTTGCATTTAACAAATACGTTTTTATTGCTAGCATTAGATAAAATATTGAAAAAATTTGGTTGAAAGATCTGATCTATATCAGTCAGACACGTAAATTCAGTTTTTACTGCATCTATACCTAAGTTTAATGCTTTAGCTTTATTAAACTTGGGGGCTACATCAACCCTAACAACACGCAACCATTTATATTCATTTTCAAGCTCTTTCATATTGATTGTACTGCCATAATCAATTAGTATGCATGGTACCGTTGGCGTACAGGCATTTATCGAGGATAAGCAATATGCAGAATTTAAGCGTCTATCCTTACAAGCAATTACAGCAGTGATTTTATTAGTTTTATTCTCCATTTATTAGTACCTATATTTAAACTCTTCTATATCCTCAGCAAACATTTTCTTTACTAAATTTTTTGAATGCGAATTGTAATAAGCATTATAATGACGATGCGAAGTAATATTCTTTTTTACTAACACGCACGGAACGTTTATTATTTTACATATCTCTTCAAAATCTTTATTAAATTCTTCTACTCTTCCAATTTTATTGACTATTATATTACCAACGGTATCGATTATATAGTTTTTTTGTCCACCACGTATAGGAAATTCATATGTGTCCCATTTCAACATCCAAATAACAAAGGTATTAAAATTCATAGATTGGATTTTTTTATGTCTCGGATCTCTTCTGTCTCTTTTTATATAAAAATAGATAGATACAACCCAGTCCCATGGATTCCTAACAAATGCAAATGTAAAATATTCGTTCCATTTATTAACATATTTTATAGCGGTTCTAGCAAAAACGTGCTTTTGTAATTCCTTATTGCGTTGCTGTATTGAAAATGGATGTGCCCATACGCCTACTGTGGCATACGCACCTAAAACATGTCGCACACTCATACCAGCAGTCTTAGGAATATGTATAAACACAAATTTTTTTGTATCAGATATTATCATCAATTCTCCTAAGTGATGTATTTATATTAGTATCAGATAGGAAGCAGACAAATATGCTTATGCTATATTCGCCCTATTGCATAATTCATAGTACAAATTCATTGTCCTTTCAGATAAAGTATACGCTTCCGGTGTGCGCGCACTAGATCTATTTAATTTTACATCTGGAAAAACGCGATCTACGGGCGCGTCTAAAAAGCAAGATAATCTATTTATGCCTTCCTTACATAGCATATATTCATAGGATACGTATAGCCACTCACCTTTTTTAGAGTGTATATTCAATACCCACTCATACATGGAACACCACACAGTTTCTGCCGTCACATTATTAAACTCCAGTGTGCGCAAATATCTTGCTGTTTTCTTCTCTTTAATCATGCTTTTTATAGTACTGTGCGGGTGTCTAAATACGCACACAAATCTAGTATTAATTAGATAAGGATTCCATAGATGAAGCGTATAGCAGAACCGGGGGTCTTTGTAACAATAGTACTTTCTAGATGTCATTTTTCTAATTTTTCGACGGATTTCTACATCACTAGTTATTAAACTAGACGTTGGTACCGCCGTAAGCCACCAATGCCCCCGTTCAACATCTGGATTTAATCGTCTTAAACTTGCTTCATTTATATCTAAATTTATAAACGCGCTCTCAAAAAACCCTTTTGGATTTGCCGGGCTCGGCGGTATCAAATCGGTTCCCATAAAATACTTGCCGTTGTTGAGGATACCCGCTACTAAACTAGTTCCACTTCTACCAGAACCAAGGATCATGCAATTATACATTTATACTCCAAAGATTATAGACAATCTTTGTAAGAATTTATTTGAATCGACATATTTATTTATTGTGTTATTATGATACCATGGGCAGGAAAGCATGTGCATATATTCAGAATCATTTTTATCTATTGTTTCTATTCTTTCTATTAAATACCTAAACATATCGTTGGTCGATTTATGTGTTCTATCGTAGGTACTTATAAAACTATCCGTATTAAAGTCTAAATGGATTAATGGATTACCCCAGTAGATAGGTATACAACCAGCTTTCATAGCGTGGTAAATTTTTTCAGACACATAACCTGGATATGATGAATTCTCAAACGCTATCACAAATTTGTACTCACTTAAATACTCCAACTTTTCATCATAAAAATTACCCAGACCGTACCTTGACTCATACGGGGTTTTATATTCACCTATTGGCTTACTATTATTACAGCACATACCCGGCGCATCTACTTTTCTATATTTAGACAAAGCAACAAAAAATTCATCTCTAATAGGAACACAATGACTGTATATAAAAGCGCAAAATTTTCTCTTTTTAGTAATCATAAGTTTTGAATAATCGTCATTTTTAATCAAATCGACGCCAGCTCCATTCCTGACATAGCTAGGATGTCTCATATACCTAGCGTGGTTTACTTCCTCCTCATAATCTGTTCCAAAAGACCATTCACACCTGGTGTCTGGCCTCACATTTTCATAGTTGTAGTAAATCCTAGTATATCTACCTCTAGGAATTCGCAAACCGCAGAACATGAAATCTGGGTTATTAGAGTCCACCAAATTAAACCTATTAAAAACATGTGGCATTTTTTTAAAAAATTTTTTAACATTCATGTCGTTGCTATAAACTTTTCTAAAACCGATTTTTATTGTATTAGGCATTTGATTTTTCTATGAATTCCAACTTTTCATGTATATTTAAGCTTTCATTTTTATACAGCTCAATCAAACCCCAACCAACTAACGGATGGTATTTGGAAGTATGTTCCGTATACTTCGGATAATATAGCCTATATTTTGTTTTGGCGTTTATACTATTACGAACATACACATATGAACAAACGTGTTCGGCATATGTATCAAATTGAAACTGCTTTTTACCGGGTATCTGAAAATCATCTATAAGCACAAATGCGTTGTTACATCGCGAAGTTATAAATGATATTTCAAAAAGGAGTGGCCACTCAAATCTTCCTCCATGTGCATCTAACCAGAACAACGTTGGGCTCTCGAACGAGAAATCTTTGTGCTTCAATAACGAATTAAAAAAAGTCCTGGAATCTGTGTTAAATACTCTAGCATTTTTCATCTTTTTTATATTATCGCACGCTCGTTGATACTTTTCTTTGTCCGGTTCACAACTATAGCATTTTATGCGTTTATATGTGCTCGCAAAATAGCGTAAAGTGGCTGCGATATTAGTGCCAGTTTCAATGAATACAGCAACTTTATCAGCCAAAAAATCTACTAGTTCGAGTAGATACCTATCGCCATGAAATCCAATTGGTGGGTATACTGGTGGATATATTGGGCGCATACTTCCTCTAGTGCTTAATGTTATTGTTGAAGTACGGTATAATTGGGGTTTATTATATTACTCGTATTAGCCATATAAAAAAACTTGTCTCTATTTGCTATACAAGTACCTTGTCCTGGAGAAGCTGGGGATATTTTACTCATTTTATATATCCAGATTTGATTGGGTGTTCAGTATGAATTAATTGCTTATGTGGGATTATTTGTGCGTTTTTAACAACATCAACATCTTCCTTTTTACAATAAAATACATTGTTTCCAGTTTTTCTGGCAAATAAATACGCGGCAGATGCTAGATACTTTTGCAATTTTATTTCCCTATTTTTATCAATTGCTTCTAAAACAAGAATGCGTGGTTTATATTTGCATAGAGTAAATCCCCGCAGTACATCCAATTCAGTTCCTTCGACATCAATAGATACCACATCAACTTTATGTATTCCTACTTCTTCTAGAATGGAATCTACAGTACGCATTGGTACGGGTATTTTTTTATACCCATAAAATGCTTTTGGATAGGCGCTTTTAAAATAGCTTTCCATAGAACCATCTAAAGTAGACAATGTGCCCAACTTATTAGCAAATAAGATAGCGAAATCTCTGTCTTGAAGAGAAACAGCAGCGTGTATCACAGTAGCAGTGGGTCTATTCTTTCTAAGAATGCTAATATAATCCGGATGTGCCTCGGCACAAACACCACTCCACCCAGCTAATTCAAAGCTATATGAGTTACTAAATCTTTTTCCATCTAATGCACCAACATCTAAATACGTACCGATATATGAATTATCAAATATAGACCACAGTATACAATCTTCCCCGTTTTGCCCGTAGAATTTGTCTGTTTTCATTTGTTCGTCCTCTTTTTTATGTGTTCTTTCTTAGAATCCACCCGTATATCTCGTATATCTATGTAAGTTTGTTTATTCGGATTTCCTTTTTTAATTGCTAACAATCTATTATTGACTTTCATCGGGTTTTTATATGTGGTGAGCCACACATCTCTGCGTTCCCATAGCATATACTTTGAATATCCTTTTGGATGCCACATATGATATAAATTATGCTTAAATTTAAATTCTCTGCCAAGGATCTTTAATGCTCTCCATGCTATATCATTATCATTTCCTCCCCATCCTAAATAGTTCTCATTATATTCACCAAGTTTGTTATAAAAAAAATTTTTTGTTATACAAACGGCAAAACCAGCGTAATCTAATGTACCTGAACAGTATACTTCAGCATTCGATATGTACTCATTTTCTATGTCTTTATTGGTATGGACTTTATCTGAATTTTCTGGTGTTAAACAGTACATATTATTCCAAGCAATGAAGTATGGAGCATCGAAATTGTATACAGATTGTAGATAATTATCGGTGCACACTATATCAATATCATAAAACAAAAATTTGTCTCCATCGGAAATGCGTGCGCCTACGTTTGCCATCCATGGTTGATTAAAATGGTTTTCTCCAGGATCTCTAATTTTTAAATATTTGTCTATACCGGGTACATTTTCGTAGAGCGGGCCACCAGTCCTGCTTCCACCGAGCATTGCGTCTATCTGTTCAATTAAAACAATTTCAAAATCTTTCCAAGATTGCTTACGCAAAAAGGTAATACATGTTTCTACATGTTTTTTTCTATTTTCACCAGTTATAGGGATTATTACAGAAAGCATTCAACGTACTTTTTCTAACACGAAGTGTCTGCTATCTTTTATAGGAACTTGTCTGACTAGAACATTACTACTTATAAACTTATTCACAGCCTTTTTAACTTCCCAATAATTGTAATCGTCCCCGACTAAGCATCCACCGGTTTTTACCTTGGTGACAAACATATTTAAATCATTCAAAACAAAAGCGTAAGAGTGATTACCATCAATGTACACCCAATCAATGTATTCATCTTCAAACATATTTACTGCATTATGACTCATTTTTCTTATAATCGTTACATTACTACACAGATTAAATCGATTAATCACGCTTCTGAAAACGGTATCCATATCCTCTTGATTTTTTGCTATTAATCCACCATAATATCTATCCGTGTACACGGGCATATACTCCCATGGGTCTATTAAAAACAATCGTTTTGGTTCCATTTCGTTCAATATTTGCTGGGAGAAACAACCATCCCATACCCCTATTTCGACGCATATAGGGTTTCTGACGTGATGTTTTAATATACCTTTCCTACAATCCATTTCTACTCACCAAAAATTTGGACGAATCTATTTAAAATTCTGTTTTTGTCAGTATACCGAGTAGGTTTATTGTCTGTATACCAGGGTTGCGACAAACATTTTATATATAAATCTGGATCCGTATCTAATTGAACAACTCTATCAATAACGGCATCTATAGATCCATAATCGTAGTAATTAACAAAACTCGTGGGATTAAAATCTTCATTAACCGCAGGATTTCCCCAATAGATAGATATACAATTAGCCAAAAAGTCGTGATATATACGCTCTGAAGTATATCCCAATGATTCTTCATTTTCAAACGAAATAACGAACTTATACTTGCTTAGAAAATCAATTTTTAAATCATATTTGCTATAGAAATCATTTCTCAAATGCTGATCTAATTCGGTAAGTGTCTTGACTCCCCCAATCATTGGTACATTGTTAAACACTCTTCCTGGGGCGTCCACCTGCTTATATCTAGACAGCCTCTTGAAAAATTTATTTCGAAACGTAACTGAACCATTGCTGCATATAAATGCGCAAAACTTTGTTTTGCTAGCTAGTATGCTAGCTGCATTATAGCTATTAGACTTAATTAGGTTTTCACCAGCACCCAAACGCACATAGTTTGGCATTCGCATATATCGATCATTATTCGTTTCTTCTTCTAAGGCAAAACTAAAAGCCCAGTCACATTCAGGCATTATTGGTTTTATATTCTCTGTTCCAAAAAAGATACTAGTATGCACATTTTTTATCATATGTCTTTGTTTATGCTTAGAATACAGAATATACTTCGGCTTTTCTTTTATAAATGTATATTTATCCATAATGTATTTCATGTTTTGAAAAAAAATATTACTATCAACTTTTGGATGCCATACCCACGTAGCCATATCTATCGTTTTTCTATGCATAATGATATAGCTTCCAGTGAGAAAACTTGGATCTAGAATTAAGTAAATAAGGTTTCCTACCGCGAAGCCATAAAAAGAATATGAAAGATCTATAGATTATTCTGTCGAAATCTATCAGTTTTTTAGATGGATGCTTAGTAGGATCATACCAAAGCTGCTTATCAGGTGCCTCTACAGGTAACAAGTCCTTTGATTTTGAGTTGGATATAAATGGTACCTCCACTAGCATATCAAATTCTTTTACATTAAATTCTCTAAAAATTTTTATTAGTTGGTTGGTAGCCAATCGGGTTTTATGACCACATCCATCATACCAAAAAAATTTTAATTTTTTACTTAGCAGATAAGCATCAAAATCAAAGGATGGTCCTTCAATAAACACAAAATCAGTAGCTGTATTTAAAGCAGATTTTATAGAATCTTTAATTCCTTGCAAACTATCCAAGTGCTCCAAAAAATGACTCATAGTAACGAATCTGACTGATTTTCTGGGTAGCACAACTCTAGTAACGTCCCCACAAATGCATTGTATTCCGGAATCAGATAACCTTTTCGATAAATCCTTATTTATTTCAATAGCAAGCCCATTCTTGCCGCCTAATTTTTTGCGCGCAAAATTTATACATCCCCCTCGACCGGACCCGAAGTCAATGAAATCACACCCTTTTAGTATCTTTTGTATATTCATGTGATATCACCACTAGAATCACCCAGTTAAATATGTTATAAGTACCTTTTTCATGCTAAAAAGTACCACGATTCATTCGCTATATATTAACGATTGTTTCTAATACGCAAGTAACACCGCCACTAATTGTCGGGTTGCGCTGTCCCAATTATATCTTTCTTGGCTTGCTGTTTTTAGCCCCTCTTTTATTAAATTTCTTCGTAATATTTTATCTCCAAGGACCCGTTTTATTCCAGCAGCGATTCCAGATACGGATCTTGGAACCCTAATTGCATTTATTTCAGGAACAATAAAATCCCTACTCCCCCCATCGTCAGTGCTAACAACAGTACAGCCGCACGCCATAGCTTCTAACGGGGGCATACTAAAACCCTCAACCTGCCCTGCGGAAACATAACAAGTGCATTTACTGTATAATCTGTACATTTGTTCCTGCGGGGTATTCAACCCTTCCATTTTCAATACTTTTACGCCTGGAAGTGATTTGATAGCTTGTTCTATTAACATCGTTCCTTTCCACGGTCTACTCGATCCATAATAGAGCACATCATATTCTTTTACCACCATTGGTGCATACTTAAAATGCTCCGGGTTGATACCGCCGGGAATAATGGGTATATCCCCATATTTAGGTAGAAACTTTTTTATGTAGGTAACTGTAAACGTAGAATTGGCAAGTAATGTAAATCCGGCCTTCAATGCTTTTACTGGTATTGTTGGCTCTTTGTACAGAGCTTCTGGAGCGAGTACCCAGAAGAATTTTTTAGTTGCGTTAGCTTTTGAAGCCCACATATACTGATCAGCTAAATTAAATATAACTGCATCATAGGATGTTTGTACGAGCTTAGACAATTTCTTTACTGGTGCTGTACAAGATAACCATTTACACGGTGCTCCAGTCGGCGTGTAAATCGTAACCTGATGTCCGAATAAAATCAATCTATTGGCTGATTCAATAATTCGGCGGATTCCTCCACAGAGATGCAGCCCTGGTTCTATAAATGCTATATTCATTGAATCGCCAGTTTTAGTACGCCTTCAAACTTAGAAATCGTATCATCCCATGTAAATCTTTTAGCTAAATCAAATCCGTTTTCCGATAATTTACTATATAATTTTTTATCATTCAATAGCGTCTTGATTGTTTCCGCCGCTTGAACCTTGTTAGATATTATCATACAATTTTTTTCGTGTATCAAATATTCTTCTAATCCTCTACTTGGATACCAGATAACAGGAACACCACAAGCCATTGCTTCTAGTATAGGCAGGCCAAAACCTTCATTTATAGATGTAGAAATCCAAAGGTGGCATGCATTGTAAATTAGTGGTAACATCGCTTGTGGTGGGTTTGATATTATCGAATAAGGTAGACATAGCGTATCAAACATAGGAACGTTTTCTACGCTAGAACCGCCGAAGAGTATGCAATATGGCCTGATCTTTTTCTTCGTGACCAATTTTGAGATCGTATTTATAAATAGATTAATATTTTTTTCGGGGGCTGGGTGATACAATGTACCAATTGTTACTACTGGGCTCTTACTCACAGGTTGCACACGAAACGCAGAATCAATCCCAGGAGGGATTGTAAACACTTTTGTATGTCCCAGTTTTGAAGCAATATCAGATAGCCATTTAGAAGTAGCAATCACGGCTGTATAGTTTTTTGCAATCGTATCCATTTCAGTAACAATACGCTGAGATCCAAACCCTTGTAAGAATAAGATATGTCTACTCGCTTCTGGAATACCAATATGCTTTTCATCCGCATAATGAATAAGGATATCCACTGGATCATACTTTTCATCCGGAGTAGTTAAATCATATAGTTTGAAGTGTGGATCTGATCTAAACCACGGAATTAGCTTTTCTTGGTATTTATGTAGAAAAACGGATACGGAATACCCACGCTGACCTAGCATGTCAGCGATGGTGAATATTACCTTGGTCCCTCCGCTTATGCGCGCATGTGGGCAAAGAAAACCGATTCTCATTTCCTGGTACTCCAATACAATTTTTTAGCACACTCTCGTTCTTTTTCTATATCTATTTTGGAGGCTTTTACACTCGCTTCTCCATGATGGAATACAAATGCGTCCTGCCTCCAATAAGAGTAAAAACCGTGCGTGGTTGCCCGATCAATTAAATCACTTTCTTGCCCATACAATGTATACCTTTCGTCGAATCCGTTAAGTAAATCCCATATGGATTTTTTGAATAGGATGCAAAATCCGCTTATTGGGTTTTTCATTTTTATTACTTTACCACGATGTTTTTCAGATTCCTGATAGGTAGAAACCCCTCGCTGGGGGCTGTGGCACATATTCGTGGATGGCCCTATGAATCCACAATCTTGTATAGAAATGCTTGATTCGTACATTCTCTCTAGCCAATGGGGATAAGCTTCCGTATCATTATTCAATAGGCATATAAAAGTACAGGGACTAGCCTTGATAAGCCCGTTCCAAGCTTGCGTAAGAGTCAATCCACTATTGTAATTATCAAAAAAGGTAAGTAGGTATGGATGAACAGTATTCTTTCTAACCGCCTTTAGACAGGCTATTTCCTTGTCTGGAAGAGCGTATCCGATAACTATGATGTTAACGGTTGCTGGATGCACGGGCCAATTCCTTTTATCGCTTCTTTCTCATATTTAGTCAGGGTTGTCTGATCAATAGTAGCTAAGGCTAACCTAGCCAGACCATATGCGTCAACCTGATTATCATCTTTAAGTGTTTCGGATCCAATTCCCCATTTTCTAAATACCTGTTCTAATACTACATTTTTGTTCGCATTTCCTTTTCCAGTCACGAACTTCTTTAGCACTGTTGGCGGAACGTCATAATAGGGGATCCCGGATAGATATAGTTGGCGTCTAATAATGCCACCTAATTCACCTAAACTAAATACTGCTCTGCCGCGAGCACCGAACCCATAACCTTCGATACATACTACATCTATGTCTTTGAGTAGTGCCTGAATAGCTGTTTCTATCTCAAGTAGTCTAGGAATACCCTTTGTTTTAGAGGAAATTGTAGAAACGTACATAAGGGTAGTGCTGGACAGAATACATACCCCTGTTCCAGTTAGGCTTGGATCGATTCCTAGTAGCATTGTGGTTTACTCTTTTATTCCAAAAACTGGAATATATTGAGGATCCGTACTACATGGAGGTAGGCTTAGCACGTCTAGAATATCAGCGAATTCTTGCGGATAGTCATACGTATACACATCTGAAGTGATCAAGAACTTAAGAAACGAAAATAGCCTTTCAGGTGTAATCGATCCATTCGATGTCGTATTGTCACAGAACGAATACGAACTAACTTCCTCTTTTCCCAAATTCAAATCTGCTATAGAAAAGTCTATTCTTGCTGATTTAAACGGGTAAAATATTTTATGGATCTCAGGTAGTTTAACTTCTTTTACTGGAGATACCAGACGATAGCAAACACTCTGTTGAGCTAGCGTAGATGTAGTTACCACCAACCTTAGCGCGGTAGATCCGCTTTTTGATATGAGCAATGCCCCGCGTTGCTCCTGCTCAGATGATCCTTCACTTAAGATCGGTAGTTCATTATATTGATCTATCCCGTCCCAAAGAACAGTATTCGCGAATAGCAAAGAATTCAAGAATTCTATTATATACCGCTTCGTTACTATCAGCATATGTTTTTTGGCGTCCATTGACTATACCTCCATGCAAGCAACTTGTACAGGATCTTTGTCGTATAGTTCTACTATATCATGCATTTTTTTAATTATGGTAGTTACTTTTGAATCTAGATCTGCAAGGATATCCAATATAGAATTATCTTTTTTAGTAAGTTTAGCTTTTTCTATCAGGATTTGTCTAAAGTATCCACGCATGACTGCTCCGATATCCGCATAATAGTATTTATTTATCCAATTGTTTGCTTCTTTTATTTCCAGTACAAAACAAGTCGCAGATACAGAAATCCTATATTTGGCATCTAGCTCAACCAATGGGATATACTTTAGCATGTTTTTTACTACTTTGACAATTATCTTCTCGGAAATGGAATAGTTCTATTTATATTTTCCAAATCGCCTGTGGTAGCAATTGAAATATTGGCTCTTGCAGCCTTCCACTTCTCTACAGCACCATAATACGATTGGTATAGGCGGTTATTTTCAGCACAGGTCTCCATCCCATTTACACATTCTATCTCACCCACAGGCTCAACAGCGGTTACTGCATCCATGTACAGATTTTTTTGTGGCGTGTCTCCAGGGTACACGGGTCCTAAGACAGCAACTTGCATTCCAGGGGTGTCAGGATGCTCCATCGACATTAGACTTCGAGCATCAATAAGCTTTAGCTTTCCACCCTTTTCCCAGGATTCAAAATCTTCTTTTGTTGTTTTTCCTAACCAAAGGATTCCAAAAGTAGTTGTTACAACAACGAACAGTACTGATTCCATCAGACACCTCCTACGATTTCATCAATCGCGGTTTTCCACAGTTTGTAATTCTTTCGCATGTCAAAGTGCTCTTTTACAAATGCTTGTGCATTTTTTAGTAGTGTATTTTTATACGCCTTGTCCTCTATTACGGACATTACCGCAGCGTACCAATCCCGGTTATCCGAAATAAGTATACCTGTTTCATTGTTTATAATTGTATCTTTGTATGGTCCGAAATCAGACGCGACGGTGACCATCCCTTGCATTGTATACTCTAAAAATTTTAAATTTGATTTGCTTCGGTTGAACGGAACCGTCGTCAGGGGCGCTAATCCCACATCACCATCCATCTGAGAAAACATTTGATAAAACGATTCGAACGTAACTAATGGTATCGTGTACGCTCCGGGAATATCAAATATCGGTTTATTGTTTTTGTCGAAGCCGCACCACATCTTTAACATAATGTCCTTATTTTTACCTAGCTTATAGAAGCAATCCTGCATTATTTTTAGATCATTTGAATGCGTTAGGGATCCCTGCCAACATACGACAGGTTTAGCTGAATTTCTGGGGGATGGGGTAAAGAAATCTAAATCAAGTGAATTCGGTAGAACGTAAACCTTTTTACAGTATTTGCGATATACAGCAGCTAACGCTTCTGTAGTTACAAAGACAGCATCAACTAATTCTAGAAAAGCTCTTATACCCCTTTGCACACCCGCAGCACTAAGCGTAGTGTGTGCGGTATTCCATTCGGGGATATGAAACAAATCATCATCCACCTCATAAATCAGCTTTGATCCGGCTTCCTTCATTTTTACAACAGGACCAAAGACATCTGGTTTATATTGTCTTTGTAAGATTACCACATCATATTTTCCTATCTGCGTCGTGTCAAGTCTACCAGAAATAGTTACGTGGTATTCATCTTGGTGTTGCATAGCTAAATGCCCAAACGGACAATGCAGGCGATAATACCAGCATGCCGCACGGTCCCCACGATATGCAATTACATTAATCGGCATGCGTTCTCCCTGTAGGTTCTGGGCATATTATACTACAAATAGAATCTACACAAAAAGTAAAAATGGAACCTACACAAAGAGTAATGTCGTAACACGATTATACATATTCGTGGCAATGTCTGCGATCAGACACAGACACAGAAGCAGACACAGAAGCAGATGCAGCATCAGACACAGACTCATTAAAAGGAGTCATTAAAGGAGTCATTAAGAGGATCCTTTTAATGAGTCATTATAAGTATTCTTATTGTATGATAAAAAGATCTTAATTAAAAAGAATAAGAAATACTCATAAGGACTTCGTATATAAATGCAGCTAAGTATCTGATTTATATGATAAATTCGTGTTCATTAGTCAAAGTGAATTTTTTAAAATCGACAATTTTTTGGTATCGTTTTTTCGTGTTTCCTTATTTTTCAACCACTTATGATACCATTTTCGGAGCATTTTTCAGAAAAGATAAGCTTCTCAGATAATGCTTTGATTACATTAGGAAATTCGTCTTACAGAAACCAAACTGATTTTTCCTTAGCGTTTTTTACTAAGGTTAACAAGATAACTGCATGATTAATAACGCTTTCTTAAATATAGAAAAAGTTAAACTTGTGTTGGTTTATTTTTTACACAGCGTATGTGAATTCTATGTATGTCGTATAATAGAAGGTTAGGAGGTGTTACAATGGCAAAGTCCAAGAAAGATAAACAAGTGAAGGCTGTTCCTACGCAGTATGATAAAGCAAAACTAGTTGAAAAGGTAGCGAAAAAGTTGATTCCCAGGTATCATCCACATCTGATCAACTCGAAGATAGCGTACTTGTACAAGAATAAAGAGATTACGAGGAATGGAAAAAAGACATTAGCAACAGCTGAGAAGTGTTCCCCAAAGGTAAAAGCCCTTACAGATTATGATTTCATCATCACTGTTGCTTATCCAGACTATAGAGATCTTACGGATCGTCAAAGAGTAGCTGTAATCGATCATGAGCTTGAACATTGTTTTGTAGAAGATGGAGAAGATGGAGAAACAAAGATAAAGATGCTACCGCATGATTTTGAGGAATTTGGAGATATCATACGCAGACATGGTTTATGGCAACCAGATCTTCAGGAACTTGGAAGGGTGGTTGAAACGACTAAGGATGTGGATCCAGTTGAGGTAGCTTTGATGGAAGATAACGAATCAGAGGATGCTGAGGATGATACTGTTGAAGAAGAGGATGTGGAAGATGCTGCGGAACAAGACGAAGAATTTTTGAGTGTCGATGAATAGCATTACCATGTCATGATATATGAATGGGATACAATGAGCATCAATAACTCTATTATATTTGGGGACAACCTTACCATACTAAAAACATTTCCAGATGCTTGTATCGATCTTATTTACATAGATCCCCCCTTCAATACGGGGAAACCCAGAAAGAAAGTAACACTAAAAACAGATAAGGATATGGCTGGAACGAGGATTGGGTTTGGAGACAACAGATATAGATCTCAAGAAATTAAAGAATACAGTTTTGATGATCGGTATTCCTCATATCCAGACTTTCTAAATCCAAGGTTAGTTGAAGCTTATCGTATTCTAAAGGATACTGGATCTATCCTGGTACATTTAGATTATAGGGAAGTGCATTATTGTAAAGTATTTCTTGATTCTCTGTTTGGGAGAGCGTGCTTTCAAAATGAAATCATTTGGGCGTATGACTTCGGAGCTAGATCGAAAAAGTGTTGGCCTGCCAAGCATGACAATATTCTGTGGTATTCTAAGGACCCCAAGCGGTATACTTTTAATTACGATGAGATAGATAGGGTTCCATACCTGGCTCCCTCCTTAGTTGGCAAAGTCAAGGCAGCCCGTGGAAAGACAATAACGGACGTGCATTGGCATACGATTGTTCCTACAAATGGTAAGGAGAAAACAGGCTATCCAACACAAAAGCCCCTTGGCCTGCTTCGTAGATTCGTGCGCGTGCATTCTAATCCAGGTGAAATACTAATGGATTTCTTTTGCGGATCTGGTACCCTTGGAGAGGCTGCGGGAGAGGCAGGAAGGTCTTTTGTTCTAGTTGACAATAATCTTGAAGCTGTAGGGATTACCAGCAAGCGACTGTCTAAGTACGCTCCAACATTGATTAATTTTTAATCTACTTTATTTCGGCAAGTTACAAATTTGTTGATAAAAATCAAGCGCATACACAAGCATCTTTTTTCTTGACTTCTGCTTCGCATCTCGTATAATCAGGGGTACCAACAATACTCGTGAGGGTGAAATGGCCTATTCTAGGGATTTAGCGATCCAGGAGAACAAGGGCTTAGTTTACAAAATTGCAAAAAAATTCTACCGCCCAGGGATCGAGTTCATCGATCTTATTCAAGAGGGGAATATGGGTTTGCTGATCGCAGCAGACAAATATGATGACTCTTTCGGGGCGACCTTTTTTACGTATGCCTACCATTGGGTGTACAATAGTATAAGAAAATTTGTGGAAAAGAATTGTAGGATTGTGCACGTCAAGAAGAAGCAAGAAGAAGTTTGTATGAATACCCAGTACAAACTAACAATTGAAGATATTCCTGCTAATTGTTTCGACGGGTTTATACGAGTAGAATTCGCAGAAGTAGTAACGTCAATGAGTAATTTATCTGCTAGAGATCAAGCCATACTGGTTTCTACTTGTGTGCAGGGGCACACATTGGAAGAAAATGCAAAAGATTTTGGAGTAACTAAAGAACGGGTTAGACAGATCAAGTTAGAAACAATAGCAAAGTTGTGTAGTTCCCTCCGCTAGTCCCTGCCTGATTTTCAGACAAGCCTTTATTTATTAGCAAATATCCCTAGTACGCTGTATACTAAGGGGTGCTGCTATGCGAGATACGATCTACGTAGTATTATGCCCCAACTGCAAAACGGTAAGAAAAGCTGGGGAGATTTGTCCCCTTTGCAAGTGCCCAGTCCCTAAAAGGAGTGATGATGAGAATTCTTGCCCAAGCTCTCCCGACGACTCAACCAACACAGGAAGTGGTAGAGACAGACGAGATAAGTAGGGTTCCGATATATCCTTCCAGTCCTGAGTTTAACAAGCTGGAACGTATGTACCATAGTTATCTGTATCAATCATCGAGCGGTGAAGAAGCTACGCTTGGATACGGAGATAAACTCAGGATAATAGATAATTTGGGAAATCTGAAAGATGTGATGATGATGCCTGATGGGAATATTGGAATCCAAGATTTGAATCTAAAAGTAGAGTATGGAGCAATGCACACGTATCCAACCTGGGATGATGCATCTGCATCTTTGCCTTCTCAGGATTTTGATCCGATGGGGCATACCGCATCTTTGTCTCGAATGTCTGCATGCATTACTAATCTTGCAAAATCTTTACTGACTAAACTACACGTATTGATAAAGATGGCGTTCGAAAACGATGAGGGCACGAATCCCTATACGAGGAATCCATGGCGGTAATCAAAAAAATTTGGAAATGGCTTGTAAGTAACATAAAACTTGTCATGGTGATTGCCTGTCTTGTAATGATTATAATTGTTGGAATTATGATAGGCAGCAAGAACAAACTTATTAGAAGTCTTGAACAAAAACTTTCTATATTGCAAGCAAAAATAAAAATAGAAAAACTGCAAATACAGTATGATATGACTATGGACGAGATAAACAAGAAAAAAGAAGAGGATGTTGTACTAAGAAAAGAAATTGAAAATATTGAAGAACAGCTATCCAAACGATTAGAGGGCGAGTTGTCTGCGGAAGAAATCGCCAACAAGTTCAGGGAGATTGGGCTGTGAAATATTTGTGTATATTGTTCCTTCTTGCGTTTTCACAAAGCGCCGTAGCGGATGCAGATATTAGGCCGATAGAGATTGACGGAAAACCATTCGTAGCATTTGATCGTGAATCCGCACAAAAGTTACTCCAGATGCGAATAGACTTCCCATTACAAGAACTTAAACTTCAAAAGCTAGCAGAGTTAGTGACTAATTATTCGCAAGAACTCGTGTTATCCGATAGGGCACTTTCTATTGCGAATGAGCAAAATACAACGCTATTAGAATCGAATTCAAATTTACAGGATAGAATAAATTCTTTAGATTCGTGGTGGCGCAGCCCCTGGTTGTGGGTATGCGTCGGTATTGTCGTTGGAACGGCAACAACCATAGCAGTAACGTATGCGGTGAATTGATATGCGTGGAGTGATTTTAGCGGGTGGTACTGGCAGCAGGCTAGCGCCCCTAAATTACATAAATAAGCATCTGTTACCCATTGGTCGAAAGCCGATGATTCAATACGCTGTAGAAAAATTGACGGCATCTGGTATTGATCATATTCTGGTAGTTACTGGTAAGGAGCATGCAGGCACAATAATCAACTATTTGGGATCTGGGGACGCATTTGGTTGCACATTTACATATCGCGTACAGGACGCAGCCGGAGGTATTGCCCAGGCCCTTGGTCTTGCTAAAGACTTTTGCTCTAATGATTTGTTCTGTGTTGTTCTTGGAGATAACATATTCACAGAATCATTAGAGAAACACGTAAAAGCGTTTGAATTGCAGGGATCTGGGGCAAAGATTGTATTAAAGGACGACGCAGAATTGCAGCGTTTCGGTGTTGCTGCGCTGGATCGTTTTGGAAATCTTGTTAATCTTTTAGAAAAACCTACTCGATCAGAGTTGGATAATATACAGGCCAACTTCGAGGGCCACAGGTTCTATATAATTACAGGAATTTATTTTTACGACCCATCCGTTTTCGAGGTTATTCCCACATTAGAACCATCTACCCGAGGCGAGCTAGAGATCACTGATGTAAATAGGGCGTACCTATTACAGGGCAATCTAACCTACTCTTTTATGCGTGGAGGTTGGACGGATGCCGGAACACATGAGAGCATGGAAAGAGCACAAGAGATGGTGCGCTGATGTACGTTTATAGAAAAAGATCCGATAAGAAGGTATCTTTAGCTAGAAACAAAGTTAGGGAATATAAAGAAGAGCGGATATGTCCCGGATGCAGGGGAACGCTGGAGTTATCTGAGACAGGGAAAGACCGGGCAACGTATGTGTGTAGTAAGTGTAACGCGATTTGTACGTTTACTTCATATCCAGAAAAACAAAATAAAGATACTAAACTTGGTCTGATTACACTCCGCGATAAAAGTCCCACACTGGAGAAATCGAATTCTGTAGGGAATAATAATTCTGTACAGAATATTGAGGAAGAACTAGAAATTATAAGAAAGGCTATGAAGGATTTGCGGTTATTAATGTTCGATTACCTGGATCGAGTTAAACGGAAGAGTACCAGGACCATAGAACCGTATAAGCTTACCGTGGACGGAAGTGGAAACCCAATACTGTTTGGATATTGTTCCGAAGCAGAATCAATTAGAATGTTTAAAATTCGTAGAATGGCAAATATTTCTATTCAAGAGTTTTCATTTATTCCTAGATGGGAAATCCTGGATAAAATTGATGGCAAAAAGAAAGATTAGAACGAATGTGCCCATTGGGTCTACCATGGATGAGGCACAAGAGATAAAACTTTTTGGTGGATTACAGGAATTATTAGAAGGCAAACCAAAAATAAAACCAAGAAGTACGGGACGGGTACAATTAGAAAAAGCCCCTAACGCGATTATCTTTATAGAATCAGATAAGTTTTTGGCGGGACCAACGCTGCACGATCCACAGTATGAAGTTGTTCGTGATTTTTTTGAGCTACTGTGTCCGGTGTGTAATGATATTGATAGTATACGCAAATATCATAATGTTCCCAGAGAAGATCAAATTTTATTTGAATATGATATGTGCCCTAAATGCGGATCTGCCAAAGAAGCTTTTGCATCTGAATTAAATCATCCTAACGAATTAATCGGTGTAGTCGGGATGCGCGGAGGTAAATCCGTTGTTGTCGCGTGTATGTCTGCGTACATGATTCATGAACTCGTATGCACAGATAATCTACAGGAACGCCTTGGCCTGGTTAGAACACAGGAAATAGATGGCGCATTTGTGGCTGCATCCGGGGAACAGGCAACTGAAACTATCTATGGTCATTTTCGTGGTTTTTATGATAGCTCGCCATGGTTTCAAGATTATAAAAAGAAGCTAATGGATTTAGAAATATTGGATCCAGAACTAAGAAGAGGGGATTTATATCGAGATTCCGATTTGATTATTCATTTTAGGGATAAACACATTCGTATTCGATCCATGACATCAAACTCTGGATCCATCGCGGGTCGCACACGAATATTTGCTGTTATAGATGAGCTTAGCCGCCTGGATGCAGGGGAAAGCAAACGAAGCGCTATTGAAGTCTATCGCGTTCTTAAGCGGTCGCTGATTACTATAAAATCGGCTGTAGATACGCTAAGATCACAAGGAGATTTTTCTATTCCTGATGCACGGATCTTTTGTATTTCATCACCGATGTTTCAGGATGATCTGTCGATGCAACTGCTAAAAGAAGCGAAAGACAATGATAAAAGATTTGCATTTCATCGCACAACCTGGGAGTTTAATCCATCCATCAAACGCGAACATTTAGCAGAAGAATTCGAAACCGATCCAGTTGGGGCAGAGCGTGACTATGCGGCCAATCCTCCCGGAGCCGAAAACCCGTTTGTCAAAAACCCGAATATTATAGAAACATGTATTGACAGAGAACGCAATTCAATTTTTACTACTAGAGAAGTCTTCTTCGAACAAGAAATAAATGATATAAAATTTTACTATCTAAAGAGCGCCCTTGAACATGTACGCTATGCAAACTTGATTGATTATGTTATACACTGTGATCCTGGACAGAGCGGGGATAGCTTTTGTTTAGCTATAGGACACATCAATGATGATGTAGTAATAATAGACGGGGCGATTGAAGTCAGACCGATTAGAAAGAATAACATAGAAAAAATGCAGCCGAGGGATGTGTATTTTCCTGCAATGAAAGATTTGATCATAGAATTAAGCAAGAAAATATCTGTTAGATATATTTCATATGATCGATGGAACTCCACGGAACAAATACAAGAATTGAGAAACAATCGAATATTAGCGTTTCAGAAAAACATAACTAGGGATGATCATATCCGATTTTTGAATACTATGATGGCACGACAAGTTAGTTTTCCTATGCGGGAAGATAACATGGTAGATCCAACTAGGTATAGGAATATGCCTTGCGCCAAAGCGCTGCATGAGCTACAGCGACTAAATGACAATGGAGTAAAGGTGGACCATCCTCCCAATGGATCTAACGATGTTATTCAATGCTACGTGGGGGTACATCGGTTGTTACTGCACCCAGAAGAGGTTATCTCCCTACATGATTTAAAGAAGAATACTAGAGCAGCAAATATCTTCCGTAAGCAGGGCAGAAAAATAGGAAGAGTGATAAAACTTTCACCACGCGGTGCACCACGGTAATACACTACGAGAGTTAAATGCATAAATACTTCTACATGTATAGTAGGCGAAGATGCGGGAAAGTATACGCAAAGGAGACTAAGAATGTTTAAGATTCAAAACATCGCACCGGGAAACGTACCTTTAATGCTAGAAAATAAAGGTAGTATTGTTCTAATGAGCGGACAGTATCTCGATCTTGATCTGCATTGTTCGAGAGCTTGGATAAAGACTAACCATGATCTAAAGGTTTTTATTTCGACTGGTACGTTTCGGCTTGTACACGATTCCGTAAACGACGTAATACCGTCGCAACCAATTAAACCCATTTTAAGGACTGTGCCTAAAGAGCCGGTGGTTACGCCCAAAAAAAATAAAAAGGAAAAAAAGAAAATCAAACCAGAGATTATAGATTTAAGCGCTAAGGCAGATCCAACAGAGGATGAATTTGTTATTGAAGCGGTACTGGAGGATGTAGAGATCAGGTTTGAGGATCCTGTTGAGCAAGCTATCTTGGAAAGTTTAGATGAGTAATTTATTCGCTATCAAGAATCTGCCTAGAACACGGCAGGATAACTACTATAAGACTAAAACAAAACGTAGAATGAGGAATCCTAACGTGAAAGATCTAAAATCGTATCCTAGAAAGATGGTAGAAAAACCACACGATCCAAAAGCATCGTTTCATTTGAATAAAGTTATAGACGAATTAAAAGAATATACAGATGAGTTTCTACCTGCGTGGAAGAAGCGATCTGAGGATACGCACCTGCAAGATTCTGTACAACAATGGATGGAATACCATTATGATGAGTACGGTACCGCTACTGAGCTTGCTGAAAACGCCGCCTGGGAATTCGATAAAGATTATTGGTTAGATGATGAGACTCATTGGGTTTGGGATTTGGCTCTCGAACATTTTGATGAGCCCCTTATGCGTATTCCACCGTGTATGGGACAGGATAAGGATGCTGCTGGGGTTAAGCCCTGTGATGTGCATAGGATGAAAAAGCGAGTACGAGTAGAGGAAGATGAAGATGAGGATGAATATAAGGACATGGATGATTTAGAGCTGATAAAGCATCTGTTCGAAAAAGGAGAATATGAGAAATTAGATAGGCTCTTCTTTGATAAGTTCACTGCGGCAGGATCTCGTAAGGTAATTGCACAGCGTCTGGATGAAGAGAAAAGAAAATTAGAAACATATATAGAAGCACAGCCGCTACCGGAGGAACAAAAGAGCGGGTGGCTTCAATCTATCAGAAATGCGTTTGATTTTACTGAATTAAAAGAAATTTGGGATCAGTTATTCGGTAGGGTCGAAGAAGTTCCTCAACCTACGGAACAGCGCTGGGAGGATACATCTCCAGAAGACTATGGAATGATTGAACTTAGCACACTAAAAAAGAAAGTAGTCTTTGATAATGACACTATTTTTACCGTAGACACCGCCGATACATACGCAAAAAGAGCTACGGGGTTAGAGGCGTATGATACTCTGGATGATAATTCCGGAATGTTATTTCCGTTTGATCCACCCGATCATGCGATTTTTCATATGGGAAGAGTAAAGTATCCAATAGATATCCTGTTTATGATGAAAGACGAACTGGGAGAAGGATTAAAGGTAGCAAAAATCATACACGAAGTACAACCCGGCTCATACGATCAATGGTCTAACGCAAATACAGATTGCGTGTTAGAAGTTTCGGGTGGGCTGTGTAAGAAGCACGGGATAGATATAGGGTCTACATGTAGGGTACTAGAAGAGGTAAAAAATGAAACATAAGATGCTAATAGCGGATTCTGATTTCGTAAAATGTTTAGCGGATTCTGCAAAGCAGCCCGGGGTACGAGTAATTATTGCAGAAGATAGTACCTCTGATTTAAAAGACGAGGCGAGACAAACAGCGGTAGCGTATTGGATGGCTGGGTACAACTGGAACGAGATCGAAGCGGTACTGGAGGATTCTGAGTACGCCGACCATATTGTCAGTTACGCTGTAAATAAAGCTAAAGAATACGCCAAAGAAATGTTAAAAGATGGTCCGTTTTCTATATTTGATGATGGGCAAAAGGTAAAGTTGTCCAACGGTGCTTTTGGAATACTTACGGATAAGCGAGAAGACTATGTTTCGGTAAAAACGGCAACTGACGGGGTACTGCAGGTTGTAGAAACACAAATTGATAAAGAAGCAAGCTTGTTACTGCGCAAGGCATATAAGTTACGGAAAGAAGCGGAAAAAATTATGGTTGCGCAAGAGGATCCTGCAACTAAGGAGTTCAAGACATATATAAAAGAGAAAGCCCCATCTGGATACGGCGAACAAACTCCGTTTTTTCAACAAACACCTAGTGTAGAAACAGTTCTTCCAGAAACGATTACTAGGGAATTAGCAAGATTAGAAGCCATGGAGGCGCGAGTTGCAGACCTGGCCAGGGAAAAAGAAGAATATCAAAAATTGGCAAAGGATATACATGAAGAAATAAAAACAGTTGACGATGAAAAGGCAGATATTGCGCAACGACTATTTGGGGAAATATCTGAAGAGTTAGAAATACTTGAGGATATCGGGTTTAGCGTGTTTATGCGAACTAAGGACAAATTCCTATTGTTAGATCGGGTGCTGACTCAACGGAGTATTCCACCCGATGCTCTCAAAAAGTTAGATGCGGTTACGACATTCTTGAAAAATAAATATCCAGAAATAATATCTGAAGTTGATTCTTTATTGGATGCATTTGAGCAAGAAAATACAGTAATCAAGAGCCATGTACGAGAGATGCTTGCATTGTATCCACCATCGCATAAAAAATTAAAGAGTACAGCACAACTATCAAAAGTAAAAGATTGGATAGTGCAGCGCTGGCTATCTGTAAAATCCTGGATTGAAAATTGGCAGACTAAGTTGAAGCCAGAACTGGATTCTGGTTTAAATGCAATTGACGATTTTGCTAATTCTGTAACGTCGAGTGCTATTGCCTCTCGCGTTTTAGAAAAAAGCAAAGTATAATAGGGGTGAAGCATGTTTTTGTACTATGATCGAATTTCTCAGGTCTTTACATTAGAAACAGAAGAGGAAGTCGTTTTCCTTGGACCAATAACACATGCACAGGTCAAATTACGAAATGAATATGGGTTAACCGCCTCTCAGGCCAGAGAGGCCGTATTACAGGCCATATTTAACATGGGGATGGAGGTAGACTTAGATGCCATCAAACGAGTTGCAACAAGAGACAGTAGATTCTACTGTTGTGCAAATAGCAACGCAGAGTAAACAACCAAAAGGTGTGATCAATCCTCCTTGTAGATTATCACATTTAGTAGTATTCGAAAATGATATCTGTCCGTTTTCTAATGAGAAAAGCTGCAAAACGTGCATTAGCACTCCAGATGATTTAATGTACATTATGCTGCTTAGTGAAATGACATCTCATTCGGTTGGAATAGCATAATGCCTAAAAATTCTAAATTAATTATCCCTGGGGGATACGGGGATCCTCGTAAAATCGCGTCCGAAAACGCTTACGATGAAGGTGAAGATCGTATTTCTGTACGCGGATCTAGCCGACCCGTTATGTATCGCAACGCAGGATTTAGTAAGCGTGCAACATCTGTAAGTTCTAGTACAGCTGCGGGGGTTGGGTTTGGTGGACAAAGCTCTGGAGCTATGTCGCAATCCCCATTATTCTATGATTATCGGTGGTCTACACCAGATAAATTTTACTTTCCTAGAAATAGAATAGTAGCAAATTCAATTTGGCGGGAAGTCTATAAACGAGATCCGGCGGTGGCAACAGCTACCGATATGTATGCTGAACTGCCCTGGTCCGACTTTGATTTAATTGGAATTGATGATCCGAGTATTAGAAAAGTTTATGAGGATATGTTTAACTCTATCAACATAGTACCAAAACTTACCAACTATACTAGAGATTATATGATCACGGGAGAATTGATTCTCCATACGATATTCAACTACTCGAAGGGAATTTGGGAAAGAGTTATCCCACACAATCCAGATTATATTGATGTAGAAGGTATAGGATTAGCAGTTGAGCAACCCCTATTGTGGTTGCGACCTACGCCAGAAATAAAGAAATTGGTCAATTCTGACGATCCTAGGATCAGACGACTACAAAAAGCCGTCCCCCAAGATATTATAAATGCCTTCAGGCAAAATAAAAAGATAGCATTAGATCCATTGAACACTACGTATATTCCCAGACTTAATCTATCTACGGATATTCGAGGAATGTCTTTGTACACGAGACTGTATCGAGTTATCATGTATGAAGATTTTATTGTAAATGCATCATTAGCTGTAGCACAAAGAAATGCCGCCCCGTTACGAATATTCAAACTTGGCGATCCGAATACGGGATGGTTGCCCGATGAGGAAGATGAAGCAGCATTTGCTGAGATGCTATCAATAGCCGAGGCCGATCCACTTGCGGCGATTATTATGCATCAGCATGTATCTGCTGAATTAGTCGGTGTTTCAGATCGTGTTTTACTGATTTCCAAGGAATGGGATTTTATAGAGCGAGTCAAGCTATTAGCATTAGGTGTATCTAAAGCATTCCTCGTCGGGGAAACCTCCTTTGCGTGTTTCTGTGAGGGAACACAAGTAATTCAAAGGGATGGGACTCCAAAATATATTGAATTGGTAGAACCAGATGAAATAATCTTAGATCAATATGGAAAACCACAAAAAGTTATTGATAATTGGTGTGAAGGTATTCCTGATGAATTATTAGAAGTCACAGTATGGGGCGGGAGGAAATTTAGAGTAACACCTAATCACCGGTTTCCAGCATGGATGTGGCCAACAGAATGTACTTGTGGGTGTGGGGAAAAAATTAAACATGCTGGACGTGCCTTTTCTCAGCAAAAACACGCAGCAAAAATGTCGAGACATCATTATAAATCAGTAGAATGTCCTGCTATGGTACATCATGGTAGGCACAAAATTACAACATTACCAGAAGGATATAATCCAGATCGCTCTGTAGAAGCTAGGGAATTGCGAAAAGGAGATTTTCTAAAAATTCCAAGAACTCATATTATTTGGTCTGAAAAACTTGAAGCAACAGTACATGGATGTTCTGTTTGGTGTGATGATAACTTTATGTACGTTCCTATTAAATCTGTTAAAATAGTGCCAAATAATAAACCCGTTTATAATTTAGAAGTTGAAAACACACATACATATCTAATTTGTGATGGTCTAGCTACACATAATTCTGCTGTTGCTGGGATGCAGTCATTATTGGAACGTCTGGCTAATCTAAGAAACAAATTAGAGAAAGATTGGATTATTAAAAAGCTGTGTGCACCAATTGCTGAGATACACGAGTTTTATAAGCGTCCAGAATCTGAACTCGCCCACAGACTACGAATAAAGAAACCAGATAAACTAGAAATTATTGTTCCAAAATTGAAGTGGCACAAAATATTAGAACCCACGCAGGATACAGCAATATTAAATATTTGGGACAAATTAAAGGAACGCGGGCTAGTATCTGAGAGATCTTTGGTTAGCGGTGCTGGACTAGATGTCGATGCAGAACGCAAGAATATTCTGGAAGAGAAAAAATACAAAGAAGAACATCCAGAAGTGTATGGTATACCTGGGCAACCTAAACCTGGGATGCCTGGAGCGCCGGGAGTACCGGGGCTTCCGGGGGCACTCCCAGGGGCGCTTCCTGGTGCACCCCCAAGGCCCCCGATGCCAGCATCAAAAAGAGCGAGTGCTGGGAATCCTTATGTGATTTCAGCATCCGTGCAAGAGGATATTCAGTATAGACTTGATGAATTTATTGGTTCTGATAACAAGGTAGATATGGATGATGTAATTGAAGTAATCTCAGATGTAAAAGATGAAGCAGATCGTATGCATAAAGCGGAAACACTATTGCCACTAGCCACGAATTCTCTCCTTTCTGGGTATGAAAAATAAAAATAGCAGCATTATACTAATGTTCTTGTAGTATGATCATGGTGGGAGAAACTACATGCCTTTGAAGAACCAAGTTGAAGAAATCTACATGCATTGTTCTGCATCTCCTTGGGGAGATGCCATGGTTTTTGATAATTGGCATAAGCAGCGTGGTTGGACGGGTATTGGATATCACTTTGTTATTTTAAACGGGAGACCCAAGGCGGATGTAAGGTATTGGGCGTTCCTGGATGGGCAGATTCAACCTGGAAGGCATTTGAACGATGATGCTATCTTTTCTGATGCGGAAATGGGCGCACACGTTGCGGGTCGAAACAGTAAAAGCATTGGATTTTGTCTTGTTGGTAATAGAGAATTTACTGAAAAGCAACTGGTTTCTGCAAAAGTAATAAGTTTAGCTCTTTTGAAACATTTCAATCTTCCGGTGTCTGCTTTGAAGGGGCATTATGAAGATATTAACTCTGGTAAAACATGCCCTAATATAGAGATGAATGCTTTTAGGGATTTTGTATCTGATAAAATTGACATGTACGCATTGTACGCTGCTATTGATAAATACATTGAGGAATTCGTTATATGAACGGATTATTCTATAAATTTTTTGATGAGGTAGTCAAAAAGCGTTTCCCCAATGCAAAAATAGTATGTAAGTACAATAGCCTTCTGATGCGGATTATTGCTGTACTTATATGGCCATTCAATAAACGATTCTTGACTAACTACACAACTATTATAGGGCAGACATTTTACTTTCCAAACTCTGATTTTTCAAATAAGCAGATCGTTGGAACACTTGCACATGAATATGTACATTTAGTAGACAGGGAATCAGCCGGTGTTGGTGTATTTGAGATAAAATATTTATTTCCTCAGATATTAGCTAGCTTGAGTCTATTGTCTGTTTTAGCAATTTTTTCTTCGTGGTTCTTTCTCTTTCTTATCTTCTTGGTGTTCTTGGCTCCGTGGCCTGCTGTGTTTAGACAAAATATAGAAGCTAATGGTTACGCAATGAGTATGCATTTTTGGAGAATAGCTTACGGAGATACGTTTGTAGAAGATGATTGGTTAAGGATATATACAGAGACACTAACAGGATCAGCATACTATTTTCCGTCATGGAATAAGAACAAGATGAAATCAAAAATAAAAAATAGATTCGATTTTCTTTTATTAGATCCTGCTTTTGATGCTGTGTGCGTGTGGCTAACTAAGGAGTTCAAGTGAATATAACTAGACCATTATCACTTTCTCCAAGTAAGGTCGATACCTTTAACGGGTGTCCTCGCCTCTTTAAATATAAATACATAAAACCTCCGATACCTGTTGTTGAAAATAAATATTTTTTGATTGGGAATATTGCACACAAAGCATTAGAAATGTTTCATACGATAGAGCTTAACGGGAACATGTCTGTTATTATGAAGGATTGTTTCAAATCTGCAATAGAAAAGCATCATGCAGATGAGAAGATAAAAAAAGGAATAATAGTAAAAGACGATTTATACCTGATAAGAGACATGCTCAAGAAGTATATCCAATACATTCAAAAAACAGGCGCTCCATTAGTTATGCAATGTGAAAAGCTAATAAAGATCCCTCTGAGTAAAAATGTTGTGATTTGGATGAAGGCGGATAGACTAGACAAGGAAGGAACAGTATACAAGGTAATTGATTATAAGACTTCTGCGCGTCCTGCAACACGAAAAGAAGAGTTAGCCTCCGTTCAGATACCTACATATGGATTGTGGGTACGACAGGCATATGGTAAGGATGCACTAGTATATGGAGAATATCAATATTTACGGCATATAGATAAAAAAGGAATTCATACGTTTGAAGTTACAGACGAAATGATGGAATCAGCAAAAGAAGAATATGAACGAATTGCTGATAAACTACTATCTGGGTGTTTATACATTCAAAATTTTAAGTATAAGTATTGCAGGAACTGCGATTTTAGATCTTACTGCGTGGAGGACGAATCCGATGGTCTTTAGAAAAACAGGTACCCCTACTGAAACAAAAACAATTTACTGCAAGTGCGGAGAAGCATTGGTTTCTTCCGTTTGTCCGAAGTGCAACAAATCTAGAGTTTCTGAAAAAGAAGACGAAAAAGAAGAAAAAGATCTTACAAAGCCAGAAGTTAAATAATTAGAAAGTATTACGCTTATCATTGTTCTCCAGAGATTGATTTGGAGGACAGCGATGCCTTTTTACAAGACCGCCGGGGCACCACTTCTTGGTGTCTATCAAAGTTCCAAAAGATTTTCCAAGGTTGCTGCACAGTACGCGGATATAAAGCCTGAAGAAGATCAGGTAATCAAGCAGGCTATAAATTTACTATCTAAAGATGTTCTGAAGGCTATTGCTAGCGTTTATGATTTATCTGATAATATTGATGATTATATCTTTCCGGTACCGCGCGCTGTAACTGCTGACATTCCAAACAATAACGCTGATCGATTCTCTCATGATGAATTGACCAGATTCTCTCCAGATCATAGATGTTTGGTTTTTCAAACATTCATCAATGACCCACTGCATATTGAGCATGTTGCACACGATCCGAAGGCCGCTCGGGGGTATTTACCAGATGCTCATTATATTACTAGTAATCCTAAAGATCGGTATGTGCTTACTGTAACTGCGATGGATACTACCAAGGATATTCCTTTAGCTAATGGTCTATTATCTGGAGAGATTAATAAATTCTCTATGGGATGCATTTGTGATTCTGTAAAGTGCAGCTATAGTAAATGTGGTAAGATCGCATATTCTGATCGAGATTTGTGTGAACATTTGCAATTTTATAAGATGTCATTTCTCGATAATGAATTAGTTTATGAAGACTGTATGGGTGTTGAATATCAGGAACTCTCAGTAGTTGGAAATCCCGCCGATCCCAAAGCGGAAACCCAAGCAATTCTAAAATATGCAACAAGAAAAGCGCAATCAGGACAAATTACAGCGAGTTTTAATATCATATCAAATCTTGTTTCGGAAAAAGATGCGTATGAAGTAGCACGCTATTTTCAATTGAATGCTAACAAATTACCTGAAGCTTTGTTAAGATTAGCAGACAAATTGTTCTAGTCAAAAATCCAACGATAGTTTAATGCTTGTGAAGATAAACTATAAAATCAGTTAAAGGAGCATCGAAATGGACGGGATTCGAAAAAAGGTTTCTAAGAAGACTTCTGGGTTTATCAAAAAGGCCCAGCAGGCTCCTGCACCACAGGTTCAACCAGCGCTCCCAAAAATGGTTGATCCTGGGGCTCCCGGAGTTCCGGGAGGCGCACCGCCGCCTCCAAAGGCTCCCGGTGGCGCTCCCATGCCACCGCCGCCCCCAAAGCCGGCAGAGGAAGTAGAAAAGAAAGAGGAAAGAGCATTAACGAAACTGACTGAACAATTCACGCAATTAGAAGAAAAAGTGGATACGATTGCGGATACGTTAGTCGAGTTGAAAGATTCTCTTATTGGGGACGGTAAGAAAGACAAGTATAAGGAACTACAAGATAGATCAGAAACGGTTAAAAAGCCCACTTCTGAAGAATTTGGTCTAGACAAAGACTCGTTAGTTGGCACGGAGGATGAAATGCCGAAATCTGCTGAGGACTTGCGTGTTGCGCGGAAGCGTAGAATTGCTGAGGAACTAGAGTTTCATGAGCATAATCCACCGAATAAAAAGTATAAGCAGCAGGTTCCTGCTCCGCAAGTTACGAAACTGAAGGATGCCCCCGAAGATTGGGGACAGTACCGCCTGGCTTCGTTAGCACTGGATTTGTCCGCGTCCCAGAAGGAATGGTCCCTGGTGAATACAGATACTGGAGAGGTGTATTACAAGCTTTCTGCGTGTGAAACCTCGCCAGAAAACTTCGCTACTGAAGATTTTGCTCAGGAAATTATCAAGGATATGAAAGAAATTGGTGTCGAGGCTGCTATGCAGAAGCATGGTGCCTTCCCGTTCGAGAAGGACGAGGATATGCCTGTTGATATGCCGGGCAGAGACAAGAAGCCATTAGATCTAAAGAAGGATAAGAAGCCTTTTGGGGATAAGGTAGATAAAAAGCCTTTCGGAGACAAGCTAGATAAGAAGCCAATGAAACCGTCGATGAAGCCTCCGATGAAACCACTAATGAAGAAAGTAGAAGTACCCGGAGAAGAAGACGAGCTTGAAAAAGAATCAGCGAGTGATGATCCAGTTGAGCAGGTTTTTGCTGCCGAACAGATTGTTACGGCTACCCAAGAGATTACTGCGTCTGATTACCATCGTAGATTCCTGCGGGCATTTAGGCTAGCGCTAAGTGCACAGCAAAAGAATCTAGTCAGTAATCCGTTGAAGGCCTCTTTCTATGATGTACTCGCTGATCTTGGGATTGAGAATCCTCAAATGATTATAGAATCAGCGTTTGCTCGCGCATCCGATGATCATTTCGAAGTTACTCTATCGAAGACAGAAGAGTACTTGGATATGAGCGATGAGGCGTTGATTGAGACAGAGGCTATGGTCGGTGGGATAGATGTGGTTGTCCCGCAGCAGAGAGAAGCTTCATTTGTTGAGTCTGAAAACCCTAGGATCGAAGCGCTGAAGCTCAGGGCGCGACAGTCATCCTTGGCCTTATCAACGGCCACGGATACGGATCCTACAGATAGATTCTCTGAACTAGCTAATGCGCTGCCACGACCTAAGTTGGCGGGTGTTAGCAAATTCAAGGTGTAAAAAGATTGGTCATACCAGTGGAAAAACCTTTGGTTGAGTAGGAGAACGCAATGTTAGACAAGAAAAGAGGATACGCCTATCACCGGCCGTTTTGGGCGGTGGATACTAACGTAAACATTCAGGCTGGCATGATTGCCTTCCTGACTAGCGTAGGTGGTGTTGTCACTGCCACAACGGCTGCTTCTGGGACTGTGCCCATTGGCACTTTCTGGAAGGATCGGGCGAATAGCTTTATCCGATCCACCAAGGAAAATGGCACGTTTGATGCCAACAACATAATCACCTTATCGAAAGGCAACATTCTGAGTACTGCGTTTGTACGTGTTACAAATGCAGCCGAAACCACGGTGTACACCCAGGGTGTGGACTACACCATCACAACCGCTAACGGTATAGTTACTCGCTTGCCGGGTGGTGCGATTGCTGCCGGTGCTGTGGTTGTTGTCACATACCGGTACAGTGTAAGTTCCACCCAAGTATATTGGGATAATGTATCTACCAAGTGGAGTACTGGTTACAACTATGATCGGCAGAATGATGATACGCTAGGCAGTAGCAAGATTACCATCGCGGCTAGCGACGCCATTCTATTTACCGATCAGTATGATGTCAATCACACATATACCTTGAATGCGCCACTGTATTCGGATGCTAACTCTCTATGGACTAACGTAGCGGGTTATACTAGCGTTTGTGGTCGGGTAGTGAGTGTCCCTACCGCGAGTGATCCATTTCTGGGTGTGCAACAGATAATGGTAGCGATGTAACAAAGGGTTGATTTAGCTCTCGATTCGAGACAAAGGAGGATGCTAATGCCAAGAATTAATCCGTATGCGAAAACCAGTACAGTGCTGGATCGCAAGACCAAGGCCCCGTTCAATCCAGTGGCGGTTGGTCGTGTTGGTAGGTCCGGGCGTAGGCCAGTGTCAACAGTAGACAAGATGTTCAACGAATCTGGTGAAATCAATGCCGGTACAAAAGCGGAAGTGCTGGATAAGATCTCAGCGCTTTTGGACGGTCTGGCTGATGGAACCTATGAAGTTGAACGCACCGCCTCAATCGGCGGGGGGTACGGCCTGGAAGAGTCTGAGGGCATCCTTCGCGAAGCTTTTGCCGATCCTACTGGGGAATCGTTCAATAAGATCGGCCAGGGCTTGCTAAATCCAATCAAGGAAGTCATTGATTACGAGGGACTGGCTAGAAAGATATTCGCGCCAAGAACCGTAAAAGCCGGTGAGATCGTCCGCTACGACAAAGACGTGTATGTTCAGGGCTGGGTCATCGCTGAAGATGGCCAAACCCCACAGTCTGTTGTCGAAGGTCGATACATCTATCCGCCTGAGTTCGAGATAACTGCTTATCCGTCGATTGAGATCAAGGATAAGTTCCGGGCGCAGTATGACATCCTTGCCAGAACCCAAGACCGTGCTCGCATGGCTATTGAGTATCAGGAAGACTTGGCGGCTGTTAGTCTATTGCAGGCTGGTGGCAACCAAACCAACATCTCCACCGTGTTTGCAACCCTGAACCTGGCGGCACTAGAGTCACTGCGTTATCAGATTGAACGGCATCGTTTGATCTGTGATAAGTATGTTATTCATCGTCAGGAAGTATCTGACCTAGTGAATACTGTGTCAACACAGGTTGACCCGGTAACCCAACGCGAATTGATCATGGCTGGGTACATTGGGTCAATCCTGAATAGCATGATTATCACTACTGCTGGTACAAACACCTTTGAAATTCTGCAGCCCGGTAGCGTTCTTGCTATAGCCGCTCCTGAATACCTCGGCGGTATGCCTGTCCGTGTCGAGTTGTTCTCTGAGCCGGTGAATGAATTTATGGAAGGCCGTCCGCGTCAGGGATGGTTCTGGTATGAGCTAATCAGCCAGGTTCTAGCTAACCCGGCTGGCGTTGCGCTCGGCCAGAAGACTTCGTAATTTGGTCAGTTGGGGGCGGGATGGCCGCCCCCAACTGCTTCTATTTTTTACCTGACAAGTGTTAGGAAAAGGAGGATCGAATGCCTGCTAAGAAGTTGGATAAGGGTGCTGTTTGCCGCGAATTGGATTTTGCGGCAGAGAAACTTGAAAGATTGGGCTTTACGGATCTGTCTCAAAAAGTTGACTACTACAGTGATAAGATTCGGGCAGCCAAAGACGAAGACATACCGAGTATATATAGAGCCCTGTCCCGGATACAAAAAGAGCATGATCGTAGAACGGTTTCTGATCCGAGTGCTTTGAAGGCTAAACACGCGACGGAAAGAGCACGTAGGGAACCTGACAAACGTGGATTGCTGATCGCTAGAAAGCTCAGAGAAAAAGATGCTGAGCTAAAGAAGGCGCATCAGGAGATTGAAAAACTGAAAAAACTAGTATCGATTGCTCGTAAGGTCGCTTTGCAGCGTATGCAAAGTAAGGAAGACCCAGAAAAAACAGCATCGGAACGCGCTAGCGCTAGAAAGGCTAGAATACAAGCTATTTTGAGGGACAAAAAGTAGTACGATCCACGTATTTAGTATATGGCGCGCTAGGTTTTCTAGCGCGTCTTTTTTATTAACGGTAATTTAAGTTTTTAGCTACTCATATATACAATAGACTGTAGAACTTGGCCGAAACGAAAAGGAGAAACAAATGGCTAAAGAAACTGTGGCAAGGAAGCGTCGTCTAACCCTCAGAAGTCTGATTGACAGCAATGAGGAAATCTGGGTAATCAACCGATCAGGGGAATACACTGGGAAAGACGCAGGAAACGTGGTGTTTCAAGTAGGTTCTGGTACAATGGTTGATTCAGTAGTGATACCTCCTGGGGCGGATCCTGTTTGTATCACTGATCAAGTGGATCCTGAGAGCTTGCGTACATGCAGAGACCTATTCAAGCTTATTCGATCAACCGCGTTAGAACTCTTGGATCCAGCAAGGGCAAATGAGTATTATGATCAAAACAAGGGACGGAAAGCGATAGTTGAAAAGAAGGTGAATGACGTTATTAGTCGTGTACAGCGTCAACAGACATCACAGCATAAATCGGGTGTAATACATGTGCATACTAAGGTTCAAGATGTATGCCGTAGATTAGCACACGGTAATCTGACTGAGCGGGATGCCATCGAACGGCTTTTAGAGCAGAAAGCAGTGCTGAAGGAAGACGATTACGATTATTTGGTAAAGAACGGTGTGCATGAGTCTGTGAAGCATTGGGCATCAGAGCAAGCCAGAATGTTTAAATTGCAAGAAGCGGTGGCGAAGTAGGAAATAGAGGGGTGCCAGGGATACCTCTGGCACCCATTTTTGAGAGGTAATCAATGGCAGGGCACACTTCGGCAGTGCAGCTTGTAGGAACCGTTACTGTTGGTGCTAGTGGTACTACGTCTATCTATCCAGCAAAATCCAATAGCCCGTTTAGAAACCTGTCCATAGTTATCGTACCCATGGAACAGGATTCTCCATATGATGTAGCTGTCTATCACAATGGAGAAATAGAAGAGTCACATTCCTATCCAGATGCTGCTAGCCGAGTAATTTGTGAGATGAGCTTTACATCATTTTTGTTCCCTGCAAATGTGGGTACAAACGCAATTCCAAAGTTCTTTGATTCGAATAGATCTAACTATCCCGGTTTAGGCATACGTGTTGCGCTTGTCAATAGGGCCGCAGTACAAAGATCTTACTACGTATATGCTATCTTTGAGGAGTTTGGAGATCATTGCCGGTTTGGTAAGATAACGCAGGAGGCCTAATGTTTTTAAAATCAGCTCAACGATTTAGTTTCAATAAACCAGCCCCAAATAATCTGTACCATTTTCCAAGAGAACACAAGGCTGGATGGCAAGCTTTTTGGGAATCAATGGATGGGGATACGGATAAGATTTTAGATTTCGCTAAGAAGTCAGATATAGATTCGCCAGAGGAATGGTTTTCAGCGTTACATCTTTTCTTATTCGATGTTTTCTCCGGCAATCCAAATCTTCTGAAAGTCGCTTCTGGAAAATCCTTCGGCGAATTCCTAAAACAGGTAGCCGAAAACCACACGAAAGATCCAAAAGATAAGAACTGGTATGTAGAAAAAGGAATAACCAAAAATAAATTCATAGCGGCTTTGGAAAGAGCGGCGGATATTGCAGATGTCAAACAAGCAATTGGCTACGTAAACGCAAGAATAGTAAATTTAGGCTTTTATCTATACAGTGAATACCTCCTAGCTAAAACAGAAGGTAAATCAAAACTAAAGAGCGTAGCGTCAGGTATGAACAAACAAGCGTATGAATTGGAACACAAAGCGCTCGGGTATTCCCCTCTAGAAGATCTTGCTATCGGGGATAAAATAGGCCATTCTTTAGCACCACATAACGTGTTTATGGTAGTCGATGTGGTAAAGGATAATAGTACCATAGAAATGATCGTAGCTAGAGATCTCCACGGTAAGGCAGCCTATATAGAAGATATTTGGAATGTAACAGTAAATGCCTAGTACGTTCACTACGAATGATCTAAGTTTTACTGCTTATCTAATGTTGCGCGGAGCAAAGATGATAAAAGCGCACAAGTTAGGTAGGACATATAAGTTTTTATTGGATATGGGAGACCTATCAATAGACCTGTTAAAGGTTGAGTGGGTAAACTCTGATTGCGCAGAGTTCGATTCCAGAGTAAGAGATCTGAAAAAGATACTCTTTAGTGATACCCAATGAACTCTTTTACCGATTTTGATATTTTTATTTCTGGGCAGTCATCGTATTTGACTGTTTTTATAAAAGATCCTGGTTCTGAAGACCTAGTTGATGTATACGCTCCTAGTACGTTTTCCCTTATAGACATTTCTGATGATTCTACTAAGGTTACGACTACCTTTTCAGCGTCTGGGAGTACCGTTGTTGGTCACCCCGGTATTGGTGTGTATCAATATCTGCTAAATACAAACACGTATTCTAACCAATACCTTGCAATTTTCAGATGTGCGCTAGAGGGGGAAACTATAAACCAGAACATTTTTATAAAATCTGAACCAGCTAAGGTATTTGCTAGAGCTGCGGAACTGAGAATACAAGTAGATAAAGCTAGAAAATCGGTAAGTGATAGTATAGAAAATATGGATCGCGCCACGAATGAACCCGCAATTAACTTTTTCTTTGGGTATTCCGACGCGCATTTGATTTACTACCTAGAGCGCGGCGTACAAATCCTAAACGCGATTCCTCCTTACACTAATTTGGCTGTTGAGACATTTCCATGGGACCAGTATGGGAGCCTTTTGGTTGACGCCGCCACGATAGCTGCTTTGGAATCCCAAGGTATTTTTGCAATAGACACAGACTATAATTATAGTTTAGGCGGTAACTCTTTGGTTATTGACCATTTTACCAAGATCAATTCATTTTTATCTTCACTATTAACAAGATTTGATAAGGCAGCCAGGTCATTCAAGCAGCAATATCGATCTAAGGGTATGGTCATTTTCCAATGGACACCTGGCGGTGTAAGATCCGCTAGAATGTTGCGCTCCCTGCCAAGTGAATTTTGGTCTCGGTTATTCAGTTCTACCTCCGTGTAAAATCAAGTGAATTTACTCTAATTTACCCTCTAAATCACCTTTTGGCACATTGGATTTCTGATACTTCAACTCTAGGCCTTGACAAGTGCCTATTCGTGTGTTAGTATACGTGTATGGGCAGATCTACTACCTCAGTAGCAAAAGGCCCAGTTGAAGCAGGAACTACCCTGTGCTCTTATGGGCACAACACGGAAAGCAGAATAATGGATCCCATCTACTGCGAAACTTGTGGAAAAATACTTTCTGAAAAACAATTAGAAAAGGGCCGCGATGCCAAACGTACAGTAAAATATTGTAGTCCTGCCTGTTGGGGAAAACGCCTAAGAGAATATAATTACGATCATACATTTTTGGATACCGACTCTGAGCTTTCAGCATATTTTATGGGTTGGTGGACGGCTGATGGACATATTGATAAACAAGGAGCGGGTGTATCGATTGTATCAGTGGATAAACAGCTTATAGATGCTCTGGTATTAGGCACTAAGTACAATAATATCATTAGTGCATATTGTAGAAAGCGCAAAGACAATGGGGGTGTTTACAAAATAGAATACACCCTTCGGTATGCTGGAAATGTATCTAAACGTATCCAAGAAATGGGTTATCCTCCTGGAGCTAAAGGTGGAAATGAGCATTTTCCTCAGCGTTTTTATAACGACAAATACTTTTTTCATTTCTTGCGGGGATTTATAGACGGAGACGGCACAAACAGTATACATAAAAAAGGTGATTTAGGCGTTTCCATGGTCAATATGTCAAGAGGCCTCTTAGAATCCATTCATGCGTGGCTTGTGTCTAATAAACTAATTCGTGGTGGATATATAAATGAAATACGTCCAAACTTCTATCGTTTAGCCTACGGGCATTTCGATAGCGTTCAAATTTGCAAACGACTATACGAGAATCACACCATTTGTTTGCAAAGAAAATACAAAAAATACTTAGCGGCTAAGGATTTCATACAAGGATGCGTTCCTCAAACAAACGCCTTTTGTACTGTTCCTGGCTGTGATAGGCCCTGCAAGGCCAAAGAGCTATGCGCAGAGCATTATGATAGTATGTACCATAAGATCTACGCAGAAACTCATAGAGAGGAAATAAGAGAGAAGAACAGGCGGTATAGTGAAAAGAATAGAGATGCGATAAACACACGGCGGCGTGCGGATTATGTTGAAAATCCTGAAAAATATAGGGAACAATCTCAGAAATGGCGTGAGGATCATCCTGATAAGGTGTTGGAAGCCAAAAGAGCGTATATAGAAGAAAATCGAGAAAAAGTAAATGAATACAAACGTAATTATAGAGATAAAAACCATGGAAAAGTGATTGAACAAGAAAGAGCGTCGCATTGTAGAAATATAGAACAAAGATTAGCTACTTCCAGAAAGTACAAAGCTGAGAATAAAGAAAAAATGGATGCTTATAATGTCGAATATCGGAAAAAAACAAAAGAAAAACGTCGAGAATATGACCGGCAGCGATATTTAGACAAGAAATCTGCATAAATGCTGATAGTAGCCTTGCCGCAATCAACACTTTAATTTCCTATAAATAGTTTGGTGTATACTCTGCTACGTGTTTGATTCCAGATATCATTTGGATATTGGGTGGTGACAATCCTTGACGTTGCCGGGATTAGAGATGGGACAGCTTAGATATATCAGGCAGGGCAAATGCGTGAGGTGTTAGCATTCCAAAAAGCGAATGGCCAGAGAAGTTTTTGAAGTAAAGGAGAAAGAACATGACAATTGCTAATGACTGGGATGTCAACTACGCAGCTAAAGTGATCTCCCACGTCGATGGGATTTTGACCTACACAGGTGGTACTGGTACACAGCCTGCCGTTGGGGAATACATTCTTGGTGCTACTAGCGGAGCACTTGGGAAGGTATTGGCTAGAACAGGCACTATAGGTGATGGTACACTAACGCTTACTAATGTTATTGGTCAGTTTGTAAATACCGAAATTTTGGATATCCTAAGTTCTGTTGATTTTGACACGGTGGCTAATGGCGGATTTGCTGTAGGGGACACCATTGTAGACCAAGTAACCGGCTCTGTACTTGTGAAGTTTATTGAGTACAATATTGATGGTACAGCGGGACATGGGACTATTTACGGTACTACATTCACTTTATTCACCAATAACTCACAATTAGATATTTCTGGTGGTCAAACTAATGTAGGCGCGGCTGATGGCGTCGGTGTGGACAACGACACCGCATTTGATGCTACCGTGTCTGGGACGTTGGCAGTGCCGGGTACAGCAAGTACCAACAATTGTGTGATTATTCACTATGACGCTGGTACGATAGCTGTTCCGGAAGACGCACACATTCAGTCGTCGGTTTCTACCGCTGAAGGGTACGCACAGCAGGTAGTGGGGTCAGTTACTATTGGGTCAATCCGAGTTATAGACAGTGACACTACTGGTGGTGCCTGGACTGACGGTGAAAAAGTACGTATTTTGGATTGTGTATACTATGACGCCCTTACTGCTGGTAAGGTGTTCTCTGAAGGTGATGTTATCAAAGCTGTATTGGGGACCACACCAGACGCCGTTGGTCGGGTGCTTGCAGTCATTGACGATGGTGATAGCACCGGTAAACTCGTTTTGGCGGGGTTTAGCGGGACTTGGCAAGATGATAATGAAATCCATGTTAAACAACCCGATGATACTTACGTCAAGTATGGGGAAGTAGAAAATACTACCGCTAAGTATCTTGACGCAGCGGATATCAACATTCCTTCAGGAGTGCGATCCGTTCAGCGAGCCGACCAAGGCGGTATTTTCCCTACCGGGTCATTGAACTTAGTCCGGTCCGCTAACGCCTTGTATTCATACGTGCAAGATCTATATGACGAGTTGGCCGCGTTGGATGACTTGCCACCCCTTGATGGTAACGTGAAAGACCAGTTGTACACCGTGCTTAACGACTACGTTATTCCTGATTTGAGCTTCAGGTTCTTGGAAAAAGGTTCATTCAAAGATTCAGGAAACAACAACGTCTTTACGAATATCCAGACTACTGGTGCCATTGCTGATATTGGTGCCAACGCCTTCTTCTATTCTTCTTCAAATGCCTCACCTCAACCAGATATGTATGTTGAGCAAGATGGCGCGGTTATTAGACAGGACTGGTTGGAAGGCAATCTTGATGTTTTGCTAAAGACAAAGACATCGACAAGACCTGCGTATATCAATCCTACTGTGCAAGCACTGGGTCAGTTGATCAATGGTGGTGCGTTCACAACCCACGTTCGTCCATACACGCGCACGTATGACTCCAACGAAGTTACACAGGTCGGCGGTGTGGCCGTTGTCGCGTTGGGTAACGCAAAGGACTTGAACAACACGACTGGTCAATACCGTGCGGCGTTTACTACTGGCGGTGGTGCCACTGCGTTTACTGTAGGTGAAGAGATTACTACTACCTCCGGTAAGCGCGGCATAGTTACCGCTTCTGATACCGGTGTAACCGGTAACGTAGATTATGCACTAAAATCGGGAACTAACCTGGTTGATACCGATGTGATTACTGGAGTGGTTAGTGCTAAGACCGCTACTGTATCTGGCGCACCGTCTAACTTGGTAGCTGGTTATGGTACAAATATTAAGGTCATGACTGTCAGCCGCAGATTCTTAGGCGGTACAACCACAGTAGCAGCATTTATAATTGGTGAAACGGTTCAGGAAGCAACCACTAGCGCTACTGGGTACATATTGGAAGATGATGGAGGTACCTTATATGTGGAAGACGCTACTGGTGCCTTTAACGGAACTTATCAATTAACGGGTCTAGTTTCTGGTGCGCTTAATACACCTACATCAACCGCAGATTACACTACAGTACCGAAGGATATTGGTGGTGGTGTTGGCGACAAGGACTACACTGCCGTAGTTTCTGGTAATATTACTGGTGCAGGTCCGCAATTGGTAGCAGCGGTTTACGAATGGTGGAAGTTCCTGCTGCGCAAAGAGAGCGTATTACTTCAGGGTGGCCCCGGTGTAGCAACAGGTACACAAGGACGTATTTATCGGAAACTAGTGTCTACCTTTGCAGAAGTTCGTGGTGCATCACAGTACGGAACCAAGGCTGGTGCGTTGGTCATTGGCGCACAGGGCGTGTTTATCGAGAAGTTTACCCTGCATACAGACAACATTCGTAATATCCAGTTGATCGACAACCTAGGTGATACCTACAACCCACCCAACCTTCAGGTATTGGCGCTGGCCAACCTAGTTGCGGGTGTGCGCGGTGCAGTTTATCGGTCCGCAGGATCGGGATCAGAAGTCATCCTGCGAAGCGAATTCAAGGTCGGTGCGGTTGGTGGTGGGTATAACCAGTCTGCTAATTCAGACATTCTGGTAGCTGCGCAAACGAGAACAGTTACCCCGCTGCCTAATGATGTTCCCGATACAGGTGTGTTGCGCGTTCTGGACCCCAGCAACACAGGAAACTACCTGAGATTCATTTATGATGTTGTGGACAGAACGAATAACGTATTTTCACTCCAGCAGGGTATTGGGCAAAACACCATTGGTGCTGTAACTGGCGCTGTGGACTTGGTTGCTGATGATTACTGCCACGTTGTTTTCCTGGAGAAGGAATCTATTGGTACGTCAATTAATAACACTGTTCAATACATTGGTGATGTGGATCTGTACGCAGTTGCCCGCATAAAGGGTAAGAAGCCATTCAAAACTACCGCTACCTTTGGATCTACTGGGGTGAGCATCGGCGCTGTGCTACAATCTGATGAAGTTGTGAACCTGCCGTAAATAAAGAGTTAAATGACAGTTCGTGGTGACATTACGGTAGACTGGACGCAGCGACTGGTCGTGGTCGCTGCTCCGTCTACTGATGTCGCTGTACAAGATTTACATGATACCCTTGTAGTTGCGGAGACTAGTTGGGATGGTATTGATGAGCCTGCTATTATAGACAGTGGTGGTAAAGAAACGCTAGATGCAAATACAAAGGTAGGAATAACTGCTACGCTACAGGATGCAAAAATACAATTTGAAGATCGCAGGACCTCCGCAGAAATAGGGACAGTAACTACAGCAGACTCTGGCGGCGTATATTTAACAGACTCTGCTGCGCATTTTCAAACAAACAAAGTTGTTAATGGATCAACCGTCATTAACTTTGCTGATCAGTCAATTGGAACTGTGTACGAAGTTTATAGTGAGACTGAACTAAAACTAATTAACCAACTGTCTGGTGGTACCGACAACGAATTTGAAATAGGGGATGACTATAGAATTTATAATATTGATGTATGTCGCTTGTCTGGCGGCAACGTGGTAGCTGTTAATGTACTTGGTGATTATGTTACACCCTTTCAACCCACATTTGGCGTTGCATTCGACCGGACATCTTCTGCGTCTGCTACACTGCAGGAACTGGCGGATATTCAGTACGCCAGCTACAACGGCGGGGTGACGGTGGATTTGAGCGGTATCTACAGCGGAACTACGTACCCGGCTGGCACACCGCGTGAGCCGTGTAACAAATTGTCCGACGCAATGTTGATAGCAGAAGAAAAAGGATTTACGGTCATATATATTGTTGGGGATGCTACCATTAACTCAGGCGATGATTATACGGGCATGTCTTTTGTTGGTGAATCTAAGAACAAGTCCATATTGACCATTGAATCCGGCGCGATAGTTGATAGCTGCGAATTTTATGAAGCTACCGTTCAAGGAACCTTGGACGGAAACGCAAAGCTCAAGGATTGTAGAGTTTTAAACTTGAACTACATTTACGGAGTAATAGAATCATGCATGCTCGGACCGGGGACCATCGTTTTAGGGGGAGGACAGAACGCACACTTTCTCGATTGCTGGAGCGGCGTGGTGGCCGCCGGCACTCCAGTAATCGATTTAGGCGGATCCGGGCAAGGTCTGTCCATAAGGAATTACAACGGAGGAATCGAGCTGACCAACAAGACGGGCGCGGACGAGGTGAGTATCGACTTGAACAGCGGTCTGATAATACTGGACAACACGATAAATGTGATCGACAAGGAAATAGTGATCAGGGGGATCGGAACACTAATTGATAATAGTACAGGTGCACCTGTTGATTCTAGTGAGCTTTCTAATCCTACCACGATTGCAGCAATCATAGATGATACTCTATCTACTGTCCACGGCGACGGCATTTGGGAAAGTTCTGGGGATGCAGATTGGACACCGGCAGAGCGTAAACAGATTAGGGACGCATTAGGTGTTGCCGGGGATAAGGTTACGGCTAGTGGTGGACAACTACAAAATATTAAATCAGTTATCAATGTAGTGTCATCTTCTGTAGAAACGGTAAGACAAGTTTCAGTTGGTAGGTGGCGCATAGTGAACAATCAACTAATATTATTTAAAGACAATGGTACGGATGTGCTTGTTAAGTTTAATTTGAAGAATAGCGCAGGGCAACCTTCTACACAAGAAGTATATGAAAGAGTTCCTGCACAATGAATAGAATAATTACTCTAGGTTTGGGTGGGTCTGCTACATGCATAATACTACAAGGATTCCATTTTATAACATATATAGGTCAAATATTTGTACGGGTGCTGAAACTTACTTCTGATATCCTATTCTCAGTGCATAAAACATCAAAAATACGGCGTAAGTAATGGAAATAACATTGGAATCAGCGATAATTGTAGCTATACAGGATCTATCGACTATAGTTAATGTATTTGATGCGGAATCTCCTATACTTGACTTTATTGCATTGGGTACACGCATATACGATATACTAAATCTAGAATCAAGTATTACACCCATTAGTACGGTAATTCAATAATGAAAATATATAAAGATTCTATTGGTTTGCTGGTACAGGTGAATTGTAATGAAGATATATCGAATGCGTCTCAGCTTTTAATATTTGTTAAAAAACCGAGCGGCAGAGTAATCACATGGACCGCGTTTAAAATACAGAATTATCCGACAAAAATAGGTTATATTACAGTATCGGGAGATTTGGACGAGATTGGGACGTATAAGGTACAGGTACATGTTACATTTCCTAGTTCTGGATGGGTTGGATTAGGAGAGACTACGACATTCGAAATCCTAGACGATTTTATGTAGCTTTTAGGACTGAAATAAAATGAGTAAAGTATACGTCGGTACTATCGGATTAGATATAATTTTAGATACGGGCAGATCATTATCTGAGGCACTTGTTACGAATATAAAAGCAAAGACACCCTCTGGAACAGAAATAGATTGGGTGGGGGTTGTTTATGATACAAAGAAGATAAAGTATACGACTGTAGCTAATGATTTAGATGAGCCCGGATCTTACATACTTCAAGCGTATATTGTTTTATATAGTGGTTTTGTAGGAAGAGGGGATAGCGTTCGCTTGAAGGTGGAAACACAATTTAAGTAATGCCTACCTGGAAAAAACCATATTTAGTCAGAAGATCTACAAAGATTCTATCCTTTGCGGTGCGGCAGAATTTTACCCTATTGGAAACGGGTGGAGAAGCCTGTTATTTGTTACAGCGAAAATCTGCTTCTAGTTCACCTTTTCAATTACAATCCAGGAAAGTAGATACAATTGATAAAGCTATAGTTTCGGGATACGGGGCGGATCCGGATACAGGACATTTGCGATATCTTCTCTGGCGGGAAGGAAGAGATGATGCAGACGAATATCCGGATATCAGATCGGTTGTTACTACGGTAACCATTCCTGCCTCTGGTTCGGCAGTTTGGGAAGCGTCTGTAGACAAGTATTCATTCATAGCCGATAGACAAGAGTATACATTTGATATTATCCAAGATGAATTGGACTCATCTGGAAATGAAATAGATGATTCTGTGTATATTGTGTTCAATACTCCACCATTTACAACTAATGGAACGGTTTTATTGAATTATGGGTCTATAAACCCATTGGTTAACTTTGCTGGGTTACAGCCGGTCAGGGATAATCAAGAGGGGTATCAATTATCCCTATTTGGCTTTGATCAGTGGAGATCTCCTAATTCACGTATCAGAAGAAGAATAGCACCAAATGCGTTTTTGCTAGCTTTTCCTGGTGTCCTAGCAGATTTTAGAATAACCGATGGTGGTTTGTTACGAGAAACGCGAGCGGCTTTTTGGACTACACCACCCCCGTATAGTCCAAAAGTAGAGGAACACGATGTAATTGTTAGATCCTCTACGACACAACGGTTTCAACTGGTAAATTATACACCAGTTTATATAGAAAACGTACTAGTATCTCAGGAATTTGATATGGTGGAACTAGATCCAAGATCCAGTATCTATAATATTCCGATAGATGAAGGTTAATCAATGGCTATCACTACGTATTTTCGCGGTATTCGATTCATAAAGGATTATATCCGGAAATATCTCTTGTCTATTTTCTATGCGGCTAAAAAAGAACAAATTACGTTTACTGATGGGTATAAACATATAAAATTCTCGCGAGACGTTGAGGTAATCAAGCGTGCTTCTTGGGATTTTAGAAAGATTCCAGCTGTGCTAATCGGAGATGCTCGGGTAGAGTATCAAGTAAAGTCTATAGCCAAGGATTTTGTAGACGAATCTCAGTACAATGAAACAGGCAATCCGTTTAATGACGTGGTTCCTCAAACCGATCAAAGAGTTTCGGGTGGAGATATTAGTATAACCCTTTCTTTAGATATACGCGCTACTACCACAGAAGAACGAGATAATTTAGCAGATATTGTATGTCTTTATTTGGCACACCCAGATGCTAAGGATTATCTGCTAAAACAAGGGATAGCTATAGAAGGCGCACCGTCCGTTAGTGGGGAAAAAGAAATTGCGGAACCAAATACGGATTATCCTATTTATTCTTCTATGCTTACTGTTAGATTTATTACTCCCTGGAGAACATATATGGATGCAGATCCAACGCTGGAAGCAATTCTTGTGGATATTGAAGCTGAACTGGACTTCGACGCCAGTTAAATTATATTCCGGCTAATGGACTAAACTGTTCTAAGATTGTTGATTTTTCTATACTAGGAGACCAACATGGCTTTAAGAGTCCCAGGAGCTATAGTTACTATTACGAACGATACGGGTATTATAGCCGCTCCTTTGTTTGAGCGTTTTCCGGTTATTATTGGACAGGGAGATCCGTTTAGAATTGTTAGGAATCAAGAGGTTGTTAGAAGTTCCGGGGTTGTTGATCAGCTTCGCAGTGTAACAACCATAAATGAGATCGTGTCTGTTGGGGATCTGCCGAATATTGCCAATTATACCGCTGTAACAGATTATGTTCTGGCTGCTGGAAATACGATTAGTTGGAATGGAGCTTCTGATAGCCCTACATTGGGAGAAACATATTACGTCACGTTTACCGAAAGTCGGCCTGCTTCTGCGTATGATCCGATGCTGTACTATGACGAAAATCTGATATATGCAAATCATGGAGAAGGTTGGAGAACGAATGGAAATATCAATGATGTTTCTGTGGGTGGTTCTCTGGCTTTGAATGCCGGTGCAAACGGTGTAATTATTGCTCAACTAGATTTATCTGCTTTGACCGATCCGGATACCCCCTCTTTGGCAGATTTGGAGACGGCATTTATTGCTGTTCGGAATAAACTAGATGAAATCACGGACTATAAGCTATTTCTAATCCCGATGTCCAGTGGGACGCTCGCTACAACTACGGCTGCGAGTATCTTTTTCAATCACGCTGTTCTTGCATCACAACCAGAGAACAAGCAAGAAAGAACTGTGCTTGCTGCGCTAGGTAGTGGTACAACGTATCAACAATTTGCCACATACGCGCAAGCATACGCGCATGAACGGATGAGTGTTCCGGCTATTCCGGATGCGACGGTATCCGTGGTTGGTTACGCAGGAAGCACCTATGATATGCGTTTTTACAATGCGGCTCTATCCGGGTTAATTTGTTCCAGAGGGATAGGAATAGAGGTATCTGGAGAAATTGTTCCTGGGATCACATTTGAAAGGAATTATACTCCAAAAGAGTTGAAATATCTGGTACAACGGGGTGTTTCTCCTGCTAATATTCGAGGAGAAGTAGTTCGAAATGTGCTAGCTATAACCACGGATACCACAAATGCGCTTACTGAAAGTCTTGGTGTTCAGGATGTCAAAGATTATGTGAAGAAATACTGGAGAGAGGCGTTATTCGCTGCATACAAGAATCGTAGGATTAACAGAAATCTACTTGCACAGATTAGAAGTTCGTCTATAAACATTCTAGAGCAGCTTATTGCTGATGAAATAATTGCGGATCAACGCGCGGTATCGGTTTCGCAAGATATCTCTGAACCTAGAAAAGTCAACATATATGGTAAGATCCAGCCAGGATATGGTCTACAATGGATGGACGTAAACTTCGTATTTGTTCTATCGTTTAGCTAGGAGGCACGCATATGGCTCCACAGAGACAAGTTCCGAATACACAACATAGTGTATTTTACTCGTATAGCATCCACGTAAATAATAGAGAGATCGGTTCGTTCGAGAAATTTTCTTCCAGATCTTCGCGCACGACTGAAAGGATTCGAGAAATTTTATTTTCCCGTGGGGCAGAAGTGAAAGAAATCGTTTGGGGTGGTACAGATATCTCCATCGATCTAAGTCGTGTTGAAATGTATAAAAAGGCGATGTTTGAAGCGTTCGGATTTGAAATCTTTTCGCTAGAAGACTTTAATCAGCCAGTAAGCATAACAGAATACCAGACAAATCCGAATAATAGTCAACGAATAATAACTTACGAAGATGCAGTCGCTTCTGAATGGTCTAAAGATGTGGATACTGGAACTGTCCGGATTGTTGAAAGTATGACTTTCCAGGTACGGACCATTCGAGGGCAACGAACCTAACCAGGACGAAACGTGACAACCAAACCAGATTTTTCAGAAACGCCTAAAACCCCCACCGTCTCTAAAAGAAGTATATCAGTATTGGACGATTTGTTCAATCTTGGATATACTACATCAGGGGATATCCTTCTCTATGAACATGAAGACAAGAGAATTTCTGCTGCGTTTAGAACATTAGTACCTGCTGAATTACGAGACGTACACGAGTGTATTGGTGCGTATAGTAGTATTGGAGCAAAGATTATTACGGAACAAATTGAATTATTGGCAAGAGGGGTTGTTATGATAAATAACATGCCGTTGATTCTAGATCAGCATGATCGAGAAGAACTCGCAAAGAAGGATAATGTCAAGGATCCTTCCCCACTTGAACAAGCACGGTATATCCTACTGCATAAGCTAAACTCTAAGCCTGTGCTGGATTTGTTATATGGGGCGTATATGGAATTCCTTGGAAATATTGATAAAGAATTCGAAGAGATTAAAAAAAAATTGAAGAAGACGGAGCCTTCCGCTTAGATTTATCTATTATTTCCTTCTTTAAAGTTCTTCCCACTGACCCACGCTATCAAGAACTAAATCTGATTCAGAAATTAGTATTAGCGTCTGTAATAGACCAAGATTTCAAGGAAAAAGTAGAATTACTAAAAGGTGTTCTGGATTCTATAAAAGTATATATAAATCCAGAGATTTACAAGGCAGAACTAGAAGCCAGAGGAGAGTACGTGGATCCATATAAGAAGGTAAACTCAGATTTTGAACGCCAGAGTAGGATCGGCCATGCTACTGGGTACACAAAACCTTCTCCGGAGATGCGCAAATTCTTAGACAAATTTTATGCTAGAGAAGAAGATTCTCCGGAGACAGTATATCTCTATGGGGAGCAAGGATTGGTTACAAATCAACTGACGGATGATGAGGCTCTAGGGTAATATGGCAGATCAGTTCAATTTAGATACTATGAAAGAAGCAGTCAAGCTTGCTAGTCAAGTAAAATTTAATTTAGAAAATATCCAACCAGCAAAGCTTGATACTGAGGCATTAAGAGAGGCTGCCTCTTTTATGGAATTGATGAAGAATAGCAGCGAAATTACAAAATCTGATTTTTTCGAGATTAGTCAAGCTATTACTTTATTGGGCAGAGAAAAAGCAAAAATGGCAATGTCCTCCTTTGTTAATCCTACAGATGCAAAAAACATTAAGAAATTAGAAGAGATGCTCAAAAGTATGGGGGTAAACGCTCGTGCTCTTCAACAAGTTTATGCAGAGCAGTTGAAGATAGTGGGTGGTCAGGGAACAAAGCTTAAAGATATTTGGAAAGGTATGAAAACTGGACAAAGTTTTTTGAATAAGTATACATCATCACTTACCGGTATAAATATTAGTATAGCTGGGATTCTTGCGCTTATTTTAAAAGTAAGTAATATAAATGATCGTGTTGGTTCAATGTCTCGGCAGATATCTGCACATTGGGGCGAAGGTGCCAAAAATATTGGGACCGCTGGGAGTTTAATTTGGGAGGTACAAAGTAAATTTGCGAAAACTGTGGACGAGGCTGGTGCGTATCAAAAGACATTAGCAATGGCGGGTATGGAACGAGAAGATCAAGTTAAACTAGCAAATGAAATATTGGCTATAGAACAGGAGTACGGTCAAACAGTTGGGCAGCAGCTTCAATACATAACAGGCTTAGTTGGGAATTTTAAAGAATTGGGTGACCTTGAAAAAGATCGCGCGAAACACTCCACTGTGTATATGGAAACTGTTAGACAAGTTACAAAAGATATACCAATGTTGAGTATTGAGGAATCCACTAAAGATTGGGCTGATTTGATTAATCTAACAAAAGCATACAATGCAGATTTGCTAGGAACATTGGGTATGTATAAAATATTAATGGCGCAAGACTTGGCTAAAGAATTAGGGCTGGGGGACACCCCTAGAGTAATACGTAAGCAAATAGGTGAATTTCTTGTAGGGATGCCTGCGAAGCTAAGTGATGGATGGAAAGCGGCATTGGGATCATTTATGGAGGGTTCCGAAACAAGAAGTATGGCTGAGAATTTGTTTACATTTGAGAGTGCTCCGATAGAGCAACAGATTACGGCACTTTCTAAGTTTATAGAGGCGCGGGTACCTGATTTTATGACTTCAGAGGGCATGTATAAGCTTCGTAATGTATTTATGGGAATGGGCAAAGAAGGCGCGGAAATGGCAAAACATTTATCTGAAGCTTTTGCAGCAGGTAAATTAACAGGGCCCAATTTGGAAAAGGTTTTGTTGAAAATTGGTAAGGAACGAGAGGCTGCGGGAGAGGCTCAAGCAGCTGCTCAGACCAATATGAATAAACTAATAGCATCTGGGGCGAAAATTGCGAAGAATTTAGTTGGGTTAGAGCAGCGACTACAGCGTTGGATTGAACTAGAACTATCTGGGCCAATTAGAGAGCTTACAACGGCTATTAGGGATGCTATAGCATGGGCAAAAAGTGAGAAAATGCCGAAAATACTAAGTTCAAATGTTAAAGAAGGTATGGCTAATATAGCTGATCTATATGTAAGATCACAAAGACAGAGCGCAACACCAGAACAGATCGCAAAACTAAAAGAAATAGGAGTATGGAGGGATCCTACTCCAGAATTTTCTCCTGCCGCTATAACCAGAATTGTTTCGAAGGGACAGAAACAGCACGGTCGGGAAACAGTAAAAAAATGGGCCGAGCAACGTGATTACGATATGCAACGGCTAGCGCAATTCCTATACGAGATGATGCTGGAGGACAAAAATAGAAGGATGGCAGTTAAAGAGCCACCAATAACCACTCCCAGAGCTACAACTAAAACATCAGGACCATAAAAGCAGTAATAAATGGCTCAAAAAAACCCAGCTAAGATAGTATTTGATGTTCTTTCTCCTGAAGGGCAGACTGAAAGGTTAACCTTCAGGAAATATGCTGGATCTAAACTTGCACAAGCCGCTGAAGGAGGCTCTCCCCCTAATCCTGATGTTATTGTTGTTCTAAAGGTCAATCCTGAATCAATATCATACGCGAAACCAAAAATTACGCAAAAGGTTCAAACAGCATCACCTAATCGGTTTGTTATTTTCGATTGGGGTACGGATTTAACAGTAATGAGCATTTCAGGGAATACAGGCAACTTACTACCGGACATTATTCAAGGTGGATTCAACCCGTTACAGCCAACCTTTGACGACTTGGCTGCAAAGATAGCTCCGGGGAAACAAGCCGGGGGTGTATCTAATATTATTAGCGGAGTAACCGCTGCGCATGTGGCTCCTGTAGAAACGGGTATATTGGCAGCAGCCGGCGGAAGCGTTACTCCAGGAGCAGTAAAGGCCCTCGCGCAGCAGGTGCTTATGGGTAAACTATCGTATTTTGAACTCATAGGAATGTCCCCTAAATATAAGACTTTTATGCGATTACAAGAATTATACGAAAATTTTGATGCGGATCAAGATGTTCTGACGCTAGAACTTGGAGAATCTATTTTTCGTGGGTATTTTCTAGATTTTTCGTTTACGCAAGAGGCAAATAGTCCGTGGAATTGGAAGTATTCAATAGTCTTTAGTGCCCTACAAGATCTGACCAAGTTTTCCAGACGTGGAGATGATACATTCAAGGAGAATAAATTCTTTGGCTGATCAAATTGCAGAATTATTGATTAAATCTTTATATCGAGGATACACCACATGTGGTCCTGGGCAGGAATACCGTGCGTATCATCCAAAAGTAGCGTTAAATTCATCCAGCTACATAAATGATGTTCCATACATCGTTCCGGATAACTTTTTCAGACCAGAGATATATGTTACGATAGATTTTACTCACCGATTTACCTTATCCTCTGAGAAGATCAAAGGTAAACGACCTGTCCAAGCGCATGTTTTAAAACAGACAGTTGTTAGACTAATAAAATTCTTTAATTATTATATCAGATATGCATATAGCTATGGAAAAAAGGAAGATTCTGGGGTACTTACTGAGGTAGATTTTGTAACTAAAGCAGCCGCAGGTGGCGACGAAGAAGAACAGTCTTTATTTCTCAATAACATTATAAATTTTTTCCTTACGTCCATGTCTGTTAATCGTATGAGATCGGACATCGGATCTGCGACGATTACATTGAGAGACAACCCAAATTATAGATACGGTAGGAGGGAAAATATATTTTTTGACTCTTTAGCGCCGATCCTAAGCCAAGTATTTGTACCAATGCTACCTGTTATGATCTGGGCAAAAGGCAGATTATACAAGGATTGGTATTTTCCTATCTTTGATGGGTATTTGATGCGTGCTGCGCCAGGAAATAGTGCGGGGTTTACATCTGTTGATCTTAATTGTAGAGACAGTTTAGAGATAGCCCGCATAAGTCAGGAAATGATAGACCCAGCGATTATTCAGCAAGACGAATACAGGCAGCAATCTAGCATTAACATTTATTCTATGCCGTTGTATGGTAATGACCATATGGAAATATTCAAGAAAATGTTCCATGGGGGAGCTATCGTTTATAACCCTGAGCAACAGAGATTTAGTAGCGTGGATGAAATAAAAGTATCCAGTGAACGTGAACAGAAGGACAGTTTGAAATTTGCTCGTTTAGGAGATTTTGCTTCTGCGGACGAGTACGAGGGTGAAGTCTTTCCTGGGGAAGTAGCAGATAATCGAGGAATTCATAAGGATGATTTTAGCATATATTATGCTTTGAATAAAACATCACACAAAAAAAGAAAAAGATACACGGTTAGTTGGGGAAATTCGATAACCCCATACAGAATTTTCAACGTTTCGGGGAATGTACCTACGACAACTTCAGAATTTTCTAGTAGGCTGGATATTTTACGAGATATATCTAGTATGGTTTATTATGATTTGTACGTTGATGGGTGGGGGAACGTGCAATACCACCCGATGCGGATTGCTAATAATTTTTTAACATATGATATTATGTACATGATCTCAAATAGCGGAGACAAGAAACAGTATTGGCATAAAAATACGTTTCCTGGCTGTCAGGTCATTGGACCGGAGGAGATTGTTGCTGTTTCTAAAAATTTGAATATTGAATCAATGGTGACATTTCTTCGTTTGATGGGTTATCCAGATGTTGCCGTGGCTAGCCAGGAGATTATTCAACTTGGATTATTAGGATCGTATACTGATATGCCTCTTTTACAGCGGTTTGGTTATAGAAGAGCTAATGTGGAGAACAAATTATTTAATAGTAACCCGGAATATTTATGCAGTGACGGAAAGACTAGATCTTTTATGGATTTAGCCGCAGAAGCATTGTTAAAATATTCAAATTCTGAGCTGTATACATTAGAGGCTAATATTATTTTTAGACCTGAATTAGAGTTGGCGATGCCGATATTCATGCCAGATAGCAAAGAAGTATTCTATCTTCATTCAATTAATCATTCTGTTACTATTGGTGGTGATGCGAACACCACCGTAAGCTGTAACTTCGGTAGAAAAGACAAAGATGCCCCACCAGATATGTATAATTATATTGTAGCTTCTCAAACCATGCGAAAATTTAGCGGGAAAAAGTTAGTTACGATTGATGATCCCCTTACAGGAACAAAAGTAGATATATCTCCGTTACCGCCAAAATCTGAATTTCCTGTGAGAACAGATAAAGAACTTGGGGACCGGGCGGATGTTTCTTTTGATGAGGGTGAAGATATTGAGGATGATGGGTTTGCTTTTGGACCTGCTGGATCAGAGGAAACAGACCCCTATAAATATAAACTAGCTAGACAACACCAACTTACAGACACACAAAACAGCGTGAAAAGGAATGAATAGATGTCACTATCAAATATAACAGATGATCCCATGCTTTCTGAAGCCCAGGTATTCGCGGTATACCCCAATGAGCGAGTTATAGACATAAATTTGCTAGGAAAAGATCGACAATTACAGAGAGTTCTAGTTGTAAACACACCGAATAATTACTCTTTTCCACAAATCGGAGATATTGTACTAGTTCTCATTCTTCAGAGTAGATATTATTGTATAGGGACGGTTGAGCACGGGTATCGAGCTAAAGTAGATGGAACGTATATAGATAAAAGTACGGGTAAGAATATCATTACAAAGAACGTTCAACCTGGAGAAGTGTTTCTAACTAATTTGGCTCGTAGACTATGGTTGTATTTGTCTAATAGTGGTAATTTTTCTTTAATGAGCGGTGATAATGATGGGCTCGCGTACTATATTAAGAATCGGTATCTTCGCCTAAAGGGACAGGTTACTCAAATTATAGGAAGTGGAACTACCGCTTCATTCGGGTACGTTTTTAGAAACTTAGGAAAAGGGTATCAACCGGTAGCAAGTAAGGATAACCCGAGTACTCCAGCGATAGAGGCGCTGATAGACATCGCGCAACAATCTCTCAGGGTAGTTCGATTTCAAATAGGAGAAATTAAAAACGCTTTAGGTATAGACGAATTAAGCACTTTTCCAGGTAATTTTCTAAAAGCAATTATAGAAGTATGTCAGGCTGGTATACCAATAGCAGGATTAAAGATGGATGATGGGGGAAACGTTGAATTATCCTCTCTTCTCGGCAAAACAATGATAGATGGGATACAGGTACAGCTAGGCGGGATATCTGCTGCCGAACCAGTTATAAAGGGGGAAACATATACTGCCTCAGAATCGGCATTTTTGGATTCTATGACTATATTTGCGACTGCGATGACTGCTTTTTACACAGCTTTGGTACCAGCCCCCCCGCCTATTAGTGCGGCAGCCTCAACTATGTTACCCGCTGTAACAGCTTTTAACTTGGCGATTTCAGCGTTTAAAGCAGCGCTAATACCGTCGAAATCTTTGAAGGTAAAGACAACCTAATTGTCCAAACGATCTAGAAGGGACACAACATATCTTTCGATCTTTGATTTAGAATCTATTCTACAACCGGCGGCGGAAGGATGACCACCACCACCTAGTTTCTTTGCTATATTAGATATATCTACATCTTTTGATCTAAAGGAACACATACCTATGGTAGGATTTACGATCACGATGTATTTTAGATCTTCACAATCCGGGTGTACGAGAGCAGCGTGCCCAACTTCTGAGATATAATCCGTAGCGAACAATATTTTGTAAGTATTACCAAGATCGTCCATATGGTACGCGGCTTGTAGTAATTGATCTTCTATGACCTTTTTGACATATTCTTCTTTATTTTTATTCAGGTATTGAATGATTAAACTATACGGTTTTTCGTTGTCCGCAGTTGGATTGGTAGAAAACGTTTCCACAAAATCGTGTGTACCAATGAACCTTAGCAGTGTATTTAGATTTTCTCCCCGGGTACGAAAATTTGACTGTAATTTCCAAAGATCCCAGGCGTTTATTGCCTCGACTAGCTCAAAATATAGATCCTTATCTGGGATATTTGGTTGTAGGTATTGTAAAACTAGGCGCGTTCCGCATGAAGTGCTTTCGTAGGTTGCCCATGAGTAATTCGATACCCAGGACTTGGTTTTGTGGTGATCCAGAAGGATTACTTTAATCTTATTTCTATGATATGTATCTAATTTTTCACACATTTCTTCAGAGGGTGTAATGTCTGTAATCAGTAAGGTGTCATTAGCTGCGTACTCATTGCTCTCTAAAAACGCATTTAGATTGTGATCAATAGATTCGTAATTATTATATATTACTGTAGACAAATCCATTTTTGCAGCGTTGCATAGGATAACAGGACCGACGCCATCTAGATCATCGTGAGTAAAGATGTGAAACATACGCACCTCCTGGGTGTATTATACGATAGGCACGCACACCCGGAAGTTAAATTACCAATAAAGAAATAAGATAGGCTAAAACGAGTGACAACGGAAGTAAAAAATGTTGAGTGTTTATGCGCTTTTGTTCAAGCTCTTGGACAGGGTGTCGCTGCTACATTGTCAACGTTTATCGGGTCAGTGATCGGGTTATTGGAGCTTGCAAAGGTTGAAATTCTTTTGGTAAGTAATTTAGAAAATTTGGAGGATCTTGGTAGGAAGCTGGCGTCTGAACAGGCATTAGCGGTATTAGAACAGGGAGTTCAACCAGTCAGCGCTGTATTTGCTATGATTAACGCCTATACAGCCCCGTTTGCGGATTGTGATCCAGTATCCTCTTTTGCTTCGGTATTAAAGGCAGCACAAGACGTTGTTCTTTCAGAGTTTGATGACCTAAGTTTTGAAATTCAGCAATGGGGCGCGGCGATAACTGATAGACAGAATGAGATAGAAAGACTAGATAGGCTTATCGACATTTTAACGCAGATACAATCAGCAATTGATGAATGCGGAGATGTATAAGTGACGGTTACCTACCAAAGCGATTTTAAGATAAGTTTGGCGGATGAGGTTACCGGGAGGATGACTCTTGCTTTGTCCCCAACTGGTGATATTCAGCTCGTAGAAGGCAAGGAGAAGCTTGCAGAGCAGTTATTATTCGCTATCGTCAACGACAACGTAAGTGTTTCTAATCTACTCAATGCACCAACAATATCGACAAGGGCACTAACAGCTCTAATGCAAGCAATACTTCGTGATTTTAAACAGAATCAGATAGAATACACGAATAAATCGGATCCAGAATTGAACGGGCACCTGATCTTTAGAAAGAAATCCGGTACAACGGCCAATTTTGAACGAGTTTCCAAGGAATATGTATCATGGAGGTTTACGGATACGGATCTAGAAAACGGAATATTATACGATTACGGTGTTAGAAAGGTGTACAATGGTATATTTACTACAATGTTTGTTGATTCATTTACCATAGTACCGTCTAAGTTTCCAAGAAACCAAGTAATTACAATAGGAAGTGAATCTGTTGCATGGAGTGGGGATCAGACAGTCACATTTTATATAGATTCAAATAGGTATTTCAAAAGGGCAGAACTGTTAGGGACGATTATTCGGATAAATTCTTATGGGGATCCTCGGGAACCCAGGAAACAGATTGTAGACATTTTAATTCAATCTTTGGATGATGCACATGTCAGTATAAATTCCAGAATAGGAAACGCTTTGTAATGGCTAAAAAATCAATAGAAACATTAGTTGGTGAGCACAAAACGTTTTTGAGAGCGTATAATTATCGCTTGGATACGGGTGATAATAGTTTAGCGAAAGCTCTGATTCTATATCCGTATTCAGTAGCTGGTAAAGCGATCCTAGGAGAGGTGGAAAAAGTAAGGAATCTGCATATATTATCCTATAATGAAGGACCAGAAATAGATGCTTTCGCGACCGATTATAAACGAGAAAGAATAATCGGAAGATTTGCTACGGTTACTTTGACATTCTATTCTACCACCGTTCCAACTACAAACGTGGTAATACTAGCGGAGACGCAAGTACGCACATCCGGTACTGCGTTCGCATCTCCTGTAACGTTCTCAACAGTGAGTGAGGCTACTTTTTCTATTGCTAATATAAATAGTTATTACTCTTATGATAGAGATCGGTATGAATTTTCAGTTATTGCTCTCTGTGATACGATTGGAACAGTAGGAAATGTAGGGGCGCTAACTATAAATCAGATATCCTCCCCCGTATCCGGTTTGAATGGGGTCGCTAATCTACTTGCTGCGGCCGGTGGAGAGGATGAAGAAAGTGATGAGGATCTTAAATCCAGAATAGAAGAGGCGAAAACAGGGCGAGATCTAAACGTAGTAAAAGGATTAAGTGGGTTTGTCCGATCCGCCGGGTTTTTGGATGCTTATCCTGTACGAGTTGAAGATGCAGCCGCAGAAAGATCAACGGGTGTAGATATTTTTGTAATTGATAATTCGCATGCTTCGGCTACGGATACTTTTGCGTATGATCCATCCAGAGAACGCTATTATTTTAATAATCGACCTGTGAGTGCAGTTGGTTCTGTCAGAGGATCAATTGCGGGGATCCTTAGTTCTTCTGATTATGATGTAAATATAGATAATGCTACTGAATATAGAAGAAGCACCCTGGGAATGGACTACATTAGTTTTAGAGCAAGTGCGTCATTGGTATCTGGGGAAACTATTACGGTAACCTATACCTATTCAGAATCTATAAAACAGGTGCAGGATTCTTTCGATTTGAATGAAAATGATATTCTAACATCTGATATATTGATCAAACGCGCGTATCCTGTATATTTGAGGCTGAACGCTATATTAACTCTGACAGCCAATGCGGATGGTCCTGCAACTAGAAATAAGGCTAGAAACGCTTTGGTTCAATTGCTGAGTACATATCGTCTGGGAACGAATATACAAAAAAGTGACCTGATAGTGGTTCTGCAAGAGGGCTATGGGGATTATCCGGTAGATACTGTGGATGCTGTGATAATAAATAGTTACTATTTAACTGATGAATTTGGTGATAGCTATTTGCCGACAGACGAGGTAATTTCTGTCAGCGATAAACAATATGTCGTTTATGGTCGGGCGGTTATAGTCTAATGACTGCATATAATTCATCACAATCTGGGTTTTGGGACGAGGTAGCCACTTGGGGCGGCGGCGGATTTCCTGTAAGTGGTGATACTGCAACTATTTTAGGCACGCATACAGTCACAATACGTGGGAATGTTACTGTTGGCACAAACGCTGGTATAACGGTTGATGCTATCATTATAAATGCTGGTGGAAAGCTGGCTTGGGATACTAACCCTACGAACGATTATACACTAAAATTGCGTGGACGTGTTTCAATTCTTTATGGTGGAGAGTGGCAGATAGGTACAGAAGCAAATCCAATCCTAGCTACACGTACTGTGACTATAGATATTGGAGAAACATACGAACACGCAGTCAGAGTACTCGGCACCTTGCGCGTTCATGGATCTCCGTCTTACCACATGGCTGATGCTACGAAACAGCGGACGCAACTGGCGGCCAATTCAGCAGCAGCTGCAACACAAATAATAGTACAAGATGCAGTTGATTGGGTTGCGGGAGACGTTTTGTGGCTTGCTACAGGTGGAGATAAGTTACAGGCCCCCACTGGCAATGAAAAAGTTACCATTGCTTCGAAAGCTGATCCATACACATATAATGTGAGTGCATTAGTCTATAACCATTTTGGTGGATCTACCTACGGGGATATGGTTGTCCATGCATCTCGAAATGTTACATTTACTGGACAAGGAGCGACACAGGGTTTTTCGTTAACCTCAACGGGGGCAACTGCTAATATACCAACTTTCGATCTTAACTGGTGTAAGTTTAAATATGGCGGTATGGTTGGCTCATTATATGTTATTTATGGATCCATAGTGACTGCTACGATCAGATGGGGCCTTAGTAATGTAACAATTAGAAATATCGTGATTGAAGATCCTGGAAATGTTTCTACTTTAACTTCGGGAATAACGTTTTATTACGCACCAATTGAACCAGATCCCGATTTCTCCCATTTGGATGAGATCCACGTATACGGATTTCCTATCTCAATCAATTTCAGTAGTCTTCGTGGGATAGCGCGTATGGGGCATGTGTCGTCTATAAAAACGACAACAAATGGAATAGACCTAGGCGGCGATGGGCTGATGATTAAAAGTTTTTGGTTTACTGGACCCGTTCCTCTTGGAATAGCTTGTATGCCATTAAATATAAGCTCTTCTTGTACAATCCAAATAGACTCAATAAAGATCCACAATGCATATAAGGGGCTATCAGCCGCCGGTGGTAATGACGAATATGCATCACCAGCGCATTGGCACGTAAAGAACGGAGAAATATATCATGTGATTGGGGGCACTACATCATGGGGTATTTATATGACCGGGGTGTCATACCTACCTGTTCTTGAAGTAGACAATGTAGATTTTTATGATAATCAACGCGGGGCCATTGAAGTTGCGATGGCGCACCAAATCATATATCTAAGAAATAGTAAGATCAACGCATGTGGGTTTGGTTTGCGTTTTGCGAGTGGTGGAAGTATGCTACGGTTAAGTAATTGTGAGTTTGGGGTAGATGCGAGAAACACGACCTACAATATATGGCTAGAGGATGCTGCTTGGAATAATCAATCATGGCGGAAGATCTTTGAAAAATGTAAATTCAGAATTCCTACAGCGCTTCCTGCTGGTGGGTATGATTGGTTTACAGAACGACTTCGTTGGGCTATTTACCAGTCAGATATGACTGATTGGCGAGATGCCTGTGAAGTTCCGGCCAAAAGTACCTACGAATTTATAGATTGCCAGTTGCTTGATGCATCTAGTGTTGACCAGTGGTCAACTGTGTTCCCCAATACAAATATTTTAGGTATTGTGGGAGGTAGCTCGCAAATCCATAAAACACATCAAACTAACGAAGCCAGTGGGTATATTGATGGCACGTTCCAAAGAAAATTATTACCATTTATGGGTCTGACAAGAACCCACATTACTGAAGCGTGTCCTATTCGGATTCCTGTTGCAAGCGGTCAAACAGTAACAGCCAAACTGTCATTCAAAAAGAACGTTTCGCAGATATCTTCAGATCTGCCAAAGTTGCACCTATTCGGATGTGGTATCAGCACTGAAGATACTATGCAAAATGTTCAAAATACTTGGGATGAATTAGTTGTTAGTGGGGTTGCACAAAACAATGGCGTGGTTGAATTGTGGGTAAGTTGCCACGGAATCCAAGATTATCAAGAATCAAATCCAGCGCGTACACCCACTACTGACATTAACTGGGCATACCCCATAGACCCTGGCGGCGTATCCGCGAGCACTGGGACATATAACTTAATTCTTTACTGTGATGGATTAGACATAACAATTGCTTAACTAGCTAAAGTTGAGACAATGGCATTATTTGGAGACAATGGCGTATTTCCGATTTGGGTGTGGAATGCGGATGTGTATGGTGATGATGGGGTGTTTCCACTTGGTCCGGGGTTTGGGGGGGTATCCGATGAAGCAAAAGATTTTATTGCTGAAATACTTATCGGTGGTGTGCCCGTTTGGAGTGCCCTTAACCAGATTCCACAACAAGAACTTTCTATAGATGTTTCAGGTTTTACTGGTATTTTAGATCTAGAATTTAGGATTAGAGGCTTGCCATGAGAATTATTTGGGTAGCTACGACAGGTAATGATATCTCGGGGGACGGAACGGAAGGACGCCCATATGCTTCAATAGACCGCGCCTTGTCAGATTTTACTAATGGAGATCAAATTCGTATTCTAGACGGTACGTATATACCTACGGATTCTGTAATTATTAGTGGTCTTGAGGGGTCTCTATTTTCTGAAAACCCATTAGCGGCATACATACAACCGGAAAAGACAACAAAACATCAAGCGTGTGTTGCAATCATAGACTCGCCAAGATTTTCAGTTGTTGGAGTTAATATTCTACAAGCTGCGGACGCAAGCGGAAATCTAATCGGGCTATACGTAGAAAATGTAGAAAATTTCTTGGCGTATACTTGTAGTATCTCTGACTTTGAAATACCATCTGGTGCCGGGTATGGAATTTACGCTTCTGGGGATGGTAGGATAGAAGGTTGTATAATAAAAAATATTTCCGGAGCGGGAGCGAGTATTCATGGGATACAGGGTGTTGGTATAGACGTGGTAGAGTGTGAGGTGACACATCTGTCGGGCGCTAGTGGATGTTTTGTGACGGGAATTGAGGAAAACGGATTAAAAACATGGTAGTATCTTCCATAATATCGGGGACAGGTAAAGCTCCCAAAAATATAGGGGTACTGGCCAAGGTACTTTTATCCGCCCCGGACATTACAGTGCAAGCGTATGAATGGGATCTTCTGAGTGCGCCTGAAAATTCAAACGCAGTCTTGTCAGATCCAACAATATCTACTCCCACGATTATTTTAGATAAGATCGGAGTTTATCTTATCCGATTAATTGCGAATAGGTACGAACAAACGATGAAGACGAGTACAATTGCATTGAACGTTCCAGGCGGTATAAGCCCAATGCCACCAGATCCGCTGTTTGCTACGGGCGGCAGGATAAGAAATTTCTCGTTTGAATTACCGGGCATTTTTCCTGGGTGGGCACATAACTGGATAACTAGAGATGATGCAAATGTTCTCAGTAACGGCGCGGGGATCACCAGGGGAAGAATTATACCTGCCAATTTTAATGTTAACAGTGGATACTACGCTATGTGTCTTGGGGATGACGACGCATTACCTCAATATTTCAGAGTCGGAGATATTTTTTCTATCTCGCAGGAAGTAGATTTTACAGATATGCATGTATTGAAATTTCAATTCAAATTCAGGAAATAAAGATGCCTGTTCCACTACCGGCCGCGTACATAGATTCTATACGGTTAATCAAAAACGAGACAACTGTAGTTAGAGGAAACGTTGTTTCTGATTGTATTGGTGATGATGTTACCGCATTCAAATTACATAACTGTAAAAATCTCGTATGTAAAGACAATAAGGCGCTTAGGATAAAGTCTAAAACGAAAACAAGTATTGGGTTTCATATATATGACTGTACTAATGTATTAGTTTTGTATTGCCCCGTGAGCCGAGCAAATACTGGGTTTTCCCTATCAGACATAGATATACTGAATGTATACAATATTACAGCACATAACGCTAGACGCGGTGTATCGATCTCATGCGACGGTACATTTAGAAATGTAGCGCTATCTAATTATGAAGATCATACCTACTATAAACTGGGTACTGGTTTCTTTGTTGGTGGTGGGACTGTAGATGTAGATTATCTTATGCATTTTGGATTAGAATCCTTAGTTGAAAGCGGCACAATTCTAGAAGGAAGTAATATCACAGAAAATCAAATTTTGTACTTGGATGAACCAAACGATGATTTGACTCCTGATTATGTATCATTGTTGAATAACGCGGGAACAGAAAACCCACTTCATAATGACTCCCCAGATATTGGGGGGGTTGAGAGTACAATTACTGATGAAATTACAGCGGACCCCAAGTATCTATACAATATCATAGACAATTCCTTTTGGGATATAGATAACGATAAGGCAGCAGAAATATCGTATATAAAGGCATTCCAAAGCAGAAGTGCCGCATCAAATGAAGCATTCCAGCGGCAGGTGTTGAGAGATTTGCACTTAAAAACAGCTTCATCGGTTGAGCGGTTTGCTGAACTATTTCCTATAAACGCTAGATATGCCAACAAAAACAGAACAAAGAAAAGGGTTATGGATGTCTGGTACGCTACACAAAACCCTGCTACGGTGTCTGCATATGTATCATCCATAGGTGCATATAACTTCTTCCCAAGTTTCCTGAAGAGGATGGAAGATTACGCGGATGGTTGGATTATTGGGCATTCCTATGTAGGATATGATAATTGGCTTTGCAGCTATTCTGGATTGAAATATGGAATATATATAGATGTGCTCGGTACATCGACAATGAACAAAGCTACATCAGGCGAGTGCTACAACAACACGATGAATTGTGTTGCGGACGCTGCCCCTGTTCGGTGGTTTTTACACGAAGAGGTTGAGCCGCCTGGATATTATATGTTTACAGATAGATACCACGGATTCGAGAATTGTAGTTTGACTAATATGATATATAATGATGATTTTAATATACAAATAGACCAAATAGCACAAGACGGCAGCATAATAACACCATTAATCCCAACCGCTGCCGCTGCGGCTTCTGGAGTTTCTACAGAAAACCATGCGCCGTCTGGAAATGTAGAAATTTCGTTACTTGATCGTGTGTACAGTGAGAGTGTTGACAGAAACGTGTATTATAGACAGGGGGACTCGTCCAGTACACTGAGTCCGTGGATAAGCGTGTTGCATCCAATAGGTGGTAACTTTAGTTTAACTTCTAAGTACGCACAGTTTAGAATAGACGTATCCGGTGTTCTTAGACAGATAGATTATGAGTTTATCGGTTTATGTCTAAGACCCTTTTATAGGGCAAGAGATTTCGCGTTGCCTATCGTGGATGTGGATGCTACCACAATATATATGGAATTTGAGCCCGGCGCAGCAACCGGGGATGCGATTAGTCCACCAGATTGGGATTCTTTCGTTGTAAAATTCGCGGATGATGGTGTTCGACATTCTTGTGGATGGGTAGTTCCGATACCACAATATTATATTGACAGAGCAGTTAAAGTTCTACGGATCATTTTTACTACTGACCTAGCTATGGCTGGAAACGCAATCGTGAGGGCGCGGTTTAGTAGTGTTGCAAGTGGTGCAATACTAAATCCGCTTGTTGAAATAAATAGTAGTGTGATAGTACAGAATGCGCAGGCTTCGTATGTAGACATTAATATTAGTCCTGTAATTACTAATACGAGTGAGTGGTTTATATTGGAGATAAGCCGCGATTCGTCAGATCCAGGAGATTCTTTGGCGGCTGATCTGACGTTCTTAAACGGTCGAACACTGTAAGGGGTACTTATGGCATTTTTAGAATTTGTTGCTGGGGCTGCCGCTAAAGATGATGTCAGCGGACCTACCGAAGATAATTTTGGATTGGTATTTGCGGCAGACGGTATTGATAGATCATGCGGGTGGACGATATACGCCCCGCCTGAAATACGAGTTCAAAACCCCTTGATTCTTAGGATGTGTTTATTTGATTCCGGATTGGGGGCAGGAGTTGTCAGATTTGGATATACGTACTATGCAGCGCAGGATAGTGGCGCTCCGATCCTAACTGGCGCAGGGGATATCCTTATTACTATACCAGGTATAGCGAATACCGTAATTTACGAAGATGTTTCAATTTTTGGATGGTTAAATATAAATACTACGTTACTTTTGCTTAGAATAAACAGGGATTCAACACATCCCTTGGATACATATGCGAGCAGTGCATCTTACTTTTCTGGACGTACCCTATAGGAGAAACCAATGCAACGAACAGAATACTTTAATGAAACTAGACCTACAGATACTCAACTAAATTACACAGAGGATTCCAAGATTAGTTCTACTATTCGGCGGTTGAAATCGTTAGCTCAAATGGGTATCGTAGAAGGATTTAGAATAACTGTAAATGGGTTAGATAACACGAAGGTTGACATTGGTGCGGGAGAAGGATATACAGGTGGAACCTACCTAGTCAACACATTTGAAGGATCTGGATCCGCAGAGAGAATATCCACTACTACTGATACTGTTTCTGGTGTCGTATCTGTTGGTAATATTATACAGAACCAGGCCCTCGCAGATTATACCCTGAATTCCAAAAATTACATTTCCTTGGTTTATCAGGAAACGACTTCTCACCCTCTAGCCGAAAGATCGTTTCCATTTACAGCGCACGATACTGTTATAACTGAATCATATTCCGTATCAGTTTTACCAGAAGCAGATTGGAACGGACTAAGCGCCGCACAGTTGAATAGCAGATTTCTAGTTGGGATTGTTACTGCAAATGGCGCTGGAGCGGCACTTACAACAGCGAGTATAGATCAATTTGTTCAACCTAGAACACACCCTACTGCGTCTAACCCATCAAACATTACTGGAGTAACTGTAGTTGGCCTTTCTCAGGAAACACTTCTTGGAAATGGAACGTTGCGATATGATCCAACTTCTAATTCATTGTATTGGACCGCACCTTCAGACGCAGAAGGTGGAGCAGTATCTATTGGAAGTAATGGCACATACATACTATACTCAAATGATGTAACGTATTGGATCAGGTTAGAAGTTGTTCTTGCTGCGCTCCCTGGGGCAGCACAAACGGATACTATTCAAATACGATCTTTGTACGGTAGAACCATTCCTATGTTCTGTGCTAAAGATACAGCACATAGAGATATGGTTGGGTCTGGTACGCCCACTGTAAAAAACCCACATGCAACTACCTTGGATGATATTGAGGGTGGAACATTTGATCATGCAGATTATTTTCACCTAAATGGTATATCTAAGGATGCTGATCCTACAGTATTGGAATGTGTTCCTGACGGTTTCGGTGAACGAATTCTGATAAATAACCCCGGTGGAACGCATGATAAATTTTTGCTCGATGGATTAACGTACAATGTAATCACGGGGGTTGCCGCACCGACACCTGGGGAAGTAAACTTCAATGTTGTCCCGCTGCCTCCTACTGGCCGATATCTAATCTATTTGGATTCTTCTGCTACTCCACAACGTGTACAAATCGGAGAAGCCCTGTGGGATGCTAATATTCGAGTAGTTGATATTCATACGGCCGCCGGGGGAAACGCTACAATTGCGTGGGATGATGCCATAAGTACTTTGACATTTGCAGCACCCGGCGATATTGCAGGGAATCCTGTATATGTAATGTACAGTGGTCTCTTCTTGGGAATGCCTACAGGATACTACAAAGTATACTCAGATAATGGAACAGATTGGGTAATTGTACATACAAATGGGTTGCTTGGCGTAACAAACTCTACAACGTTCTCTGTAACGAAGAATGAGACTAATTATCCAGATGAAACTATACTTAAGTTGTCTTCTGTACAGTGGGACTCTGGTACAGGAGCATTAACAGATTTGTATGATATCCGTAGATTTGTTACCGCAGACAACAGAAATGAAACAGAAGAAGAACATGATGTCTATGGTCGGCATACAAACGTTATACAAAGTAGACTTAGGGTAGCACAAGAAACCGTCGCGATATACGCTATTGCAGAATCCAATACAGCGGTATGGGCATATGCAAGAGAGAATGAAGGTGGTCGTTTTGGTGCTGGAACCGCAACAGGTGTATTCGGATTTGCAGCAACTACGGGTGTGTACGGATCTGCTGCAACGTTGGGGGTATTTGGAAAAGCGGCTGCCGCTACAGGCGTATACGGATCTGCTGCGGTGAATACTGGCGGTATGTTCTATGCTGGTGCTGATTATGGTGTCTGGGCGCGTGCCATAGATGCTACTGCTGTTTACGCAACGGCTGCATCAGAAGGTGTATATGTAAAAGTAGCCGGTGCTACTGCGGGATATTTTAGTGCGGGAGGAAATACAGCACTTCAGGTTATAGCGGTTGGAGATACGGGCGGTCGTTTCGAGGCACCCAATTATGCCGTGTGGGGATCCGCAGCCACTTCTTTTGGTGTGCGCGGGCTTGCTGCTAATCTTGCTGGGTATTTTCAAGCGGTTGGTGATAATGGGGCAGCAGATATTATTGGTGTTTATGGCCAAGCTGCCAACGCTGGCGCGCCCGCAAGGGCTCTAGGTGTGCATGGATACGTCGCAGGTGCAGGAGCTACTGGTGTTTATGGTCAGGCAGTTGGAGCGGCAGGTTTTGGTATGGTTGGTAGTGCGTCCGTCGTTGGTGTGCGTGGGGTAGGAGGAGCAGGTACCGGTGTTCAGGGCACTGGTAGTAGTATAGGAGTAGCGGGGCATGCTAACGCAGCTAATGGTACGGGTGTATATGCAGAGGGGGTAGGCGGCGATGCTGCGTTGGCCGGTAATGGTTTTTTGGAGTGGGCATACCCCGCTGGGGCTGCGCACCCTAACTCAGTAGAAGAATGGGTTATTTTATTTAATGGCTCTACTAGATATATTCATTTATATACATAATTAGGTACATTCGAACCAAATCCAACCCCCACCAACGCGCTGTCTGCAGGTGTCGTAGCATACAGTACATATGTCTTTTTGATATAAACTTTGACACGTTGTTGATTCTAGTGTATAACATGTCATCTCTCGGCAAATTTCAATTCCATCCGAACCGGTACTACATACGATTTGTTCTGGTTCTGCCCCGCACCCGACCACGATCAGAATTGAAAGCAACAGTGCAAAAATTGTTTTCATGACATTTTCCTTTCACAATATGACCTAGTTTACCAACCCCAGAACTTCTCGAATCCTTTTCCACATTGGATGTTCAAGTTGAGCGATTATCACATCCTCCTTTGCTGACAAATTGTATTGCGTCCTTAATACGATTCTAATGTTGGTGATCTCATCGTGTATCGCGTTGTACAGTTCTTGCTGCTTTTTCTTGCTAATCCTCATGGAAGTCACTCCCTATCCACATTTATACCTGATTTACACTTCCTTGTCAAGCTTTTTCTTTCAATGCGTTGACAAGCCTTGCCTTGAATAACGTCATGGTTTTCTTGCTGATTGCTTTTCTGACTTCCTTAGAAGAGATGATTTCACCCGCAGCCTCTCGTTCTACATCCCCAACCACGGCAGTAAGGACATCCTTTGTTCGATCAATCCCGCATTCTCCAAGTTTATCGAGCACATGCGACAAACGCATCTCAGTGACCCACTCGTCAGCGATGGTATTTGCCTCTGTCAAAATCTGCAATTGTGCTGGATCTAGTACCTTTTGCGGTGTTTTTCTCTCAGAAAATTTTTCGTTTTTGTGCTTGGCAATGATTCTGTCCCCATTATTTTTTCTGACTTCTATGGGGGGACGCGGGACAACGCCCTCACGCGGCTTGTCCGGCCCGCAGCCGCATTTTATCCCCTGTACCGATGGGCGATCTCGCTCAAAATCTAAGCGTTCTAATGAAGTCGGTACTAATACCCAGTCTACTACGTCCAAGTTGAATGTTTTTGCAATGGCTGTCATGTCCGGTACAGAAAGCCAATGATTTTCGATTTTTATGTCAAAGACTACAAAACGTAGTTCTTTTCCGTAAGTGTGCGACATACCTTGTACTTTACCTCCGTAGCTTTCTCCAAAAATAACGCATTCCGAGAGTCCCAATTCGGTAAACGTTTTTGTAAGAAAGTCCTGGTCAAATAAGGCTACGAAAGTCTCGTGTTTAGAACCACCAGAAAAGAAAGACAATTCTCCGTTTTTCCAGGAAATGTGCGCGGACGTGCCATCGATCTTCTCAAGCGCGTAACACTCCTTAAATAAAAGGATAGCTTGTTCTTTGTACAGGTTAGAAATCGAAAGATAAGCCATTTGTGGGCTCCTTATTAAGGATTATTTTTTGATCCGTTTGTCTAAGCTAATTCGATCAGTTACACACAGTCGAATATCAGCAGCGGGTTCCTCTTCTGGTGTGCAGGGGCTATACACGCGGCTAGTAGCAATTTTAGAAGCCACCCACCGCCGGACTTCCACATCTGGTTCCTCAACTTGTGTGGGTAGATGATCTAACCGATCAGCAGGTATACGGCAAGCTACACGTTGTCGGACACGTGCATTCGGTTCCTCATCCGGTGTGGGTAGATGATCTAGCCGATCAGTGGGGATTTGATAGGCTACCCGCCACCGCACATCCGCATCTGGTTCCTCCTCCGGCGTGAGAATACGGGTGATTTCCCGGATCACCCGGATACCTTGGGCTTTTGTCTTATTATGCTGTATCCGGACGGTCTCCCCCACAGGTTCGACCTCGATCAGGCGTCTACTATTGGTAGACTCTGGCATGTAATCGCTCAGCTCTTCTGCGTAGTGGATACCGCCGCCACAGACAGGCCCGGGATCCCAGTCTGGAGCCATTGTCACCTGCCCCACGGCGTAAATCACGTCCTTACGGGCCTTTTCGTGTACGCCAGTCCACTCTGCCGAGACTAATTTTAGGTTCATAGTCTTTCTCCCTAAGATAAGATATACCCGGTTTTTACCGTTTGTCAAGGGAAATGTTTTGCAGTATAATAGATAAACAGGAGGTATTCAATGAACGAAGAACAATCCATTATTCTAGTCGTTCAAGGTGGGGCTGGAGACGTTTTAGCTGCCACCCCAATGATACGCGGTTTTAGAACTACTTACCCAGATGATGAAATAGTTGTGCTCTCAACACACGAATATATGCTAAAAAATAATAAAAACATAGACCGGCTTTTGTCTTTCAATAGTAAAGATGATATTCAAGTTCTGTATAATCAGTTTGTGCATGAGAACAATAAAATACGCTTTTTCAAGCACCACTTCCCATATGACTCTTTCTTGGATACACCAAGACTAGAAGCAAACACACTACCTGAATTCATTTGCCATTTATACAATATTGGGTATGACAGAAAGCCACTAGAATACACCATTACCCCGTATGAAACAGCGGGTGCAATAGCTTTTATGCAGCAGTTCCAAAAGCCTGTAATTATTCTGCACCTGACAGGTATTCTACCAATGAAAAGCTTAGATTCGGGCATTATGGCACCTATCGTGGATAGATTAAAAGAAAAATATGATTTTGTACAGATAGGATCCAGGGAAGAGGCAGATAGGGGCTTGGTAGTACCTGGAGTGCATAACGCATTGGGTATGCCCATACGGGATACTATTAGTATACTGCCTTATTCTCGGCAGTGTATTTTAATCGAATCAGTATTTGCACACGTATCAAACGCTCTCGGACTTAAATCCATAGTGATATTCAAATCTACGTCTCCGGAATTTTTTGGGTATAGCAATCATCTAAACGTGTGGGATTCGAACGGGTGTAAAGAGTGGCCTTGCGATAGACCAATTGGACCATTGAATAAATTTTTGCCTGCTTATCTGGATTTAGCTACAGGGCAACCATTACCTTGGATGTGCCCGGATCCTAAATGCTCTAAGATCAGTACAGAGTTATTAGAAAAGACGCTTATGGGGGCCTTGGAGGAGCACGAGAAAACTGGGCCGTTTAATAGTGTCCAGGAAGCGATGGAAGCCTAGCACGGATCTAGCGGTAGTATTCTTGCACGTAATTCCGACGATCTTTGTACGCGCAGATGGCGAGCATGCCGTGCAGTACCACTAAGAAGATTAGAACGTATTCGAGGTACAGCCACCTTACTTGCTTGATTTGGGAATATCCGTGCTTTACCACCCGGTTATGAATCCAAGCGTCTGTTCCGTTGTACTTGATGTTTGTCCAGGATTTGTGTATTTTTGTGGCTGGTAACTGCTTCCCTTGCTGGATTCTTCCAACGATATTATTTCCCATTTCTGGGGAAGACCGTACATTTGCAACAGATACGGATACTTGAACAGCTTCTAGGTATTCAATCTTGACCGGGGCAAGCCATCGATCATACAGAAGCATCCCAGAGAGTAGCATGATGGAAATAGTCGTTAGATATCCAAGGAATAGGAGACTACCTTTTCTTGTGTTGTTCCTGATTAGTCCGTACAGGAACCAGTAGACCCCCACGACAATCATCAAGATTGCTACGAGGTCCCAAATGGTTCCTGCGTCTGTTTGTTGTTCTTGTTCCATGATGTAAGTGTAGCAGATGCGAGGTGGGATGTCAAGAGTAAATTTTCGTCTTTTTCGTCAGGTATTATGAATCAGCAGGTACGTATCGAAGTTTAAACAACTTGTTACGTATGTTATTGTGCCCCTTTTCACTCTTCAAGTAAAGATCGATCCTGTGTTCTACTTCCCAGCAATTGGTGCATTGTACAGCACCGGGAAACGCAGACGGATCGCCACAAGTTTTACATGGAACGGTATCTTGATTGGGCAGTTTCACTTTGGTTCTCCTTTTTGGTTAATGATTATACATCTCTTTTCTGTGGTTCAGATATTATTTGTCATAATTTGCTTCGTTTCTGCTTCTTCGAGTTTCTGTTGCGTGGCGTATAAATTCATGTAGAGGAGCGAAGTGTTCACCATCACTATTGTATTTATGCACTTCCTCGTTCGGATCTGTATGATGTACCTGTTCAACGTATATTCCTAATTGTGGAAGTATAGTAGAAAGTTTCTCTATTAAATCTTTTTCGGTCATTTCTGTACATACATATTTGTAACAATCTCCACCACACATTGAATACGCATGTGCCCACTGAAAATCAAATGCAGTAAGTATTTGTTCTATTAACCAATCCGCTGTCCATTCAATAAAAAACCGTGGGCCGGGATCATTATTGCATTCTTTCTTAAAGTATTTTTCTAGTTTTTCCAATTCTTCTGGCAGTTTGAACTGATCAAACGCCTTTAGCGCAAACTTACCGTTGATCACCTTTAGACGAAAACCAGCATGATCAAACTTTATGGTGTAATAGTTCATTACTTGCTCCTGTTTGTTGTGGGTTTGCTATACTAATCACTGTTATTACCACAATGCAGGGTTCATTTCTCTAGCCACTTCTGCATCGACGGATCTTTTTATTTTTGTATATGCCTCTGGGAAAAGATCGTACATTTTTTGCACCCAACGTTGGTCTTTAGCAGAAAGCCGTTTTCCATACTTAGCATCTTTTTGTAGTCTGCGTAGTCGTATTTCCTGTTCTGGCAGTATGTCTATGTGTCTGTTTCCTGCCGCGTTCATTTTGTTATACTTTTTTCAGATTAGAAATTAGATTTTCGACCCACCGGCGCACGTCTGCTTGCCATTCGTTGTCTGGTTGTCTGGTTAGCCAGCCATGTACTTTTTCTATAGCATTAATACCTACGGCTAAGCCCCTTTGATAGCTTTCTTCTTCTAGTTCTGCAATGGCTTTTATCAGATTATCTCGCTCAGGTATTAGTATATTCCTCCATACCATTAGATTGTCCTTTCAACTATGTATTTCTCTTTCAACCAACCATCAAAATCGTCATGTTGTTCCTGACTGGCTCCATTGCTTCTCAATTGTTTTACTTTTTCTAGTGATAGTTTCCTATCCTCTGCCCACGTGCGCCAAGCATTAGGAATCCAAAGTGTAAAACCAGTCATTATGCCGCCTGGATATTCTATATCATCGTGTGCCATTTGTTCAGCCGGCGACCGTCCTTGCGAAGCTGCATAAGCAACATAGCGAGGATTGGTGTACTCAGGATTCATTTAGAACACTCTCCTGTATTTACTTGCCTATGAATCCATGTTCTTTGGCTAGTCGTTTGTAGAACGCAAACAAATACCACCTATACGCTCTGCGCCACCATTCTTCACTTGCCCATTTTCTTGTGTTTAGAGCATGCTCAAATTCGTGTGTTATCTCTGATTTCCAATCTTTTTTCAGCGCTCTTTGGAACTTTTTGATGCAATATAGTAGCATGTGAATCCCAGATTGGTAAAGGATCCAAGAGATGTCACAGTTCTTATCTCTTTTCCAAATCCGCAGATGGCGTTTGCGCTTCAGAATTTCCCCATCTTTATTGGATTTGTATGTAAAATAAACCTCGAATTTCCATCCCCAGATCTTAAGTAGTGTGTAATTTTCGTCTTTTTTTGATACCTCTACATTCAACTCGCGTTGGAAGCTCCCAAATGGGGCGCTGTTTTTGTCAATGAAGATGTTATTGTCGATCATCTTGTATAGTTTATGGGGAGACCTGTCGTAATATTCCCCGTCTTCATTCCAAACAACCCAAAGTTTCTTGGTCAGACAATTTGGGTTGGAGCATTCGTAAACGCGCTTCATTGATACGGGTGCGCAACAAACGTGTTCCTCCAAAGTTTCCAAACGTGCGGCACCTGTAACTACCAACGCACTTTTGCAACGCGGGCAAAGCATAGAAAGGCGCGCTACTTCTTGGCCCACGCGGTTATCCATGCGTTCAATTTGTTTTTTGTTGAAATGCTTATTTTTTACATTCGCCCATGAGTACGTTTTCATCAGATCCTCCTTTTTAAATATCCTGATTAATACATGCTGTACAAATTGCGGTATATTCTGCTTGTTCAATAACGCCTTCTGGTGACATTTTGTAGCTGCCACATCTGCGGCAGATGGTATATGCGTAAGTGCCATTCATTTTATCTTTTGTCTCTTGTAACAGTGTTTCAACCGTTTTTAGTTGTGCTAAGAATGTGCGTGCTTGACACGGGGGACAGTTTCCACACTCGTAGTACCCTACTTCGAAGTAAGGATGATATCCTTGTTCAAATGCTTCTTCATGCTCTTCCACGAACCCATCATATTTCTCTTTTAGTGCGTCATACCCAAGATCTCGTACAAATGTGCAATTCAACTTCGCCAGAACCTTTGCCCATTTTTCAAAATCAGCTTGGATATTCATGGTATTTATCCTCCAAATATTTGATGTTCAAGCCAAGCAACACTGTACCCAAATAAGAACCCGAAAAGACAAACCCATAAAAAGCCTGGGATTATTAAAATGGGGCGAGTTAGCACTGCTGGTACAAGCACCCCTGATAGTCCAAATAAAAGCACAAAGAAGATAAGCCATGCAGATATGTAGTATAGTTGTTTGAGCATGATCATCACCACTCCCCAGGGCCGTGCTCAGCCAGCAGAAAGACATGCAGCGGAATACCCCCACCGCCTTCCGCAGCGTCTTAAAGGACTGCTTGGTAGATTGAAGAAATAAAAAGTGGTTGCAGTTGACATCGTATCTACCCTCTATTCTTCAGCATCCGTGCTGCCTCGGCTTTAGCCCAAGCCCAAGCGTGTCTCTCTGGGGAAGAATTATCTATTTCATCTTGCAGCTTCTTGATCTTAGCCTCTAATGCTTCAGCGCGGGCCTCGGCTTCGGCTTTAACGGCATCAAGCACATTCAGCCACGGGCAGTCCCCGAACCCCGAACAATCCAATTGCAATGAGCAATTATTGCAGTCTATTATTTTCCCTCCATCATCTTGGCGCGGCCGTCTTGTATTACTCTGGTACATTTCTTGTGCTACGGAATCTTTAATCTGCTCAGCAAGTGATTCTATATCCCGCACCGTGAGGTTGCATAAATCTAATGCGTTATTTGTACCCGGCACCGCTTTGGACCCGTCGCGCGCCTTGCTTTGAATCCATTCACGAGCAACACCTAGCCACTGATATGCTTCAGGCATTGTCATAACAGCCTCCCAGTTTCTTTTGGATTTCTTGCGGTAAAGTATTGCATTTATTTATGTTAATTGATTCGTAATACGCTGACTTATCTATTTGGTTGCCGTGCGCTTGCTCCCAATGAGGAACGAACCACAGATGCGGACGCTTTTGCCAGGTTGGTAAAAATGTTCCATACTTTCTCATTTTGAGCAACCTGGATTTCAGTCCCTCTCTGCCGTCTGCATACCCGATATTTATACATTCTTGTGAATCGGGCAATGGTTCCCATCCTCCGGAGGAAACAAAATCGTATTTGCTCAGCTTATCATTTTCTATTTGAAAAGTGTTAGGTAGCCAATTATAATAAACACTGCAATGGTTTACTACTGTCTCGTTGTTGTACTCATAGGTAAACGTATCAAATACTAGTAATACCCCATCGTACCAACATATACAAAAATGGTCTTTTCCATTCGGGTTTTTGATGTCTAAAATAATTTCGAATTTTAGCTCTTTGATTATTGGCATGAACTCATTCAGTGGCATGCCATAGTAAGTATCGTTTTGTGCTTTCAACACCTCGCGTTTGCAAGCGGAGTGTATCATGTGCAAAGAGAAGCCCAATCGTGCCGTCGCGTCATCTTCCTTATACGATTTGCCAGTACTATTCTCTGCTTCTTGGAGTGCATCGTAACGTAACAGTCTGTCAAAATCTTCTATTGGCATGGTTTTCTTCCTATCGGATCCTTTGAATCCTATTCTCAATTTGTTTTACATCTTCTGTAACGTGGTAGGAAAATACCCGAATCATTTCTAACATCCAGGCATTCTTCTTTATTAGTTCCCCACCGAAGATCGAATGCATCTTTTCAATTCTACCCATTTCATCTTGAAAGCGCTCAGCCGCCTTTTCTAGGTTATACGCAAGCTTGTATAGCCCGTTTAGCCGCCGTCTGAGTGGCCTATCCTCATCCAATGCTGGGTGTTCTTCATCAAATTCGTTTGACATCTAATTACTCTCCACAATCTAGTATACCCGTGGGGGACCCGTTGTCAAGAAAGATTTTGACTAATTCGTGTTTTTGGGTATACTAGCACATGGAGGGTATATGGAAAAGGATTCTAGAATTTTGAAGCTAGAGGTACTGCTTAGGGCAGCACAGGAAGCATACTATAATGGGACACCCGTTATCTCGGATGCCCATTATGATGCCTTAGCAGATGAACTACGTACACTAGACCCAACAAATCAAATGCTTACTGTGATTGGCGCTTCCCCCCCGGATGGTCTGCCTAAGGTGAAACATCAAATTCAGATGGGAAGTCAATCAAAAGTCAATACAGAACAAGAATTTAGACTTTGGGCAGAAAAAGTTCGAGCAAAAAAATTCGTTGTCCAAGAGAAATTAGACGGATTGTCTGTAGAATTAGTGTACGAAGGGGGGGATTTGGTACAGGCAATTACTCGGGGTGACGGTGCTGTGGGATCAAATATTACACACCAAGCGAAATTAATGCAAAATATTCCACACAAATTGAGCACGGGGTACACAGGTAGCCTCCGGGGGGAGTTGCTGATTACTAAAGAGGAATTTAAGAAGCATTTGTCTACTGAATATAAAGTAGCGAGAAACGCGGCTTCTGGCATTGCGCAGCGGATAGACCCCTCCGATAATGCTAAGTATTTGATGTGTATCATCTATGATTGCACAAATGCTGAGTTGAAAACAGAAGCGGAAAAGCTAAAATTTATACAGGATTTAGGATTTTTTGCTGTTCCTACTCATACGGTGGGTGTAGAGAATGCCGTTGAATGGTATACCCATTATCAAGAAGAATATCGTGATCAACTATCGTATGAAATCGATGGATTGATTATTAAAGTAAACGATCTAGAGCAACAAAAAGATTTGGGGGATCTGCACGGAAGACCCAAAGGACAAATCGCCTGGAAATTCGCTGCGGAAATGCGGGAGACTAAGCTAACGCGGATAGCGTGGGATATGGGTCTGACAGGGCGATTGACTCCTGTGGCGATCCTTGAACCGGTCATTATCAACGGGGTGGAAATACGAAGGGCGTCTTTGCATACATGGTCAAATATTAAGAAGTTGGGCCTCGAACATCTAAATGACGTTGTGTTAGTTAGCAGAAGGAACGACGTGATTCCCCAGGTAGAAAGTGTAGTTAGACATTCAAATGGAAAACAAATAGTAATTGTCGATGCCTGCCCTGTTTGCAAGGCTGACCCAGCATTTGAGGGTGAATTTTTGGTCTGTCCAAATCCGGATTGCCCAGCAAAAACGAGCGGGGACATAAAGAAGTGGATCAAGGTCCTAGAAATAGATGAAGTGGGCGATTGGTTCATTACTTCAGCTTTAGAAGCGGGTTTAATTCGAGATCCTGCTGATATTTATACCATAACACGAGAACAGGTAGCTTGCCTAGAAGGATTTGGGGAAGCTAGCGCGGACATTGTTGTTACGCAGATTCAAAAGCACACAGATCTTAATCTTGCACAATTCTTCGCTGCTTTGAATATTCCTAACGCGAGTACATCAACCTTCGAATCTTTGTACAAAGCTGGTTTTACTTCTGTTTCTAGTGTGTTGGAGGCTACCACACTTGAAATGCTTGATGTGCCGGGAATAGGAAAAGTCACAGCAGAAGCAATTTACAGGGGTGTGCGTTCAAAAGCAAATTTGATTCAGAAATTACTTACAGTTGTGACAATTAAACAACCAATTGAGGGTTGCTTATCCGGAAAATCCTTTTGTTTTACTGGTGAAATATCCATTAAGCGACCGTTAGCGCAACAGTTAGTTAGGGATTTGGGCGGCGAAATCAAAACGGGTGTAAGCAAGGGTCTGAATTATTTGGTACAGGCTGATTCAACATCTATGTCTAATAAGGCGCAGAAAGCAAGAAAATACGGGACTGCTGTTATCGGTGAAGAAGAATTCTTCGAATTGGTAAATTTTTCTCCTGTAAAAAGCATTCTAAAAAAGTAATGCTTGACTATGTGTCAATTCTAGGTATATTGGTAAGAGGAGGCCATGCATGAACCTAAAACTCGTATCGGCAGAGTGGACCGGCGTACACAAAAAGGCCCGTAAGGACGTGACCTACGCCGTGGGCCAGACGACGATGGCTCCAGACTGGGATCTGGCTCCCGAATGTGGAGGTGGCATCCACTACGCGGAGGAACCCGACGACTATATGCCTGATCGGGTTCCCAACGCCCGCTTGATCGAAGTCGAACCGGTGGGGGAAACCGTCAGGATAGACAATGGCAAGTCCAAGGCCCAGGGCGTCTGCGTGATTCGAGAGATCACCCGGATTCCCACACCGGAGGAGGAACCGGATGCGGAGGTTCGGCAGCGGGTAGCCAAGTGCATCCCCACCGAAAGGCTGGACCGCCTACTGACCCCCGCTGAGGAACCGGATGAGGGTGTTCGGTGGCGGGTAGCCAAG